AGAGCTAACATTTTAAAATTACTAAAATGTTAGCTCTATTGAGATTGGATTTTAAATGTTTAAGAAATTAAATCTGGATCTGGTTTATATGCAGTGTTTGCAGAAATTTGTAAATCTCTCATATTTTTATATTTTTCGATAGAAGCTAGTCTTGACCTAATTTCTGGCATATCATCAAACTTATTAATTAGAATAGCTCTGAAATCATTGCTTGCTTGTGCTAACCCTTTATTTTGAATTACATTCATTACAATATCGTCATACATTTTTAACTCCTGTGATTATAATTATTTGTTTTTATTTTTAAGAATCTCGATAAATTCTAAGAAATGTTCTTTAAGTACAGATTCTTTTAGTTTTGAATCTTCGGTATTAGAATCTTTAGTATCAGCATCGCCACTGTCGGAATCTTTAGTTTCAACTTCAGAACTTTTGGATTCCACTAATTTACCGTCTACCATTACAAATTCTTTTTGTGATTCATATATAGAGGTCCCTTCCATAGTAGCATTATAATCGCTTGGTGCAGATACTAAATCATACGTAATCAAATCAAATGATTCAACAATACCATTTTTAACTCTACCAGAACCTCTACTAGATACCGACAATTTGATACCATTATCTATTAAGGATTTTAATTGGTTAGCTCTTGGATTATCTAACAATGTAGCTTCACCCATAACATACTTACCATTGATTTCAAGTTTATTGATAGCAGCAACTGCTTCCATAGGATCAACTGTTCCTCTTTCAGGGTGTTCCCACTCACAAAGTCTATTGATAGAACCGCTTTTTATAACGTCTTGATATTTTTTAACATTACTTTCCCAGAGTTCTTTTGGGTAAATTCTACCGTTGCGGTTTTTTTCACCTATTGTTGAAAAAATACCAGCAATTTTATATTTTTTAACTTTTTCTTTTTTGTCGTTAACTGATTCTTCGATAAGTACATTAGCATCGTGATATTCATAAAGTAATTTTAACTTATCTGACATTTAAAATCCTTGTTTTTTTGTATTTATTTATTTGTCAGTATTCGAATCTGACTCTCTGCTAAAATCAGAATCAATAGTCGTGGAAGTTATATCAAACTTAGAATCTTTTAATATCACAGATTCACTAAAATTAAAATCAATATTGAAGTGGTTAGCATCGTCTAAAGTCACAGATTCTCTAAAAGTCACAGGATCTGGTTTAGATACCAAATTAATAGAATCTTGAATACTATATTCTGGATCGTTCTTTATTGGTTCATCATATAAAAATATATTACCTTTGTAAGATTCTACTAAATCTAAATCAACTTTAAGTGGTGATTTATAGACTAACCCCTTCATTTTAATCCTTAAGCTTCGATTTCTTTAATAATAAAATCTACTGTTTTAATTCCAATTTCTTTTATTTTAGTATAGAGTTCGTTGCAAGCATCTGCTGAACTAGAAACAATGCCAGCACCTCTGGTTTTACCAGGTAAAATACAACCTTCCGTATCTTGTGGGTAATTTCCAATATGTATTCTGATTAATCTATTGTTAAAATTAGCATCGTTTGGTCTTTTAACCCAAATTGCTATAGTTGATCGATCTTTATTATACCATTGTGGATATTTTTTAGCCAATCCAGTATTTTTAGAACTAGCACACCATTCTAATTTATAAGAACCTGCTGTTATGCGCTTATCAGTTCCAGATTCTTCTGTGCTTGGTCCAGCATTTTCGCAAGCAGCACCTTTCCAAAGAATTTGATCATTATCATCATATAATATTAAATCAGATAATGTCGAACCTTCAATTTTTTCTTTACTTGGTTTTCTAACATTAGTACATTCTTGTACTCTTTGTAGGATTAATTTTGCCATTATGATCCTTTTTATGTATTTATTCACTTATTTGGATACTAAATATAGTGCTAGATCTAACACTCGAGTGTAGATTTTTAAACTTTAATAGCTTGGATTTTTTTATCTTGGCTTGAAGAACTTACTGGTTGTGGAACTAACATAAATTGTGGTAAAGAACCTTTAGATCTTAATTGTAATTTCCATAATTTACCGTCTATCTTAACATTCCATTTGATATCAGCATTACCATCACAAGAGACAACACAATATTCGATTTTAAAATCCGAAGGCAAACTATCAAATACTTCTAAATGATTTCCCGAAACTTTATAAAAATTAGAACTTAATGGAGATCTACTCAAACAATTACAAACAACTTCAAATATAATATCATTAAAATGTTCAGAACTCATAGCTATAAATGCTAAACTTGGTGAAAATCCTTCAAAAAAATTAGCAGCTTTAGCATTACTAGCAATTTCACTATAAATAGCAGCTAAATTATTGTTATTAGTTCTAACTCTAATGATATCTGAATTTTTATGCTTCTTTAATTCAACCATACATTCTTTAAAAAACTTAAAAAAATTATCATCGAATGATTTATATTTAATACTTTTAAAATTTGGTAAACCATAATTACCTGATAAATTATTCAAAGCATAAGAACCGCCTAAAGCTTCTTTAGTAGATTTCTTAAGACTTATAGGTATTATATTATCAAAAGCATTAATTTCTTTGTTAAGTTCTTGATATGTTTTATATTTTTTGATTTTATATGTAGGTTTGACTAAAAAGAAATCTCCTGGATTCCATTTATCCTCTGCTAATTTAGTTAATTGTTTACCTTGTTTTTTAAGATCATTAAAAACATCAGTTTTATGATGAAATTCATAATTTCTAAGATTTTGTTTTAAAATAATTTCATTTAGAATACATTTAGCAGCATCTTTACAAGCTTTATCCCAATCTGGATTTTCAAATAAAAATGTTTTAACAGAATCTAATGGTGTCCTAGTCCTAGTATTTTTAACTTGAGTTTCAGTGTAGAATTTAATATCAGTTAATTTAGTATTTAAAAACATATCCAAATAATATACAACACCGCACTCCGCTAAGTCGTCTTTGTTATCACTTTTTTGTCCTTTTAATGTAATACCAGATACATTAGATTTATGAATTTTGCTAAAAGGTACTTCACCTTTCTTTCCATTAATAGAACCTTTAAAGTTTTTATATTTTTTAGTGTCTTTGTCATATATTAAAAGTTCTACAGCATCAACATTCATACTTTTAATTAATTCAAATAATCTAATATTTGTGGGGTCTTTTAAATCAAAACTAAAAACACCAAGATCACCTTCTAATAAAAAATCATTTGTTTCTAATTTATTAAGAAAAGGTTTAAAATATTTTGGTTTCTTAATAAATTCATTTACACTTAAAGGCATTTAATTTGTCCTATCTGAAATACTTTGTTTTAATATTTAATCCTTTTTTGAATCTCGAATTCTTTTGATGACATCAGCAGTCGAAATGACTTCAAAATCTTCTTTAACTTCTGTGCTTGGATGTAATACATTAATTTTATTAATATTAATTAAAATATCAGATATCCCTTTATAAGAATCGGTTAGAATTTTTAAAGACTTATTTGAAGTTTCAATTAGTTTACTATAAGCAGTTACTAAGTCTGGGTTATATCCTTCAATTTCCATTTCTTGAACTAGGTTATCACTCATAACTTTTAATTGCGCAACATTAGCTAAAATAATTTGTCTTAATTTATTATAATCATCTACTACTAAATCTAATTGGATTATTTCATCAGGATTTAATTGAGCTTTATTGATTTTAGCTTTCTCAGAATCGAACTCAACGATTTCAGCTTCAAGGACTTGTTCCATTAGAACCCTTTATGATTTTATAACAGCTTCTTTTAATTTAATAGATTCGAAATAATCAATTAATTCGAAATTATCGAAATTAAAAGTAAGATCAAAAGTTTGTTCAGCATCATCAGCATTCGATATTAGTTGTAAAGCACCTAAGTTTGTGATTTTACAACCATACATAGTCATACTGACTAATGATTCTCCCTTATTATCGGTTATTTCCACACCGCAAGTAAATTCTTTTAATGGTTCGATATTACCATTATTTGGGTGAACTCTGTCGAAAATATATTTGATTAATTTTGTGTATATTTTGAAATCTTCACCTACAAGGAAACCTACAGTTACTGGGTCATAGTCTATGTGGTCACCACCAACATAAATAGTTTTACCGCCGAAGTTGGCTTGACTTGGGTTCAGACTAAACCCTGGCAATGCTATATTTTGAGCATATATCCATTCATCGCCTAGAAAAGGTAAAAATATTTTATAATTACTAGATTGCGAATAGCTATTACTAGTCATATATTTCCTTGCTTGTTATATTATATTCAAGTATTTATTTTTTATACTTACGGTATTATATTAAAATATAACTGAATTTTAACTGAAATGAGGTCATTGTTATATACTATTAAAAACCCTAGCATTTTTTATACTTTTTAATATTGCTTTAAGTTTTAAGCATATACTAGGATATATAGTATTGTTATATACTATTAAAAACCCTAGCATTTTTTATACTTTTTAATATTAGTTTAAGCTTTGCTTTAAGTTTTAAGCATATACTAGGATATATAGTATTGTTATATACTATTAAAAACCCTAGCATTTTTTATACTTTTTAATATTAGTTTAAGCTTTGCTTTAAGTTTTAAGCATATACTAGGATATATAGTATTGTTATATACTATTAAAAACCCTAGCATTTTTTATACTTTTTAATATTAGTTTAAGCTTTGCTTTAAGTTTTAAGCATATACTAGGATATATAGTATTGTTATATACTATTAAAAACCCTAGCATTTTTTATACTTTTTAATATTAGTTTAAGCTTTGCTTTAAGTTTTAAGCATATACTAGGATATATAGCATTGTTATATACTATTAAAAACCCTAGCATTTTTTATACTTTTTAATATTAGTTTAAGCTTTGCTTTAAGTTTTAAGCATATACTAGGATATATAGCATTGTTATATACTATTAAAAACCCTAGCATTTTTTATACTTTTTAATATTAGTTTAAGCTTTGCTTTAAGTTTTAAGCATATACTAGGATATATAGCATTGTTATATACTATTAAAAACCCTAGCATTTTTTATACTTTTTAATATTAGTTTAAGCTTTGCTTTAAGTTTTAAGCATATACTAGGATATATAGTATTGTTATATACTATTAAAAACCCTAGCATTTTTTATACTTTTTAATATTAGTTTAAGCTTTGCTTTAAGTTTTAAGCATATACTAGGATATATAGTATTGTTATATACTATTAAAAACCCTAGCATTTTTTATACTTTTTAATATTAGTTTAAGCTTTGCTTTAAGTTTTAAGCATATACTAGGATATATAGTATTGTTATATACTATTAAAAACCCTAGCATTTTTTATACTTTTTAATATTAGTTTAAGCTTTGCTTTAAGTTTTAAGCATATACTAGGATATATAGTATTGTTATATACTATTAAAAACCCTAGCATTTTTTATACTTTTTAATATTAGTTTAAGCTTTGCTTTAAGTTTTAAGCATATACTAGGATATATAGTATTGTTATATACTATTAAAAACCCTAGCATTTTTTATACTTTTTAATATTAGTTTAAGCTTTGCTTTAAGTTTTAAGCATATACTAGGATATATAGTATTGTTATATACTATTAAAAACCCTAGCATTTTTTATACTTTTTAATATTGCTTTAAGTTTTAAGCATATACTAGGATATATAGCATTGTTATATACTATTAAAAACCCTAGCATTTTTTATACTTTTTAATATTAGTTTAAGCTTTGCTTTAAGTTTTAAGCATATACTAGGATATATAGCATTGTTATATACTATTAAAAACCCTAGCATTTTTTATACTTTTTAATATTAGTTTAAGCTTTGCTTTAAGTTTTAAGCATATACTAGGATATATAGTATTGTTATATACTATTAAAAACCCTAGCATTTTTTATACTTTTTAATATTAGTTTAAGCTTTGCTTTAAGTTTTAAGCATATACTAGGATATATAGTATTGTTATATACTATTAAAAACCCTAGCATTTTTTATACTTTTTAATATTGCTTTAAGCTTTGTTTGAATTTTAATATGAGATTTCAAGCCCTTGAAAAATTTTTTAAAAAATTTTTTACTCTTTAATATGATATATTATAATATAAAGCTTTTTAAAAAAAATTTTAAAAAAGTTTTTTTCGGGTTTTTAAAACCAAAACTTTAGTTTAGATTTTAAAACTTAAAGCAATATTAAAAAGTATAAAAAATGCTAGGGTTTTTAATAGTATATAACAATACTATATATCCTAGTATATGCTTAAAACTTAAAGCAATATTAAAAAGTATAAAAAATGCTAGGGTTTTTAATAGTATATAACAATACTATATATCCTAGTATATGCTTAAAACTTAAAGCAATATTAAAAAGTATAAAAAATGCTAGGGTTTTTAATAGTATATAACAATACTATATATCCTAGTATATGCTTAAAACTTAAAGCAATATTAAAAAGTATAAAAAATGCTAGGGTTTTTAATAGTATATAACAATACTATATATCCTAGTATATGCTTAAAACTTAAAGCAATATTAAAAAGTATAAAAAATGCTTGGCTTATTAAATTACTTGTACTTAAAAAGTCTTAAGAAGTCACCTAAATACACAGGATCTAAAGCTTTTATAATCATATTTTGATAATTCTTTTGTGTCAATAAATCTATCAAATATTCTCTGTATTCAGTTATTAATTGTTCAGTAACATTACCTTGGTATGGTTTCTCAGGATTATTAAAATAATTAGCTATCAATTCATCAGCCATATCTGCTATTCTATCGTTATCATAAGGCATATCACTCAAGGCATCTTTATTATTAATAAGCATTAATAAATCCCATAAATTAGGATCATTATACAATCTATTAGAAACACTTTCAATGAAATCATTTGCATTTATTTTAACATTAATAGTATTAGAATCATTAATATATTTTGTTATAGCGCTATAATCCATAGACCTATAATCTCTAACATTACAAACTTCTGCTTCAGTTTTATTAGCTTCACTGAACGAATAATTATCTAAATAATTTGTAAGTTGCTTATTAATATACATTTTGACTCCTATAGACTAGCATTTTCAAAATTCCAATCATCCTGGTATTTTTGACGGAATTCTTTTAATGATAATGTAAACTCTATTTTCTTCGGGACACCATCTAATGTTACAGCAATATCATCACCATTTTCATAAACCATAGAAACACCGTCTATTACACAAATACCAGGAGCTATTAACTTATGTAGTAGTGGGTTTGAAAATTGTACACCTATTCTTGCTGGTGGTATCAATAAGACACCACCAGCTTCTTTTTTAGGATATGAACTTCTTTTTAATAACCAAAATATTCGCATCATATTAGAAGCTTCATCTATATTTCTAGGAGATATTTTAAAAGTAAATTGAAATGTTCTTAGGTTAGAACCTTTAAAGTTTTGCCATTTTAATGGATCTACTTGTGGTAGTTGTGGTGCAAACGCCATATTATCTGTATTTCCACCAAAATCTCCAAATCTACCATAAGCTTCAATTATACCAGAACTAGCGGTGCTTGATAATTCATTAGCAGCATTTGCTATAGAACCTAAAATACCAGTATCTTCAGAATAATTATGAGAATTTTGCTCTTGGAACGCATTCATTAATGGTAAATGTATTGTATATAATATATTGACTGCTGACATATCTACAATATCTTGGCTAGCATCTTTGAGGGTTTGACTGTTTTTTGAAGAATCATATCCATCACCAGAAAATGCTGAAGTTCCTGCTGCCATCAGACTTGACATTTTTTGGCCAATAGCATCTTTGACTTTTTTATAGAAATCATTTGGGTCATAAACAGTTAATATTATTTGTTTATGTTTAAAATTATCAGATTCTAAAGCTTTAGTAAATTTTAGAATTTCAGCACCATTGCTAGCTGAGAAAGTTTTAGTAGCTTTTGGTAAATCGACACCTGAAATGACACTGCTAACAGAACCAAATAATCCCAAAATTTAATCCTTTGTATTTAATGAACCTTAGCTCAAAACAAAAGAATCAGTTAAATCTTTATTAGAAGTTTCTTTTGTTTTAGTCTGTATATTGGTATTATTTATTTGGGTTTTATTGACAGCTGGTACAGCATCTTTTGTTTTAACATTGCTAGCAGCTTTGGTTTGTACAGTATTGTTTAATCCTGCTGCTTGTATTGCGCGTCTTTTAGATATACCATAAGATTGTAAAAAGTCAGATTCTGTACCTTCATTAAGTATTTCGTAATCACTAATGCCATCTAACCCAAACATTCTAGCAATTTTAAAACTGTTTTTAGAAGCCCAAGAATAATCACTTGAAGCTGAAGTGTTCTTTGTAATAACCACAGGTGTTACTGGGCTAGCGTTATTAGTTTGAACATTCGAGCTAACAGAGCTGGCAGGTTTAGAATCTCCAGGTAAAGAAATTGGTGATTTGGATTTACTAAAGTTATCTACTAAGTTGTTAAAGTCTGACATTGTTTCAGCATCATATTGTCCTCTGCCTGGGGTTCCGTGGCTAGCAGCTTTAGGAACTGCTTTTGAAGTTGGCTTAATATCTGCTTTTGTTTCTTTTGGTGTAGAACTTGAAGCTGAGCTTGGGGTCGAACTTGATCTAAAACTAGTACTTAATCCAGATTCTGTATACATTTGAGTTAAAGATTTTCTGGTCGAAATAGAATTAGCATTAGCAAAAGATTGTGCACTGCTAATACCAGAACTTATAACACTGGCTGCAGTACCAGCTGTATTTGTAACAACATTTGAAACTCCAGAAGCCAAACTATAAACAGCACCTTTAGCTCCTCCTCCCCCTAATGCAACTTTAAAAGAACTATTCATATTGGATAATTGTTGATTTACAAGTTCTTGAGATGGATTTTGACCTGAAGTGTCTCTTAGAATAGTTATATTAGCATCCGGCCCACCGAAAGCATTTACGTCTCTATAAATTGAAACTGAGTTTTGTTTAAAATCTGAAACCCAATTAGAACCATTCCAAATAGCAATATGTCCATATTTGTGATTTCCAAATCTCTGGGTTATTGAAATGTCACCTACTTCTGGTCTTATTTGAGTAGCTCTACCTTGGACTGGCGTGAAACCATATTTAGGTAAGAAATTTATATAATCAGCAGCTGCTACTGGCCAACCAGATAATGGATACCCCGCAGCCATTAAATAAGATCTAACATACTTAGCACACGAACCAGTTGATCTAATCCCTAAGTTATATTTTTTGCTGAATTCTGCCGCAGCCTTTGATCCTGGAGATCCCCCTGAACTGGAGCCTTGAGCTTCCTGGGTTTGTATCGTAGGGGTGATTGAACCAGAAGCTTGTGAAGCTACACTTGCGCTAGCATTTGTAGAATCTGGTTTTGTGTCAGTTCCACCTGAACTAGTAACAGAATCAGCATTAGTTCTAAATACTGATAAATCTGCATTAGCTCCTTGATTTTGTAATTTTTTAATTCTAGCTTGGCCCATAGCTTCGTACTTAGTATTAATAGAATCTAAACTCATTTTAGATAATTCATCTGATAATTTATTTCTTTGAGTGGCTAATTTATTAAACGTTTCGGTATCACCAGAATCCATAGCTTTTTGGCCTCGTTCAAAAAGTGCGTCTAATTGAGCTTGCTTTTCTTCGCGTTTCTTGAAATAAGCTTGTTTTTCAGCATCATATTTTTCAGATTCTTCCCAGGTCAAACCTTTATATATAGAACCAGTTTTAGCTGCTATAACTGTTCCATTAGCATCCACTTTATGTGGTGTATACAAAGCTGTAAAATCATTAGCAGATTTTCCGTCAAGTACTTTAGCATTTAATCCTTTAGCACCTGAACTGGAACTTGAATCTTGAACACCAGATTGTGCTTTATCTTTTTCTACTTGACTTGGTTCTGGAATACCTCCAGTATCATTATTTTGAACCATTTTATTCACCACATTAACTAAATCATTTTGTTCTTTATTAAGGCTATCGACATCTTCTGGGCTTGTTATAATATCAGCAGCAAATAAACCTAAGTCTAAACACATAGATATGATTCCACCAATACCTGGTAACAATGAAATACAAGCACTAAGTGCAGCTATTGAACCCAATACCCATCTACCACGAGTAAAGAAATCCCAAGCTTGATATATACCTACTGCAAATCCAACACCCGGTAAAGCTTTTGAAGCTATTTTAGCACCACTAGCAGCTAATCTTGCTCCTATTTTTTCAAGATTTCCAAGTATACTTGGTAAAATTGAAAATAACTTAGAACCCCCAAATAGTTTCTTACCTACTGAACCAACAAATTTCTCCATAGGAGCTAAAGCAAACTTTTTAAGCATATTAAAGCCTTTTTGCGCTGCTTTAACTGCTGAATCCCAAGCAGAGCTTACCATATTTTTAACAGCATCAAATCCTTCAATAGCTTTTTCTACTATATATTTTTGTGCTGCTTTTAATTTATCATACCCTGCGGATATAATTTTACCTACTTTAGAATTTTTAATATCTTGATATTTCTTGCTAGCATACGATTTTAGATCATCTATTTTTCGTGAAGACCAATCATATCCATTTTGCACAGCACCTTTAAAAGAATCCCATTTCTTAGACAACCAAGATTGTTCTTTAGCTGGATTAGATGAACTTACTTTTGGTGATTTTGGATTTTTTGGATTATCATTATCAGAAATTTTCCATTTATCACCAATATTAATTTTGTTATTGATAAAATCTACTAATGAGTTCCATTTATTTTTTAAGAAATCAAATCCATTTTTTAAAGGGTCTATAATAGGGCCTAATAATGGCTCAAATAAAGTCCATAATTTATTAATACCACCTTTTAATAGATCTAAAATGAAATCTAAAGGCTTTGTTAAAAAACTTCCTAATGAACCTAATAATGGTAATAAAGCACCTGCCGATACACCTAATAAACCCCCTAACCAACCTAAAAGTTTATCAAAAAAACTTTTATTCTGAGGTGCATTTACTTTAGATTCTGAAACGTTTTGAACCTTTTTATCAAAACCTTGGTGTCTTATTTCTGTATCTTGATTATCTATTAAACCTTTTTTAATGTCTGAGATTTGTTTTGAAAGATTTTTAAGAGATTCTGAAATTTCAGTTAATTTTCTAGCATTCATAGGATCTAAAGCTTTAGCAGCACTAATAACTTCATTGCCTACGTTGTTTAATTCGTTGACAATTGAATCATTATTTTTTTGAGTTGTCTTAGACACTTTAGAACTTGAATCAATCCAGTTATTAAGTCTTTGTGTAGCACTTCTAACTGTATTCATAGGATCTAAAGCAGAATTTACTTTGTTTATACCACTAACAGCACTATTATAAGCAGAATTAACACTATTAACTACATTTTTACCTGCTCTATAAGTACCTCTGATACCTCTAGCAGTTGATTTTATTATACCCAAAATAAACCCTACTTTTTGTATATTTATTTTGGATCTGAGCATCTAACACTAAAGTGTTAACTTTTACAATTTAGTTCGTTAACACTAAAGTGTTAGATGCTAGCTCTATAGTATCAATTTAGAACTATTTTAGAATTCTAAGAAGCTTGAATATATTTCATCAAAGCTATTCTATATTTACCTATGAATTTAAACATATAACATAAACCAGGTTGGCAACTATAATCAGTCCATCTTTCAGCATAGGTTTCTTTATTAGAAATACCAAATTTTGTAGAATTGCATTTTAAACAATAATGTGTAAAACATTCTTGACAAGCTTTAGGCATATTTTCATTTAATATTTTTCTATGATCTTGTGAGCTTTTGATTAAAGTATCAGTAAATTTTACATTCTCAAAATTAATATCATTTAAAACATTATTTGGTTTATATTCTTCACTAAAAACACCGTGACAAGCATACATTTTACCATCCAATTCAATACCAGAATAGCCATCACCTGCTGTACAAATACTTCTATTTGGATTCATCCAGCCAAAATTAAAATATCCTTTTCTTTTAAAGAACTCAACTTCAGCATCACGTATTTTTAAGAATTCTTCTTTTAAAGTATTTGTCAATGCTTCTAATTGTTCTTTTGTAAAATCATATTTAGACATATAATCTATTGTAGGGTTATAATTAAGTTCAATACCTAAGACATCCGACATTCTTTTAAATTCGAAATAATTAATAGCAATCTTATCGAAATTCTTAGCTGCAATTGTAGGATGTACAATAAAAGGTATATTTCTTTTTGCTAGTTCAAAAACAGTTTCTTTAACTTGTTGTGCTGAGCCCTTACCTTGCAAATTAAGTCTATCTGAATCGTGGCTTGCCATTCCATCATAAGATATTTGAGTCAGGAATTTTGGTTCTGACCCGACATTTGGCATATACTTAAATGTTTCTAAGTAATCAAAAACGTGGTTGTATTTATAACCATTTGAATACATAAAGAAACAAACTCTTGGGTTGTGTCTATAGTATTCTACAAACTCTTTAACACCTTCTAGGTTAGTTGTAGGTTCACCACCCCAAAATGAGATTCTGATTCCATCGTAATGTTTGTTGAATTCTACTGAATTTAACAGAAAATCAAACTTTTCTATCATTTTCTTAGTAAGTTCTGGTGATAATTTTTCAAATTTTTGTTTATTAAAATCTTGAATACAGTATGTACATCTTAGCGTACACGCTTGAGTCATATTAATATCAAAATTATAAAGTTTTTTAGGCCCTTGTGTTTTTGGTAAATATTCCATAATTCTCCTTTAGATATATTATATACTATTTATGATTAAATGCAACTTAAATATTTTTAGTATTTTAGTATTTTAGATTCGGACACTATAGTGTTATTATCAGCACCACAATTTAAAAGCATTTTTCTTATAAGTTTCCATAAAAATATCAAAATGAATCATAGCAGTTTGTTCATCACCACCATTTGAATATTTAAATACTAAGTCTAACTCATTTAAGAGTCTGTTTAAAGTATCTAATTCTTTTTCAGCACCTTCATAAACTGCACCCCCACAATCATTGAGCCAATATTCTCTTTTGATTTTAAGCATTTTATAAATCAATTTTAAATCAAATATTGGCTCATAAGGTCCCCAAATTGTTAATTCATCTCTGAATTTAATGATATTTTTTAATAATCTATAAACTTTTGAATTTCTGATTATTTTTGGTACTAGTGTTTTAATCATATTAATTACTCACTTTCTTAGATTTAAAACTTCTGGTTCAACATCCCAAGGAAAAATTAACCAAGCATCACTCATAATGATATTAATAGTCTCAGTTTTAAATGGACTATTATATCTTTCAAATAATGTTTTAAATGTTATGAGACCATTAAAAACTTTTTGTATTTTAAATATTGTTTTACTTGTATCATTAATATCATCTAAAAACAAAATTTTTTTATGATTTTGAATGTTGATTACATCAGAATTATTAATTACATAAACAGGTAATTTAACACGCTGAGTGTATTGCAACATACCAGTTATGATTAATCCTCCTCTATTAGGAGTTAATATACAATCAAAATTTTTAAGATCTACTTCATTTGTAAGATTATGCAAAGCTTGGTGAATATCATTCCAAGTTAGTTTAATTGTACTCATTTTATACCTTTAAAACTTATGAGAAATATATACTACAAAAACGCTCAAAATCGCGCATATTCCACCGTAAACTGCAATATAATATATTAATGAATCCATTTAAGAAAAACCTTAATATCTCGTAATTTGTTATATTTCAACATAGATTTTTTAACTTGATTTAAGACGTCGTCTAAATTAAGTTTATTTTTACATAATTTAAATAAACAATCTTTGGCTATAGGATCTATATTTAAATCTTTTATATATAAAGCTGGTGTTTCAAGATCTTTGGTTTTAATATAATTAGAATCTATAGAATCTAATATTTCATTTAACTTAACTTTTACTGAATTAGATACAGAATCAATGTAAGCTACAGCTTCTGGTGATAATTTTGGTAACACATCATCTATAGTTTCTTCTAATATCATTTTGTATATCACTTTTAAATCTAAATTAGTCATAGTATTATGTAAGTCTAAATATTCTTGTGTTTTTAACTTGTAGACTTTTTTAGTTACTTTATGCTGTAGTATAACACCTTCGTAATTAGATATGGTGTTTATATAATCTTTGAGATCTTTTAGCGTCTTAATATTTAAATCTTTAAAATTAAACTCGTTAGTTTCGTGAATTTTAAATTCTAATGTTCTAAGATCTAATTCAGCTATTAATTTTAATTCAGTTTTATTATAATCTACTACTATTCTATTTAAAGGTGAAATCAACTCAAAAAAGTACTGAGTATCTGGATTATTTTTTATTAGATCTAATATATCTGGATTATTTTTGATATACTTATTAGCTAATTTAGTTTGATCATTGTCAATAGACATTTTAGTTCTAAATTTTATACCATCGTATTCATAAGGTATCATCAAAGAACCATCGTATTTTGTCACTATAGTGAAATCTTCAAGATTTGTAGAATCTGGTAATAACCAATCTTCATTTTCATTAATATTAAAGAATTTTGGCATTGGTATTGATATGCCAGGTGCTAAAGTATCTTTGTTTAATATAGATTTAGAATCTATCATTAAACCTCTTATGAAAAAGGTGTTATTTTCTTTGAAGTTTTTATAATCTGAAAATATATAAGTATAGAATTTAAAATTATTTAATTTTGTTGATCTATAATTAGAATCTTTTAAATTCTCTGCCATATTTTTAAGTTCTAAATAATTCATTCTATCTCCTTCATATACATCTTTGGTGAAATAATTATAATATATTTTGACTTAAAAATATTTTAAAATTTAAACTTTAGTTTTAAAACTTTGATCTTAAATTTTAAAAGCATTGAAGCTCTTTTTAAGAACTTCAAGCTGATTATATGTTAATTGTGTCTTAATTGTATTTTTTGTTTTGAAATTGAGTGTAGTCAGTGACATATTTATATTCTCTATTGGCAGAACAAGCAACTTGTCTATTTGTGTTGATATCACAAACGCATCTGTAACCACCTTGATTTCCAGTCGATCCATCAACATAAGCCATTGTTCTATTTGTAGCACATTTTGCAGCTATTGTGACATTTGTATCACAAACACAAACTCTTACTGTAGTACTTACTTGGGAATTTGAAGTATTATTGTTGACAATATTGTCGATTTGTCCTGTAGATTTTTTATCCCAAATTGGTTTACCTGTAATGTTTTTAGTCCATTGTTTATCAACGTTACAAGAACATACTTGAGTTACGGTAGCGTGCTGTCTAACAGAATTAATCCAGTTAGCATTACATCTACACGCATAACCATATATTTGACCGTATTGGTTGTATTGCGGAACACTTTTATCACCTTGACAAGAACACTCAGTCATATATTTGTTTTCATAAACTGGTGTATATCCAGGGCCTTGAGTTTGGCAAGTAATATTAGCATTACAAGTACAGACAACACCATTCCAATAATTAACACTATCAGTGTATTCTTTATTATTATTACAAGTACAATAATTGCAATCACAAGTACAATAATTGCAATCACAAGTACAATAATTGCAGTTACAAGTACAATAATTGCAATCACAAGTACAATAATTACAATCACAAGTACAATAATTACAATCACACAAACAAGCAACTTCAGCTTTATTTAATAATTGTTTGAATTTATTAAATCTAGCAGCTGTAATCAAAGCACCTCTTAATTTCTCAGATATTGCATCCTCAATAGTTTGATCAATTGTAAAATCTAAATACCCAGAAACTATGCGTTTTTGCACTGTTTTATTAGCATTTTCTGTATTTTGTGAAACTGTGAATTTTAATGTGCTTGCTTTAAGTTTAACGTTATTGAACCATTTAATTTTTTTAGAACTAAAATCTGCTATACCAACTTCTACGTCTGTAAAATCTTTAAGAGCTAGTATTTTTGTTAAAGCATCATAATTAATATTAACTTTTGATCTGCCTTGATCATACCAAAGTTGTGATTGATTATAAGTTAATCTTACACCACCAGAAATATTAACAATCGCGCTTGCGGTGAATTCTAATCTTGCAAAATAATTACCGTGTGCTAAAAACAAAGATTTTTGATTTAATTTAACTTGATTGAAATCGGCTTGAACTGCGGTTCCAAAATTTACAATACCATCACCTACAAATGATTCTAAAACAACCTGCATAGCAGTATAAGGTGTGTTTGAAACCACAGAACCCTGTAAAATACCACTTTGAGTAACTTGTGAAACGTTTTGATAAGTGGTATTGCCTTTATAGAAATTATTACGAGTTTGAACCTCCACATTCATGGCTTTGATAAATTCACGAATTTTAGTAGGTTCTATTAATTCGCCAGTTTTTGTATCAACAAAATTGGTAGCATTATTTGGGCGTTTAACACCTTTACCTATACCATCTTTTAGAACTACATTTTTGAGAACACTTCTAAAGTCATTATCTGTAAATCTACGGCTTAACCACGATGCCGTTAATTCTTTCATTAAAAATCCTATGTTTTGAATTATTTATTTTTAATTTAAAGTTACAAAAGTTTTAAAAAAGCTAAAGCTTAAAATATTTGATAACTATAAGCTAAAGCTTAAAAGCTAGCACTTTAAAAAATTAAAGCTTTAGCTTAAAATGTTTTAATATTTTAATATATTTAGTATATTAGAATATATTTGAAACCATTTGTTTTTAAACAATCTTTTATTAAATCTTTAAAATTTTCTTTATTTGGTACAAAGAAATCTATATTATAAATTCGGCAAAGATCTAATTCTTCATTAAAAATATGACCTTTACCAAACATTTCATAACATCCGGTATAACCGGCATTGCACATAATTATCGGAGCATATTTTGCACTAAAATCTAATATACTAAACTTGATTTGCTCAAGAGCTTTAAGAAAAACAAATCCAAGAACACCATAAATTATAACTGGTTTACCAGTATAAGCAATACCAGCTGCCACATTAATCATAGTTTGTTCTTGTATATGTAAATTTATGATATTCTTTCCTGTATAAGGAAACATATCACAATGTAACAACATTATATCACTACTGGTATTATCATCATTGTTGAGTTCTTGGTGTAATTCAAAAAGCTGTGCTCTCATTACTCTATAATTCCTAGGATTGAATCCTCAGTCAAGAGAATATAATTTTCTTCAATATCTTGACCTTTTGTGATATCCCATTGAACTGTTTTATTAACCAAATCATATTGACATTTAGGACCTTGTTTAATTACAACACCTTTGGTTGGTCTGTCGTAAAGATTTGATTTTTGTATTTTTGTAATGATGCCAGACTCAGTTTCAAATTTAACGGGTTCTGTTTTTATTAGAACAAAATCTTGAAGTGGTTTAAAGTTTTCGATATCAATCATAATTCTTCCTTGAGAAGAAGCTCATCAGAGCTTCTATAAGTTATTTCAATAAATCAGCCATCAACTCATCAAGATTATCTGCTTGGTTAGCACTTGGAGCTTTTGGTGCTTCTGTTTTTGGAGTTGCTACCGATAATGTACCTTGTGGGGCTTTTGGTGCTTCTGTTTCAGCAAAACTTGTTACTGGTGCTGCTTGAACCATTGAATCTAAATTGTTAGATTCTACTGGCGTATCTAAACCATCTAGTAATTCTTTCAATGCTTCATAAGATTTGTAGCTTTCTGGTTTTTGCCAATCTGACAATTTATAAGCATTATTTTTAATATCTGCTACTGCTTCTTCTACGCTATTATAAATTGCGCTTGGATTTGCTTCAGCATCACTTTTTGAATATTCTGTAAATCCATTAGCTCCTTTAGTTGCAATCAATTTAAAGTTAAATCCTTTTATAGGATCAAAAAGATTTTTAGCAACTGCACCTAGTGCTAATTCTTGTTCATTTGGTGTTAAAATAGATTTAATTTTCTCACCAAGTGTTTGTGACATATCAAATAAGAAGATTTTACCTTCATTTGCTGGGTTTTTTGGATCTTTAATAACTTTAATATTAGCAATATATCTTGTAGACCTTGCATATCTTCTTGCTTCATCTTTTTGCCCTGAGTTCCAAAGGGCCGCCCACTTTTCTTGAATTGGGTCAGGTAAGCCAATCGTGCTTGGACTCCACTCAGCTATAAATCTTTTAGAAGTTTTAGATCTAACATTATATTTGAATACTTTCATAATAGTACTCATTGAACCATTTTCGTGAACTTCACTAGGTAAGAATCTGATTAAAGCTGCACCATTTCCATTTTCATCTTTTGCCAAGGTATAAAAACGAGTATCACTTTCGTAACTTTTAGATTCGAATGGGTTAGCTCCCGCATTCATTGAATTCCAATCAAAATTAATATCCATAAAATATCCTTTAAAAAAATTAATCGGTTTTAATCTATTATATTAAAACCAATTGTAAAAATTAAAAAAAAAACTTAATTTAATATTGATTATATATTATAAACTAAAGTTTAAAAATTAAAACTAAAGTTTAAAACTTAGAATCAAATTAAATCACCAAAATGTAAAACAATCAAATAATTACAGACTTGCTATACTAAAAGAATGATTTCTAATATAATTCTTTCTTTTATCACTCTCTTCAGAGCCTAAGAAGTCATTAATTATATTAATATTATCGAAATCATAGACATCGATCATATTTTCTAATCCATCCTTCTTAATAACAAAATCTAATAATTCTTTTTGCCAAGATCCTAAACCTTTGAAATACTTCGCATTTTCACCGGATTTAACCGGTAACTCTTCAGTGATGTCATAAGTCCACTTGATAGGAGTTTCACCCTTTAAAACCATTTTAACAGGCGTATTAAACCGGCCAAATCTACCTTTGTATTCCGGCCTAAATCTTTCTATAAACCCCATCAATAAAGCGCCTATATGAATACCATCTAAGTCAGAATCCGAAGTTACGAGAACGTGCTCAAACCCACCTTTTATGATGCGTTTTCTTTGTGTTATTCTTTGCGCTTTGTATTGTCTCAGTTGTTCAGAACTTGGTTGTATTTCTTTAATTGAAATATCCATTTGATCTCCTTTACAATGTTATTATAATGTATTAATCCTTAAAATATTCTTAATTTTTGGTGATTTTAGCAGTTTTTTGTAGAGCTAACATTTAACACTGTAGTGTTAAATCTTTTAAATTTAAATTTTTAATATATTATATAATATTAAAGCTTAAAAAGTTTTAAACTAAAAGAATGCCTTAATCCAATAGATTTTCAACACCTTGTGCAATTTCTTGACCTTCTTGGCCTATTACAGTATCAACTATTTGACCGATTATACCTTTATCTTCAATAGGTTCAAAATCTGAATATGCAAAAGTTACACTAAACATAGATAACTGATTTTCATTTTCGTCAGAAACTTCTACTGCACCTACTTCAATAGGAAAAGCATTAGTCAAAGCATACCCATATAGTTTTTCTTTGACTTTAGTTAATTGCCAAATATTTACGGTTGTTTGATAATTTGCTGGCAGTGGCTTGCCCATAATCATATTTTTAAGCCAAGAAACACCACCATCAAACTCCCAAGCAGATTTAATTTCATTAACCGCTTTCAAAGTTCCGTTAGCTACCTCCATTAAATCACCCATAGCACCACCAAATAAGCCTGCTAAAGCATTAGTCCCTTTAGGTGTAGTATTATCCACTTCTCTCATCCAGCTATCGAACATTCTTCTAAGTTTCATTTCAGAATCATCAGTTATATTAATAGTATAAGTACCACTTAAGTCTGTTTCACCTCGCATCTTATATTTTCTACCTTTGTAGAATATATCAGTGGTTCCAATATTTCTTTCAGGTAACGCTGTGCTTTGACAAAGAACTGCTAATTTTTTAGAAACAGCACCTACTACAGCAACTTCTAGTAAGTAAGCATTTGATCTAACTCCTAAACCAGGACCTAATTGTTTCTTTATATCCGATAATGAAAATGAAAAAGTACCCATTTTAAACCTTAATTGCCATTTGAATTATCATTTGAATCGTTATTAGTATCGAAATTCACTGAATCATTGTAGCCAATGGCTATAGATTTCAAATCTGTTTTGAGTTCAAGCTTCATAGAATCTTTTACTTTAAAAGAATCTTTAAAAATCATTTCATTATTATGAAAATGTTTAAAATATTTGGCTTCTCTACCATCAGAGCTTCTAATAATACATTCACAATCAAAGCTAACTTTAGATTTATATTTAATAATTCGTTGAGTTAAATCTAATTTTTTGCCGTTTATAAACCATTCAAATGTATATTTAATATTTGATGTATTACTGTCAGTAAAATCACATTCTAAGAATTCTTTATCTCTGATTAAATCATTAATAATTAAATCATATCTTGGTTCATCAGAATAAAATTCTTTTTCAAAGATATCACTCTCAACAATATCAGTAAATGCTTGAACTTTTACGATATCACCATCTCGTGGTACATAATGTAATTTTTCAATTTCACTGTCTTGTTTGATGTCATTGATCCACCAATTAAATCTAAATTTAATAAGTTTCTCACATTCAGAATCTATTTTACAGAGTAAATAATCTTGATTGAATTCTATATCCTTAATAACTGCTTTGTATTGATTTATAAAAGTTTGAATACCAGATTCAGTTTCTTTAGAACCTTCAGAATAAGCTCTCGTAACTACTGGATTAACTTCAGTAGATTCTGGTAAATCAGTACTCATAAACAATTGAACCAATTCTATTAAATGATGTTCTTTTATTGCTGGGTATATATTACCCCTTAAGGTTAAATCAAAAGTGCAAGTTACAATATTAGTACTTAATTCATCCATAGATTCTTGATCTACACTAGTTGAGTTTAATTCTAATATACAAGAGGTATCTCCAAAATCTGGTAAATCTACTTCTTTAATTCTTAAACAATAACTAGGATTGAAATAACTAGTAACTTGTTCTAATATCATACTAGCTTCATTCATTCCACGACATTGTATAATTACTTGATAAGTAAAATCATAAGGGACTGAATTGAATTGATAATTTAATTTTTTAGTTTCGCCTTTAATTATTTGTGATTTTCTATATATTTTAGCAAATTTATTTTTTGCTCTGTTGATATTAGCATTCATACCAGTAAACAAAAGTATACCTCTAGGTAAAACTTGTGTATTACCATTAAACATTTGATTATAAGATAATTGGCTATAAATATCAAATCTTTCTCTATTAGCATACTGAATAGGAACTATAGAATATAATGGTTTACCATTACTTTGAATAGTTTGTATTTCTAAATTAGAAAATAAATGTATCAAAGCCCCAGTATATTTTCTTAAAGTATTAAAATGAAAGAAAGCCATTAAGAATCCCCAACTTCAATAGTTAAACCAGGGACTATTTTAAAATTAATAGAACCCCCATTTGATCATATTTGTAGAAACACCTAAATTAAAATGTTCTACTAAATTAAATTTAAATTATTCTTATGATATATCTATTAGATATAAATTATTTATCGAACTTTATTTATAATTATAAAGACAATATAAATATCTCTGTTTTCTTTAATAAAATGAATCAAAAAATAATAATGATGTTTCCAAATAATATCTTTTAAAAAGTCTTTAGTTGGCACTATCATTAATACAGTCTTACATATCTAATTTATATTGAACGCATATATATAAGAACTATCGTTTGTTTCAGAGTTATTATTGCTTATTTCCAAATCATTATCTATACTGCCTTCTATTTTGTCTCCATTATCATTTACATAATACCATATAGCTTTTACATCAGAAACAGATGTTTGACCATAATATCCGTCTCCTACATACAATATTTTATTAGGAATCTTTTCAGATAATAAAATTATTTTAAGTTGTTTAACACTAGCATCAGACCATAGCGAACATTGATCAGCATTGCCAAGGTATTCTTTAAATATATTAGTAACGCAATGATATGAAGGGTCGTTATATATCCCAGTAGTATCCACATCAACTTTTATATCTTGACTGCTAGGAGTTAAAGAACTGACTTCAGAATATCCAGAAAGGTTACCCAACCCATCTAGAGATAGCAATATTTGACCACTATTTAACCCTTTAACTATTTGTTTTGTAGAAGCATATCCGTTATCAAATCCTATTTTAACACCGCTCATACAACCACCATATTGGCCACTTCTTAATCTTACATTACAAGTAATTTCTATTTTTCTAAGGTTTGGTTTAATTTCATCTCCTGTTACTATATTTACCCATTTATTAGCACCAGAAGTATTGTCTATACACATATATACAGCTTTATTAGTTGTATCAGAGTATAGAGAACCTATTTTGTTAGGGTTTAATGAAAAATTAGGTTTGCCTGACCCTGTAAGTAATTCTGCATTTTTATTAATTCTATTATTTATGTAATTTATAGAATCAAGAACAGATATTAAAAACATACCATCTTTATAATCTATATTAATATTCACAGGACTATTATTTCCAGAGCTGCCTTTAATATTGAAGGTTTTTACAATAGTATTTTCTATAAACAATTCAATTTTACAGTCTTTAGAATATAAAAAAGGATTTGTAGCACTAGTTCCAAATAATTGAAAAGATATATTATCAACTTGTTTGGAGCTATTTATATCAACTTGGTAATAAGGATTTTTTAACCCATCATTACTTAAGAATAAAGAGTATTTTTTATTATATTCTCTAAAAGGATTTGGTATATCATAAACTCCACTATAATCATAAGCTCCATTAGTTTTAACAGTTACTAAGGCGTTACTTCCACTAGAAAGATCTACACTAGATGAATTAAAATCAGAAGGTCTTGTAGATAATAAAGCATCATTATCATTATATACTGTATCATCTCCTATTAAATTTAAACCTATTTTATTATTTTCTCTATCAATAACTTCAACCCCATAAGGTTTAAGATATTCATCATCTCCTTTAAGTTTTATCTTGAAATTACTAACTACTACTGTATCACCAGATGAATAACTAGAGTTATTAGTTGTCGCAGATATTCTTATAGATATTTTTTTATTGTTTAAAGAACTAACATCAGTGTAAGGTATTAATGGAGTATTACTAATATTATATGCTACATTATCTGTAATATTTTTATCTAGGTATTCTTTATGTATTAGTTGTTTGCTGTCTGCACTCCCAGATCCAATCTTATCAAATAATTCGTTGATAGCAGACACTGCTGTATCTTTAGCTTCTGTTTTAAGACTTGCCAAATCTCCGACTTTTTGGTTAGCATATGTTTTAGCATAATTCATCACATATTCGGTAGTTGCTAATTGTTTTGGTTTAGACAATACTCCATTATATTCCCAAATACCTTCAATTGTTTTATTACCTTCAATACTTTGATCTTCTGTTAAACTAACAAATCTAGCATCAGAATCTTCTTTATTGTAAACTGAGTTTGAATCTGCTTTAGTATCTAATTTTGAATCAATTTCAGTTTTATTATAAACGTCATTAGAATTTGCTTTTAAATTAACATCATCTATTAAAGCTATTTCATTAGAATCATTGTAAGTTGGTCTGGTCCCAGATCCGTTTAAGTTAATTGGAATTTGAGTAGATCCTAAATCTACTTTATCCCATTTAGAAACCATAGCAATATTGATACCAGCACCTGTGGTACTAACACCAGAAATGCTATCATAATTTTTAAGTTGTATAGTTTTGCGAGTATCATCAATTTTACTATAGAAAACAGCTTCTTCAAGTCTTCTATTGATATCCGTTATATCACTAGTATTATCAACTACTTTTGTATTTAAATCTTCAATAGCTTGCTTATTAGCTTCTGCTAATTCTTTGGTGTAATCCGCAGTAGATTCAATTGTCGTAATTCTTTCTATTAATGGATTTAACTTAGTATCAATCATTTGATTAATAGTAGTTTCATTTATAGTTTCTTTGTAAATATTTAAATTATCAAGAACTTCGTTAATAGCATTAACAATTAAATCTTTAGATTCAGTTTTTAAATTATTTAAATCACCAATAGTTAAACTTAATTGATTTCTAACATAATCCATAACATACTGAGCATTGGCAGCTTGTTTGTTTTCGGTTGGATCCGAGACGTAAATCTTATTAAATGTTTTGGTCCCTGTAATAGTTTGTTCTGTATCTAAAGTTACTGCTGTTTTTAAGAATTCATTAATTTTATCAATTTCAGCAGTCTGTTCTTTGTTAATGTCTTGAATAGCATCTAAAAGTTTATTTGTATTATCTATGAATATTTTAAAAGCTTCTGAATCTTTCTTAAGTTCTTCTATAGCTTCTTTTATAGAATCTATGCTATCAAAACTTTCTGTACTACGAATTAAGCAATAGTTCAAAGCATCTGATAAATCTTTTTCAGTGTATCTACCTAGGATCAATAGGTTAACAAATTTATCAATAGCTTCTTTTGTTGTATATTTTGGATTTTTTATGTATTGGTTTGTTTCAATACTCGTAGCTTTAGAATTATCTGTGCTGTCCATCTTGAACCTTTTGATTTTATTTATTAGGTATTTAATAATAAATATATCAAAAATAAGGCTTTGAATTGAACTTTAATCAACATACTAATGAATATGATCTGAGCGGATCAGTTACCGAGGAACTCATTAGACTTTATGGTGCACCACTTAAATTAATCATTACCAAAAAAATTAACAGAGATTTGACATTTGGTGATTTTAGTCATTTTAAAGCGGACAATAGAGCTTGTTTTGAAATATTTGGTATGCCAGAAAATTCAGAAGAATTTGACCAATATGAAAGATTGCAAACACAATTTGGTGTCCCATTAGATACAAGTATAGGTTTATATGTTTCTAAAATTTCCACATTTAATTTAGTTCAATCTTCAATGAATTCTAAGAATGAATATGATGTAACTTTACCAGATTCCAGAATTCACGATTTAATAGGATCTTTAATAATCGTTCCAAGTGGAAAGATTCTTGAAATTACCGAAATTACGTTAGATTGTTTTGGGTTAAATAACGTATTTCTTTATAATCAATATAAAAATGTTTATAAATTTAAATGTAAAACTTATGTATTTAAAAAATCTGATGAACTTGAAAGTGATTTTGTCATTAGATCTGACGAATTATTAGACAAGCAAACACCTAATACAGATATGCATAACGAGCTTGAAAAATATTTCGATGAATTGAGTTCTATTAAAGATAAACAACAACAAGAAACAAAAGATTTTTATACAAATTCTGATGATGTGTTTGGTAGGTTCTAATGAATCCGGGAACTCAAAGTCTATTTTCTCACGCTTGCGATGTTAAAGATTTTACTTTTTCTATTCTTAATAATAAATCAAGTAAATCACTTGAATTAAAAACTGGAGAAACAAAATCTGGTGAAATTTCATTCAATGGTTTTATCATCTTGTCTTATTTTACAGTCAATGGTACCACGGATTTGCAATACTATTTAGATCAATCCGGTGATATGCGATTTATTCCTTTTATATTAGATGCTAGTGAAGGTTACTATAGAAGAGAATTTCAAGTTGTTAAAAATAATAAAACCCAAACAACTGATAAATCCAATTTTACAATACAAGGCCAAGATTTGATATCTTATTTGTTTAGTAAATTATATATAGCTAAAACATATAAAAATAAAAAACTTTCAGATATTTTTAAAGATATATATGATACTTATATTAAACCAAAATTAAAATATAATCCAGATTCTGTTAAATTGGAATTATCTAGTAATATCGTAATTGAAAACTTCGTTTTAACTTCACGAAAATCTGTATTGGATTTCATATTCGAAGAATGTGATAGACAAGGATTAATATTATTTCAGGATAAACAAAAAATTGTTATGAAACCTTATAAAGAACTTAAACCAAATAATTTAAAACTTCAAAATATACAATATGATGATTTTAAAAAAGATCCTAACAACCCTTATGATATTTTATCTAGGAAGATTATAAACACAAACCAAGCCCTGAAATTACCGAAATCACAAATAATTGCATTTGATAAAGCTACTAAAACAATGAAAGTTATGAAAATTAATCTTGAAGATTTAGATTTCGATGTTCCAGTAGAATCTCAAGATCATGATGGTTTTGAATATCAAGCTCAAGAATATTTGTACGATGATAATATTTTTGCCGATACATATAAATCGTTTTTAGATTATTCTAAGTTAGAATTAGTAGTACCTGGAGTTGTTAAGGCACCCGAAATATTCACAAAATATAAAGTATTATTTAAATCTAACGAAAATACTAATGAAACACAAGAAGGAGACACTAAAATTTCTGGTGAGTATATTTTAACTGGGTTTATAGATAAAATAGAAAGTTCACAATTTTATATTACAAAATTGATTTTATCAAGATTCAAGGATACTGATATTCAATAGTATACAGCAAGCTTAGAAGTTTACACTTTAGTGTCGTTTAAGTTCGTTAACACTAAAGTGTAATATTTACTAGTTCTTAAAAGTCAAATGACAAGTTTGTTCGCTGCCCCAAACCATATCGTAGAAAACAATAGTATTTCCGTCTTTAATTCTAAATGTAGTGCTGCTTAAATCTCTTGTAGATGAAGGTAAACTGTAAACATACTTATCCCATTGCGAATCACCATCAGAATCTTTTAACTTAAAAAAGTTCCACAGATCCTCGTCAGTGTCGTCAAGGTATCCGCAACCTAATAATTTTGATTTGAGTTCATCAATTGAACAATTGAGTTCAAGTCTAAATGATTCAAAACCTGTATCACAATTTGAATCTTGTAAATCGGAACTAAATAATTTTTCTTGTATTTTGTTGTGCAGAGCTTCGTCGTGGTTGTTATTCAACATAATATTAATAAACTTTGTTGTTAAATCTTTCATTTTTACTCCTTTTAATTTTATATAATTATATAATAATAAACTTAAAATAAGATAAAATTAACAACAAATAACACTATAGTGTTAACGAACTAAGCTTAATACTACAGATCTAGCAAATAACACTAAAGTGTTAAAAATCTAAAAGCTTAGATTTTTAATTTCTTCTTAAGTCTTTCAAAAGCAGAATCTTTAATTTCAGTATCTAAAATATCCATTTTATAATTTGTTATTTCAGATTCTTGTGGAAGAACTTCATTTTTATCATAATTAATATATGTTTCTACCCAAGGTATAGGATTCTTATTAAACCCGGCAAAAACTTCTTTGAATCCAATAGCTTTTAATCTTTTATTAATAAGATATTTAATATAATTCTTAGCTAATTCTGGGGTCATACCTAAGAAAGCACCTTTGCTAAACAAATAATCAATCCACTTAAACTCTTGGTCAGCAGCTTCTAAATATCTATCAGTTATATTATCTTTAATAGAATTCCAAGCATTTATAAAGCCTTCTTCAGGAGATCTTGACAATATCTTAATTAGATTTTGAGTTATTGCTAAGTGTAGATTTTCATCTCTACAAATTAATTGTAAAATCTTGCCAGTTCTTTCCATTAATCCTTGGCTATAATGCATACTCCAAATTGTCGCAAAACCAGAATAAAATCTAACACCTTCTAATATATTAATTTCGACTAACATATTAAGAACTTTTACTTTAACTTCTTCAGTATCTATTAATCCTAAATGATACTTTGTTACAGCTTCAAAAGCTTCTTCATATGGTTTTGAAATACTATCTGCAAGTTCTAATAATTCTGGTATTTCAAAAGATTCGTCAAATATCTTACTTGGGTTAGCATAAACAGATCTAAGAATATGTGTGTAACTTCTTGAATGTCTTGAAATTTCAAATCTTTGCCATTCTGTCATACAAACTTCAAGTTCTGGATTTGTAACAATAGATCCAATAGTTTGTAATAAACCCCTGCCTTGAATAGAATCTAAGAAAATTAACTTGTTTAACACTCTAGTATAAGAATGTTTCATTGCTTCATTCAAGACATTGAAATCTGCCTGATCTTTGGTACATTGTACTTCATCTTCTTGCCAATCAAAACCAGCCATTTTCTTAAACAAAGTTTCAAAGATAGGATATTTTATAACATCATATCTTTGTGAGTTTTTACCTGTTCCAAAAAATAAAGGTTCTTTTGTGAAATCTATATATTCATTATTATATAAAACGTTCATTAAAATCCTTAATTTTAAGTTAATAATTAGCTTTTATGATTTTTAAATTCTATAGAAATCTACAAGAATTTAATCAAATATTACAAAGTAATATTCATTTTTTGTATCTTGAGAAGTCTAGAATACTGATAAATTTCTTCTTTTTCTTTATCAGAGATAAAGTTATCAATTCTTATCTTTCTAGATAACATTCTAAACCCCTTTCTTTATATAAAATCAATTAATTTTTTTATAATCTGGAAATGATTCAAAATAATCTTTTTTATATTCTAAATTATATAGATCTTTTATAAAATCAATTAATTTTTTATGCTCAGGAAATGATTCAAAATAATTTTTTTTGTATTCTATATTATATAAATCATTTAAAAAATCAAATTTAAATTCTGGTTCCATAAGATCTTTAAAATATTCTATTTTAGATCTATCATCTTCAATTAAATCCCTGGCATATCTTAAGACGTCATCGTCTCCAAATTCATCTATTTCAACTTCAATTTCTTCACCATCTTCTTTTGTGATATACATTTTAACTCCTTGTATTATATTAAAGATTTTAAATCATTGAAAATTAATTCTCTGAATATTCTAAATCATTGAAAATTAATTCTTTGTGTAGATCTGGCAATGCATCAAACAACAATTTAGCCAAATACCGAATCTCAAAATGCGCACCTTTAGATAATCTTAGTTCTAATAGATTTCTTAAACTTCTAGCATTTAAAGAAAATCTTAATGAAGTTCTGTAACATTCTGGTAAACAATACTTGGCGTAGTCTTGGGTAATACCATTTGTATTGACTATGTTATGAAGTTCTTTTAAATTTTTGTGACTTGCAGTGTCTACTAATTCATTACCAGTTAAAACAATAAACTTGCTAGCAGCTTCTAAAGTCGAGATGTTAGAACCTCTAAGTTCTTTTAGTGTGTATCTTGTACTCTTAACGCTGAATGAAGCCATTCTATGTCTTGCTAGCTCCTGCAAACAAAGTCTTGAAATTCCTGTGATTTCAAAATTATAAAACAAATGTTCTAATGTAGAATGGTGTTTGTGTTTGTGTACTATTCTATCTATTAATGCTTTGTCATTTTCTCCTACGTTATCACCAGTAGTATCACACTTGCTATGGCTATCCCAACAAGTTCTAACAGCATCAATAAAAACATTAATACCAGAATCTGCTATTAATTTAACTTTAATATTTTTCACTTAAGCTCCTTAATTTGATGTGTTGTTAAAGTCTAAAATCTGAGACTTCAGTCTAATATTTAACATTTAGAACTTAGATTCAATAGGTACTCTGTTATTACCAAAAATATCCAAATCTTTAAACTTTAGTTTAACTGCTTGGATAAAATGTGGGTTTCTCGAATCTTGATTATACGGAAAACAAAATGATTTAATAGGTATATTATGATTCTCAAAAAAATCTAAAGAATCTTGAATATCTTTTATCAAAGATTTTGAATCTTTAAAATATTTATGATTATAAGAATGTGAACCTATTTCAAAATTATACATATTTTCCCTTGAAATTTGCTGAATTTGATCTAATGTCATATAATTTTCAAAACAGCCTTTAAACGCCTTTTTATGGGCGTTATAACACTGTATATACTCTTTAGATTGTTTCTCAGAAGATTCACAAATTATAGACGGATTTACGAAGAATATAACACGTTTAAATAATGCAAAATGACTTCTATAATGAAATTGTGTATATAATCCATCATCAAATGTGATTATACTATCTGGATCTAAAGATTCTGCAGCTTTAAGAACTTTATCATTTACTTCGTGAATCATTATAATTTCACTCATTATTTTCCTTGTATTTAACTTTTGAACTCTTTTGAACTAAGAACGCTTATAAACAACTTCAAACGGCTCAGCAAAACCTAAATTGCTATAAATTCCTACGAACTCATTAAAAGCTAAAATAGTTTTAATATGATTTTCTGGTATATAATTTTTGTATTTAGATAAAAACTTGAGTTTTTCATCTTTATCTATTTTTCTAAATTCACAAGCTTTTAATTCAAATGGATTTTCAACATAATAATAACTTAAAGATTTAATATAATCATTTCTATTCATTCTAGCAGCTATTAATGTTGCTTTTGTAATAGCATTATGATCTTGGTGTAAATCTTCTGGGTGGTGAACATAAACATTTTCTGGTTTAATGGAGTCTAAAACGTCTTTAATATTATCAGCTAATTCATTGATATCAGGCATTCTGAAAAATGGATAATTCAAACATTTTTGATAATCTAAAGCTAATTTATCTTTAACTTTATTACGTTCTGCGTTAGCAGTACTGTAATCATTTGTGATGTATAGAACGCCAACAGAATCTTCTAGTAGTATAGAACTACAACCAATTACCTCATCATCTGGATGGCCCGCAATTATTAAATGTTTTAGCATATTTACTCCTTGTTGATTTTAGGTTTTAAATTTTATCTCAAAATGGTGGGTCAACATAATACAAAATATTTTTAATACCAGTTTTTAAATTTGTAAAATCGGTATAAACAACTTCGCTTAATTTAACAATACTAGGAACTCGTCTTTGTATTTCATAATCATTTTCATTTTCAATAATTTCGAATTTATATTTTATATTATACCCAAAACTATTGATTATTTTTATGATATCTAATGGATTTGCTCTAGCCATAGGATTTCCTATGTTGAACACACCGCTGACATTTTGTTTAATTAATTTATAAAGAATTTTATTAAAGTCATCCACATAACAATAGCATCTTTCAGTCCCTGTTTTTGACTCAGTATCGACTCTGATTTTGATTAATTCTTTAGGATTGAAAGCTGCTGCTAATACTTTAGCAATGAATCCATTATTTGGATTTTGACCAGGGCCGTAAACATTAAAAGGTCTTATTATTAAATAATTATTTGTTTTTGATTGTATGTATCTTTCCATAAAAAGTTTTTCTAAAGCATAATTAGATCTTAATTTAGAACTTATAATTAAATCACTGGATTCTGAGTAATCTTTAGAATCACCATATACTTCAGAAGTAGAAAAATATACAATCTTTTTGTTGTATTTAACCGCTAAGTCTACAACAATTTTATCATTTTTAAAAGATTTAAAAGGTAAGTTTGGATTATCTATAATATTTTGAACACCTAAATGGCTTGCAAAATGAACAACTATATCACTATTTTTAATTAAGTTTTTAAGCAACCCAGATTTCTTGGCATTTTTAATACCTTGTATGCTATCAGTGTATTCACCAGGTTTTATATCTAAACCGATTACTCTAGAGTTTGAATCCAATGAATATATCATTTTGATAAAGTTAGATCCTAGGAAGCCGCTGGATCCTGTCACGAAAATTTTCATTTTTACTCCTCTAATTCTTTGATTTGTGTTTTAGTTATTTGATTTACATTCTAGTTCTTTGATTTACATTCTAGTTCTTTGATTTACATTCTAGTTCTTTGATTTACATTCTAGTTCTTAGAACTTAGAACTTAACACTTAACACTTAACATTCTGATTTTAGTTCGCAGAGATGAAATCCTTAACTCTTTGTAAATACTTTGATTTTAGATTTTTAATTTCTTCTACACTTAAGTGTTTTATTTCATTTATTTTTTCTATTATATAATATATTAACTCAGTTTCTAAATTTTTTGGATTTTGAGCTTTTACAACATTTAATGATTCTATGTTTAAAAATTTAAGAAATTCTGAATCTTCAGTTTTAGAATCTGCTGATGTATTAGACTCATCGAGCTCAATAATAAGTCTGTGTGTTTTAGATCTTAATTTATATTGCAATTCTTTATAAGGTCTAATGGTAATGCCATACATAGGTACCAACTTCGAACTATTGTTGAAAAGATATGGAATCATTGAATCGCTATTTACTGAGATACTTAAAGCAGAATCTAAATCATTTGCAATTTTAATAATTGGATTTGTTTTGATACCAGCTAAAGTGCAATAATCTAAAACATTATCAAAATCTTCGTATTTGGATTCTAGCTGTTTTGAACCGACTAAAATGTCATACATTATGATTGCATATTCTGTGTACTTAGACTCGCTAGCACCGACCGAAAATAATGTCAAAAAGAACTCAATATGGGCATCTTCTGGGTATTTAATATTAATTAATTCGACCAATTTACTGATTAAGCTAACCCCATTGATAGTATCATTAAGTACTTTGATTTTCGAACTTTTATTAGATTTAAAATTAATTGGTTTACTTTTAGTAAAATATTCAATTGATCCGTTTATTTTATCGAACTTAACACTGAAATTAAATCCTTTTATACTCTCTAAAATGTAGAAATGTGTTCCTAAATTTTCTGGACTTGATAATGTATCTTTAATAGCTTCGAGCTTTTTGTTGGTTTTAATCATTGTTTTCAACCTTTGATTTATTGTATTGTTAATATTATATTATATAAATACTTAAGATATACTTAAAATTTTAGCAGTGCCAGCATATATAAACTACTAAATATCCAAGCATTTTTTATACTTTTTAATATTACTTTAAGTTTTAGATATAATACTATAGTATATACTACTAAATATCCAAGCATTTTTTATACTTTTTAATATTACTTTAAGTTTTAGCAGTGCCAGCATATATAAACTACTAAAAAGCCAAGCATTTTTTATACTTTTTAATATTGCTTTAAGTTTTAAGTTTTATAAGCAGCAAAAGAGTCAAAACGCACTAAAAAAACTTGAAAATTTTAAGGATTTTTAATAGAGAAATCAGAATTTAATTCAAGTTTAACAAAATAATTTGCAAGGTTATCACGATTTAACGTGGAAATTTTGCAACGATTGTAATACTTGAAACGATTTAAAGCTGAAAAGTGGAGGTGTTATAATAATTTAAAATATTATATATAGAATTAAAATTATCATTTCCAGTATAGCTAGAATTGTAATTAAATATTAACTGTTTTAAATTTAAACCTTTGGTTTTAGGTGAAACAATCGAATAAACATAATTATAAAGTCTATTTTTTAATGATAAATTTAAATCTCTAGCTTTTTTAGTGCCATCAACACTCAAATCATTGTTATCAAAATCCAAATCTTTGAATCTTAACTCTAATTCATCTTTGTGTTTACTTAGTTTAGATCCAACAGATCCTGAACATCTTATACCTTCTTCCATATCTGTTAATCTCTTAATCAAAGACTTAAATTTACCATCCTCGGAATCAGAACACGGGTGTTTCGCCCTGATTTGGCTGTCAATCTTCAGAATTTTATTAATAGATTTTTCAACAGCTTTTAAAGCATTTTTTAAATCACGTTTGTTTTGTTTATGTGGGTTCGCTTTGCAATAAGTAAATGTGGCACCATATTTAGATCTTAATTTATTTAAATTATCAAATTCTTTTTTAATTTTATCCATACGATCTATACTAAATATGATTTCTCTCATTTTAAGATTTGCCACACGACCATTTATAGACATTATATTAATAGGCGCATATAATTTCCAGCTCTCACGTTTTATTAAGTATTTGCGTTTTTTAAAGTATTTTTTATTAATATTATTGACAGCTTTTTTAAATTCGCAGACATCCAAAGTATCTTTAGATTTTTTATATATTGACCCAAATTTTTTTAGTCTTCTAAAAGCGGTTGTAGTTTTTAAATCAACATCAAATACTCTAGCTAAAAATTCAAATTTTTCCGCGTAATCACCAGTAAGATAAAAATAAGGTATTTTGCAGTATTTCAAGAACTCCAGGCGATCTCTAGCATATTTAGCTTCCCTTCTATCTACTTTGTTGGTAGCTAAACGTGGAACTTCATCATCATTAATGTAGTCATCGGGATCTGGCTCCTCATAAACATCCATATTAAAAGGCTTGACATCCACTACATTTGGTAATCTCTTAGAAAATTTTATAGATTTAACTACATATTTTTGATTTTTAACTTCTTTTCTGATTCTGTCATAGAATTTAGTTAAATTTCCCAGACTTTGTTTAAAGAAGCTATATTCACCAAAATATAACTTATTTGTAAGTTCATCAAAATTAATTTTATGTTTTTGGGTAGAATCTGTACATTTTTCTACTCCTAAAGATGATTGTAATTTATATAATAGCCAGCACATAATATTAAAAACATTACTATAATCTAATGAATCCCTAACATAATTTGCTCTAACAGATAAAACTCTGCATTTATGTTCTGTATAATCCATTAATTCACAAAGACTATAAAATAAATCTGCAATATTAATATGTTCAAAATATTGTATATCGTGGTGTTTTAAGTAATCATAAAAATAAGATACTGAATTTCTAATATAATTTTTAAATTCTTTATTTAAAAGACTTTTAAATTCTGTCGGTGTTATTTTTAAAGCTTTGAACGATCCGACGAGCGGTCCATTATAATCTCTGTATCTAAGTGGGTCATCTGTGTATAACAAACTACTTTTAGCAAGGCATTCATCACCTATACTGTAAAAATTATTAATATGTTCTAATTGTGAAGTGTATCCATATCGAGTGTTTTTGCGAGATTTTTTAAAGAGCTCAGATCTATTTTTGAGCATTTCATTGAGCTCTTTTTCAGTAAATGGTTCCTCATAACCCCTATAATATAAAATACTAATTTTTTGAGCTATTTTGAGATCCAGAACTTCATTAAATAGTGGGTCAAAATTAATGTCACTATAATTGACGTCAAAAATAGATTTTGGTGGATTGATTTCATTGAATTTTGTGTTGTTTTTAATATAATCTTTTTCAGGTATAACAGGTCTGGATATATTAGGAACTTTATGAAAATTGTATTCGTTGTTGAGGTAATGCGTGTTCAATATATGTTTTACTTAATGTAGATCTGTCAGATAATAGGTGATTTATATGTCTATTAAGTCTTTGATCTAATTTGATATGGGTATGTATGTTTTCAACTTCGCCCCTAATTTTGATGATTTTATTCCAGGCATCAAAACCAGTCAAGTTGAAAATATTTGCTATTTTAGATTCTAGTTCATTACCCTTTGTATTTTTTAGAGATTCTGCAAGTGTATTTTCGGTTTTATAATTTGATTCAGTGTATTCTTCGTCAGACGGGTTTGGTAAATTATAAGCTTTATAAAATTCTGATATATCAACGGGTTCACCTGGGTATTCGTCTTCTGGTTTTACAGCTAAGAAGTTTAACAGAGTATCAAATTCATCAAATTCGTTTTTAGGATCCATATACGCATCTTCACAAAATATTTAAAGATGCTGTAAATAAGACGCGTAAAAGTTTACAGCATCTTTAAATATTCTATGTATTCTTAATTATTTATCTTAATTATTTATCTTAATTATTTATCTTAATTGAAATAATTATATACTATATTTACTTAAAAAATACTGAATTTTTCAATATTTTTTATATTTTTTTTAGATATTTATGATTTTAGTCTTGTCGTTTTAATAATACTACAGTATAAACTGTAAAAACTCAAGCATTTTTTATACTTTTTAATATTGCTTTAAGTTTTAGACTTATACTACAGTATAAACTGTAAAAACTCAAGCATTTTTTATACTTTTTAATATTGCTTTAAGTTTTAGACTTATACTACAGTATAAACTGTAAAAACTCAAGCATTTTTTATACTTTTTAATATTGCTTTAAGTTTTAGACTTATACTACAGTATAAACTGTAAAAACTCAAGCATTTTTTATACTTTTTAATATTGCTTTAAGTTTTAGACTTATACTACAGTATAAACTGTAAAAACTCAAGCATTTTTTATACTTTTTAATATTGCTTTAAGTTTTAGACTTATACTACAGTATAAACTGTAAAAACTCAAGCATTTTTTATACTTTTTAATATTGCTTTAAGTTTTAGACTTATACTACAGTATAAACTGTAAAAACTCAAGCATTTTTTATACTTTTTAATATTGCTTTAAGTTTTAGACTTATACTACAGTATAAACTGTAAAAACTCAAGCATTTTTTATACTTTTTAATATTGCTTTAAGTTTTAGACTTATACTACAGTATAAACTGTAAAAACTCAAGCATTTTTTATACTTTTTAATATTGCTTTAAGTTTTAGACTTATACTACAGTATAAACTGTAAAAACTCAAGCATTTTTTATACTTTTTAATATTGCTTTAAGTTTTAGACTTATACTACAGTATAAACTGTAAAAACTCAAGCATTTTTTATACTTTTTAATAATATTTTAAGATAATTTAAGCTTTGCTTTAAGATAATTTAAGTTTTTAATCTCTTAAAAACACCAGCGTTTGAAATCTCAAAATCTAAACAATTATTACAAAGAATCTTATAATCATCTGAAACTGTGATAACATCGGTATAACTGTGCGTAGCACAAGAACTACCACATTTTTCACATATACTAGTTAATAATCTAATATCACTACAAAACGGTATAATTCTATTAACATTTTTAAAAACTTCTACATTATAAGGTTCGTTAATATTATTAGTTCCACTTTGTAAAGCACATAAAACAAATGTTTTATTAGATTCTAATATATTCTTAATAATTTCAGGTTCAAAAAATTGAAATTCATCTAATAATATATAATCATATTTAGATTCACTAAATTTTTCATTGTTATAGTACTGTATATTTAAGTCTAAACTAGGTCTAAAACTTCTAGATATGAAATCTCTTGTGTCTGCTTTAGGTCTATATAAAACATAAGATTTGTTACTAAAATGAAGTTTTTCTGCTTGTCTTAATAATTCAAGAGATTTTCCAGATCTTATAGGCCCCATAATTAATGAAATATCCATTATACCTCTTTTAAAATGTTAAAAAGTTAAAACTATAGTTTAAAATCTAAAGTCTGAGATCTAAAACTATAGTCTAAGTTTAAGATCTAAAACTATAAACTAAAAATTAAAGAATGATTTTCTAAATGTATTAACGTCTTTTATTTTAGAACCTTGTATAGGTTTAAACTCACAACCTGTTTTAAGAACTTGAGGTTCAATCCCATCGCAGATATAAAAATACTTACAAGTTCTACAAGCATCACATTTCCTATAACTTTTTTGTCTATTAGATGCGGCTTGTTTTGCTAAATTTACTAAATTAGGTTCTAAGTATTCATACATAGCAATATTCCAATCGTAGATATCATAGATATGCTGATAATATCCTACGACGTATTTCTCATACCCAGTCATATAACAAAACGGGACGTACCGAACGTTGATTAATGGAATTTTGGATAAATCTATGAATCTTTTTATAGGTTCTAAAATCTCAGAATAATTAACACCCTTTGATTTTGAATTCTGACTAAAATAATTCAATGGTAAGAAATTCATTTCAAGTGGTTCTAATTTTTCAACAACTTCGAAATATTCAGTATCTACTAATTTATAATTTACATCAGTAATAGTTGAATTTAATCTAACTACAATATCAAGATCCTTTGCATTATGAATAGCTTTAATTATATAATTATAAGAATTTTTTATCCCAGTTATTTTATCGTGAGTTTCATTAACACTATGTAATGAAAATAATATTTCAGATAACCCAAGATCTTTTGCTTTTTTAAGAAAATCTTTATTCTGAAATTTTGACCCGTTTGTCAAACAAGATATTTTATTATCTGGATTCAAAGATTTAATATACTCTAAGATTTTAAAGAAATCTGGGTGTACAGAAGATTCCCCACCACTTAAATCGAAATCTCTACATCCTATATTATATAAAGTATCTATTCTTTTTTTAATGACTTCAAACGGGGTCTTTTTATCTAACTCATTTTGGTAATAGCAAAAATAACAACGATAGTTGCAGTATGTGCCAGTGTCTAGTTTTGCTCTAGGGCATATAGTATCATTGGGTAAGTAAGCACCTGCTGAACTTAGAGTTTGTATAATATCGCTATGCATTATAAACCTTAGTGAGGCCTTTTATTAAAGGCCAGATATAAGATTATGTTTAAGTAAGTAATCTGCTAATGGTTTCAGGTCACCTGGATTTTGAATATCAACTGTGCAAGGCACAAATTTATTAGTATCATTCCAACGAACAAAACAATCATACACAGATTTTCCTTGGAAAACTCTTGTAACTTTTTTAACTTCAGAAACTTTATTCATTTAATATCCTTATATGATTTAAATTTCAAATGGTATCAAAGCACCAATAACTTCTGGATTTCTGTCTATACAACAATTAATTCTTTCAATACCATCTTTAGAATCTACTATCCAATTATTGTGAGTATGGCCGTGATATATTTTTTTAATACCAGTTAAATCATAAGATTTTAAAAACTCTGGAGCTTCCTTAGGTATTACGGATCTTGAATCTAATGGATAATGACAAAACAAAGTATCTTTATATCTAATGATATCAGAAACTGCACTAAATCCTATATATAAAATACTTTCAGTATCTAACCACTTGTCGTGGTTGCCTCTTACGAAAATTTTTTTACTTGGTAATGAACTAATAAAGTGTCTTAAGAATTCTATATTTTTATTAGGACCACAATCTAAATCTCCTAAAAACATTAAAATATCAGAATCTTTTAAAACTGATTTAAAATACTTATGAACTTCTTTTGAATATTCTAAGGCGTCATTAATATATCTACCAGTATATTTTATAATATTTTGATGAGATATATGCAAATCACTTGTAATGTAAATCATTATCACCTTTTAGTTTATTTATGAATATATGATTTATGTATTTAAAATTTTATATAATTTTAATACTGTGTATGATTTTCGTATATGAGATTTATTCGAAATGTTGCCACACTCAATACAATTCAAACAATCTATAGAAGCTCGGCATCTCTTGCAATCTACACATTCGTGACAATCCAAACAATAAACACATTTATGGCATTTAAAGCAACCTTGACATTTATAACAATCAATGCAATCAATACAAGATTTGCAATCAATACAATCTTCAGAAACGCGGCATTTACAACAATCTATACAATCAATACATTTATAACAAGCAACACAATTAAAACAATTCAAACAATCTTTACAAAACACTAAAGATTCAGAAGCTTCTCTAGCTTGATCTTCTGTATACCTAGAAGAATCCCATTTATTGTTATCAAAATCTGTATAATAACCATCTATTAATTTCATTTAAACTCCTTTAGCGATTGAGATTTTAATATATTATAACATATTTAGACTAATTTTAAACTTAAACCAAAACTAAAGCTCAAAACTAAAAAGTATCAGAATCTTTTGAATCCTGTATTTTAATATCCATTAATTTCAAAATATCACCGCCTATTTTTCTTAATTCAATAGGTATCTTGCTGAAATTAAAACTTAATAAAATATCAAAAGATTTTTTATAGTCACACAAAGTCATATTGTTAAAAACGTCCACTTTTAGACAAGCTTTACCAATATGACTTAATTCTTGATAATCTTTACCAGGTGGTATGTGAAAATGGTACAAAAGATTTTTGATGCTCCCTCTTTTATATTCAGCGTTTCTGTCTTTAGAATCATCAGTATATTCCTTAGGCTTTTTTTCTACAGTAGTTTTTAATAAATCATAATTAATACAAGCATTATATTTTTTGTTCATAACATAGTAAATTATCTTTTTGGAAAATCTTGCTCTGCCTAGCATTTGTAAAGAACTAATAACGTCTGTAGAACTTGCACTATCATAATGAAAATGTATATCAACATCATTCAGAATATTGACTCCTACAGTTAACACTGGAGTGTAAATAAAGACATCGCAATCTAATACTTCTTTAGATCTAATTTTATCATATATAATATCTTTTGATATGGTGCTAGTTTCTTTATTAAAAATAATTATTTTTTTGTTTAGTATGTGACACATTTCTTTAATAATATCAACAACTTTTATACTAGTTGTAGAAATAGTTATTTTTTTATTAGTATCTAAAGCATTTTTAATTAATGTATAAAAGGTATTGGCATCATTACAACTATAAAGTTCTGTATTATTTTTTGTATAACTAACAACATTTAAAGGTTTAGTAAACATATTGTCTACAATGTATTTACTTAAAAATGCATCAGCCACAACAACTTTTTTATTTAAAGCAGTATAGAATTTTATTAAGTTCTCTGTTTTACTATTTAAAGCAGTTCTTGTATGCATTAACAAACTCATAAATTCATCTAAAATAATCAAATCATAGTCATCCAAATCAAAGTAGTTAAAACTATCGTATTGGCAAATTAATGATTTACCTTTTGGTCTAACAATTTTGGGTTTATTGTTGCAATCGTTGTTATTTTTATAGTCATTTTTAGCTTTAATAGCATTAGTATAATCTTTATAATATAAAAACTTCTTATATTTTCTTTTGTAGTCTTCTGCTAATGTAACTCTATTGGTTATAATTGCAATTTTAAAATCTTGTTCCAAAGCATATTCTATGATTCTATCTATAAAAGTTGTTTTACCTGAACCCATAGGAGCTCTCAAAGTCAAGGCACCATTATGTTTAAACAAAAAAGATTCTACAATTGAATCTAATTCAGATTTAATTTCTGTAAAATTTCTATCAACTACAATATCTGCTTTATAATCTATATAAGGAGTTATATCAAAAGTAGGCTCATACTTCATAGCTTCTTTCCAAATATTTACTGACATATAACTTTCAGTATGATTCATAATATATGGGTTATTTGGATACCAAATATAATCTTCAGAATCTTTTGTGTATTTTATAGAACCATTAGCGTTGATATCTACTAAGATAAACCCCAGGTTCTTAAAAATAGTTTTGCATATTTCAGTAGTTTCTTTAGAAGTAATATTAAATTTACAATCTAAATCTATGTTATTATAGTAATCTGTAACATTCGTGCCTACAGGCATCAATACAGAACCGTTTGGATTATCTAGTAGGATGTTGTCTTTATTCAAAGGTGCTGTATAATAAGTTATTCTTAATGTGTCAGTAGTATATTTACCATATTCAGAAAGTTCTTTTTGTATTTTAGCTTGTAGAACTTTTAGTTCTTTTAAGCTCATTGGGGTTGTTTTAATAATACCTTTTAAATTAAAATTATTAACACCATCATAAGATCTGGATTGACCGATAGTGCATTGTGTGCTCTTAAAATAGTCTAGTGCCATATTTTTATTAAACTCTGATTTACATTCAAAATCAAATAATAAATGATCAAATGTTTTAATTATATGCGGTTCTAAATCTGTTTTTAATCTTCTGGATTTACTAGGCCCTTTTAAGTCTAAGGTAATATTTAAACAAAAATTATTAACAAGTAGTTGAAATGCTTGGTAAGTCGTTTGAACTTCAATCGTTTCAAAAATAAAAGAATTATCATCGTATGGTGACTTAGCAAACTTTTCATTTTTACTTGCAGTTCCAAAGATTGTTATTTTCATATTTTATTACCTTAGGTGTCATATATGATTATAATATAACTGAACTAAAAAAATTCTTAAAGCCTAAAGATCTTAGTTAAGATCGTTAGACTCAATTTCACTATTGGTAGTAGTTTTAGCTTTAGCAGTTTTAGTAGTTTTAGCCTTTGGCTTAGATTCTACAGCTTTTTTAGTAGTTTTAATAGTTTTAATAGTTTTAGCTTTCTTAGCATCTTTTTTAGCTTGTTCTAGCTCAATTTCAGCTCTTTGCAAATCAATAGAATCAAGATCACCTTCTTTAATAATATATTCAAGAAACGCTATTCTATAATCTAAATTATCTATGTACTCACAATAATCACTTGCTTTCATACTTAAACCAAAAACATTAATATGAGTAGCAATACCACGTTTACACATTTCATAAGCATCGAACCAAAACTCAACACCATCTATTAATAATTCAATTTCTTTCTTGGTAAGATATGGATTTAATAATGACTTCATATATTCATTCCAATACTTATTAGAAAAATCAAATTGTGTTTTAACATCCGAATGTTTACCAGAAACTCCAAAACTCACTGAATGAAACATAATACTAGAGTTCTCATAAATTACACGTGAATTACCAATTAAGAACAACATAGCACCACAAGAATAACCAAATGGGTTTAATACTGTTGTTACATTACCATAGAACTTTGTTCTAATTATATTTGTAAATCTATTAAGTTCGTCAGCAAAACCACCCACACTGGCTATAAAGATTTGTATAGAATCACCTTCGGCAGCGTCGTTAAGACTAGCAAAAATATTTTCTAATTCACCTTCTTCGTGATCAAATGAATTGATATTTAAAGTATAATTAGTATAATTAAAACTTTTTTTGTATAATGAATGTCTCGCATCCTTTACAGATATAATATCCAATTCAGAATCTTCCATTTTTGTTTTATTGTTCATAGCTTCGTATCTCATTTTAACTCCTATTTAGATTTTAGCCCTTAAGCTTTGGTTAATATATTCTTAATAGAATCTAACGATTCCACATAATTTTTAAACGTATCCAGATTTTTTAATGTTTCAAACTTAGCTTTGATTTCTTTAGCATTTTGTACTAATTTTTCAAAAGTTTCGTTTGTAAACGAATGTATTGGCAACTTAAGTAAATAATCATAACTATCTTCAAACTTAATAAACCCTTTACTTTCAAGATCCAATTCAATATCCTTTTTAGATCTTTTCATGATTTGTAACTCTGAATCAATGATTAATTTAACAAATCTTAATTTTTGAACATTAATGTTTAAATCATTTTCAAGGACTTTTAAATCAAAATCTTTTTGTTTAATTAAAAATCTTTTTCTAACGTCTATGTAATAATCAATTATAGATTCAATATTTTCAAAAGTTCTAACTTGGTTATTTTCATCTAAAGCATTATATATTTCTGTTTCTCTTTTAGATAATTTTAATATATCGATAGCTTTATCTTTAGAGATATTATCGAAAAATATAACTTCGAATTTAAATTCTTGGTTTCTTTGATCCGACAAGTCTTTATAATTTTTAATCTTTTTAGACTCTACAAGATTATCTAATATTTCAAGATATTTTGTATACTCAATAAATGGTGGTATTTCTGTTATAATTGCTTTATTTTTATTGACTTCTACAACACCTATAAAGTTCCATTGTGTATTATTAGAACTAGCATCTTCTACTAATTCAACGGTGCCTTTAAAACCCGCAATATACGGCTTTAAATCGACTTTCTTACCTGTCTTAATATACTTTATTACCGAGTCTAAAGATCTTGGTAAAATATTCTGTTTAAACCCACTAGCAAGGCCATTCATTGATCCATTTAAAACTAGTATAGGTAAACTTGGTACATAAAATACTGGTTCTATTTCTGAACCTTCGAAATTCTGAGAAATCAAGACATCTTTAATATCAAATAAATCATTAATATATTTTTTATTTTTAACATAAACATATCTTGGTGCTGCTGGCTCATTAATAAACCTCGACCCAAAATTACCTTTACCTTCAAGCAATGGAATATTATTAGAACCAGTATAGCTCGCAGCCATATTTTGAATAACACCTGCACACGAACCGTGTAAGTATTGTGTATAACTTTGAACCATATTATCAAATATACTAACTTTAGTTTCTGTGTTTAGTTTTTTGTCTAATGCTGTATTAATGATTTTTCTACTTGAATTTTTTAAACCATCAATAGAACTAGCTATCATTCTTAAAGTACTGTAACAAGAATAATTAGTTAATTCATTTAGAAAATAATCTTGAATACTTTTATGAACCATATATCTCCTTTTAAACTTTATTGTATTATAATATAAAATACCTTAAAATATTATTAAACTTTTAGATTGACGAATTAATAACCGAACAAATCCTTCCTAATAAATTAGAATCATTATTAATTCTTTCTTGGATTCTATTTTCATCTTTGATGATATAGCCTTCTTTTTTAGCGTCTTTGGCTGCTTGTTTAACTGCTTTAATAACTAACCTAGTTTGTACACCTTTTGCTTGATATTCTAATGTATTAAGTTTAAAACGACGTTTAAGATCTTTTAATTCTTCTTCATAACTTAATATAATATCAATATATTCAGTTTCTAATTTATAAACATTATTTTCAGAATCATCAATATCTGGCACCCTTTTAGTAGTTCCTTTGATATCTGGAACTTCATAACCTCTTGGTTTTGATTCTTGTGTTTGATTTGTGGGAATGTTTGAGGTGTCTGACACTAAACTTGGTGCTTCTTCTAAACGCATTGTATCTACTAAATCAGGAACTTCAATATCTGATTCATTTTTAATATTCCTGAGATCTATATATTCCTTAAAAGCTTCTGAATCTGAGCTAGCTACTATATTTTCGTTATTGTTGGTACTACTGACGTCAGATTCTATGCTGTTAAGAACGTCACTAAAATCATTTAAATTTGTATTTTGCTTGTTTGCTTCATTAACTTCTATGTTACTTGTAGGTTTAACAACTAATGGTTCTTGATATTCTATTTCAGGTTTCTTAATAGGTTCTATTGCTAAGCTTGCTAACAAATCATCAAATTCATCTCTCATTTTTATCTCCTTATTTTGAAATATTTGTAATAGCTTCTAAGATTTCGGCGTATGTATTATCGAGATCTTCAGGTTTAGTTCTAATATACATATATTCGGGCGCAAATGCAAATGATTCGACATTATGTCTTAGTACACTATGACTAAAACCAATTACCACTTTTGGGTAATTTGCGTAATCTTTTTTAATAAAGCTTACAAAGTCTGTGTTAATATATATTAATCTATCGATACCACGAACTGCTATAAATTTTTCTTTGAAGTATTTAGAATTTTGATAGTTTATGTTACTATTATCTACATAATAATAACCACTCATTGCTCCTTTTTTATCGGTGAAAGTATAGCACATATTAAAAACTTGCTTGTCTTTCAAAACATTAATGTTACAAACTGCTGATAATTTAACAGTCGTATTTTCATTAACTTGTATCAACATTATATCTCCTTTTAAAATTAATTCTAAGTTTAGATCTAAAGTGCATATTTAACACTATAGTGTTAATTTTAGAACTTTTAAGATCTAACACTACAGTGTTAATTTTAGAACTAAACTTAAAATTAGATCAAGCCGTAAAAAAGGTTTGAGCTACTAGGAAGCTCTTAGGTTTGCAATACCCTTATTGTATTTACCGTCACCTTGACTATCAATCCCCTTTTAAACAGCTATGTAGAATTATAATATACTTGAACTTAATTTTTGCTGAAGTTCTAAAACTTCAGTTTAAAATTAAAATATTATATATTATAAGCGAATCTTTTTATTTCATAACCTTCAGGCTCATAAGATTTTGTTATTCTAGCATTTATTTGTTTCTTAAAAAAACCATTGTGGTCAGCAATATCATATATATTAACAATATCTTTAGAATCGTGAAGTCTTAACAATCTGCCAATACTTTGAGTTATTGTAACATAACTTTTGAGTGGGCTAGCAAGCACTAAATTATGCAAATTCTTAATATTTACTCCGGTTGAAGTCGTTGCATAATTGGCAACTATGATAGCATTGTTTACTGAATCTATTAATTGTCTGATAGTTTCTCTTTGAGAACCTTCTATCATTCCATTAATAAAAAATACATTATTTCTTTGTTGAAACGCTAAATCTTTATAAGTCTTTTTATCGTAGTTTAATCCTCTGGATTTCAAGAACTTATAAAATAAAGTTAGACCGTGTTCAGTATGAGAAAATAATACTAAAGTGTTACCTTTGCTGACTACAGTATCGCCTATTCTTTGAATTAAATTATTTCTTGGGTCGTATTCTTTTAATTGTTTCAATTGGCTTGAATATTCACCTTCAAAATTAAATTTATATTTAAGATCTATTATATTAATAATAGCATTTGTAGCCAGACCTCTATCTATTAAACCTCTGGGTGTAATATATGTTCTTGGTAAACCAAAAATACTTATTAATCGCATAGCATCTATTTCATTGTCTGGGATAGTCCCCGTCAAACCTATCTTATATTTAGCATTAACACACTTATTACAAATATCAAATATTTGATCTGCTTTGGCTGTATGTGCTTCATCTACAATAATAAAATCTAAATCATTTAAAGCTTCTTTAAAGTTTTTAACAGATTGCCAAGTGCTAATTGTTAATGGTTTGTCAAAAGATTTAATATTATTTTCACCACCTATTAATCTTGTTTCGATATTCAATTTATAATTTATTAAATCATTATTAAATTGATTTGTTAGTGAAATATTAGGAACGAGTATTAAACCTTTTAATTTTTTTAATGTTAGAATCTTAGCAATTAATCCAATAATGACGCTTTTACCAGCACCTGTGGCTGCTCTAATGAATAACTTATGAAATTGTATAGCATCTTTTATAGCTTGTTTTTGATAATCATAAACTGGAAATGGTTCTAAATGTTTTATAATTATTTCCAATTGCGAATCTAATTTTTCATTAATTTCTGGTTTAGTTGTTATACCCAGGTATTCTAAAACACCATTTGGTACAATTTGTTGGTTATTGAAATCTTTATAGAAGTATTCATAAGCTAATTTTGGATTCATTTGAGCCCATATATTATAACGAATATCTTTCTTAAATATTAATTTAGCTTTTTGATTATCCGTCAAAGATATCAAACTAAATGATTCGTTTAATTTTTTGAAATCGTTTTCTGGCATTTAGGTTTACCTTTAAAATCTGGGCATAATCCTGCATAAGGACACCAAGGACATAATTTATTTGGTTTGCTATTCCAAGTATTAGATTCAATAGAATTTTCAATAGATTTTATTTGATTATTAAGATTATCTTGCCAATAAATTGCAGAATCTTGAGACAAACTTAAAGTATTTTCTAAAAGATGTTCAACATAAACATATCTTATTTTTATTTCATCAAGTTTAAGTCTTTTAAACATATATAAACTATATAATATTAATTGTGTAAAATCTTGATAAGATGGTTCTTTATATTTACCTGTTTTATAATCTATAAGCTCTAATCCATTTTCAGTCGTATTAATTCTATCAATATAGCCCACAAAAATAGCAGTATCTTTGCTACAAGGTTCATAGTTAGAATCCAAAAATAACTCAAATTCCCTCAGAGATTTTCTGGATAGTATTTCTTTTCCTAATTCAGAATCAATAAATCTTAATGCAATATTTTGTATTTCTGGATCTTTTGAGTTGAAAATTATATCATATTTTTCAGTGTTATGAAACTCAAGTATTTCGTGTATATCAGAACCTTTTTTTAATGCTGGGTTCTTTTGAGTTTCTGGTACTTTTTCAATATATCTATAATAATATTGTTTTGGGCATTTTTTATATGTATCTATTTTCGAAAAACTATATATTGTCATTTAGAACCTTTGTTTACATTTTACTAGTTATATAAGATATAAACTTCATATAAAACTTATAAAAAATTATAAAATTCCGTATAAGATTTTATAAAAAGTTTCCTGAAAACTCTAGATGAATCTATATCATCTAGAGAAACTCTATATCTCGTTTTAGAGTTTTTTATAAAAGAATACATCTCCATAAAACTATTAAAAGACTCTTTAATACCGATTTCTTCCAATGATAGGTTATAAAGATTTTTATCTTTTCCATAGTTTCCAAAGATAATATTCTTCTCCATCTTTTTATCTTTTAAGATATATTGATGGTAGAATTCATATCCTCTTCTTCCTATTTCTATACTTGCTAGAACATAATCAGGAAGCTGATGAACTCTATATACAAGATTTCCAATAAATGAACTATATTGAGGTTGGACCTCTAGAGTTCTAATCTTGTATAGACAATTCATCTTTTTTATTTGAGAAACCAAAAGATTTCTACACCATTGATTATTACAGAGTTTGTTGAACTTAGTTCCCTTTTCTTTGGCTCCTTGCTTCATATTAAGGTCTTCTAAGCTAAAAATCTCACACCCAAAATGATTTGCTAACTTAGGTAGCTGATGAGCTATTTGTATGATTTCGTGATTTCTTTTATTTGAAATGTATTTTCTTTCTTTACTTTGACTAGAATACTCTTGTCCTTTTAAAGAATTATCATAATCATTTAGAGCTTTTAAAGAAATAGAACCCGTTTTTATGATTTTATAAGATCCATCGTTTTTCCAATCTACTACTGAATATCCAATGTAGTTGGGATTTAGATCAATACCAAATACTCTGTCTTTAATCTTATCCTGTACTTTTAAATTGTGTTTGAGTTTATTCAAGTCGAAGCTGATATAAACATATTTGGTATCTAGCTTGTAGGTTATCGGTATATATTTGTTTATTTGTAAAGTAATCAGCTGATTCAAATAATCTCTATATCTCTTAGAAGTTCCATTTAATTTTAGAGTGATATGTTCTTTTCTTGAGACTTTAAAAATTATTGTATTTTCATCTTCTATTTGGAATTTTCTATTTCCACTCTTAGATGCTTCACCTACACTATATAGAGGAAGCAGTCTTTTTAGTTGGTATTCTTGTTTGCTGATCTTTCCTTTTAGTCTATCAAAGAAATTCTTTTTACCACCAAATATAACTTTTTCATCTTTCTTTTTCTTGTTCTTAAAACTTTTAACATCAAAGACGGCTGAAGCGAAAAACCATTTATCTAAAAAGATGTTATTTAATTTAGATTGAAGTCTTGTTGTTTCTGCTTGTTTTAAGTCAGGAACTTGCTGATAGAATGAATATGTTGATCTAAAAAGAGAGTTGTAGTTTTTGATACAATCAAGTATTCTTTCTGTATCAGAAGACTTATAGTCTAGCTTGATTGTTATAATATTTTCTTGATCTTTTATCATAAAGACTCTCCTAGTTCTATAGATTTTTTAAGCTTATTCAGTTTTCTTCTGTGAGAATAAGATTTCATAGAAAAATGATGAATAATTACTAGAAGATCTTCAGTAAGTTCCTGTTCATACGATTTATTCTGTATATCCTCACTTATAACAATAATTCTTGTACCGAAGTATCTAAAAATAGACTGTAACATCTCGAATCCAAATCTACATAATCTATCTTTATTCTCTATCACTATCAAATCTATTTTTTCCTTCTATCACCATTTGTGTTAAGTTCTGAAAATCCTTTCTATTAAATAAACACCTTTAACATAAGGCTTATGAGAATCCCATTCAAACAAACAACTATCAGATTTAATTAGAACTTTAATTTTATATTCTTTGTGTAGATCTTTCAGAACTTGTATCAAGAAATCGGCATCAACACCTTCATCTACGAACATTTTATGAAGAATTTCTTCTTCTATATTAGTTACTTTTAAGATTTTTAGAACTTGTTTTTTAATAAAGCTTTTTGAATCCATTTTTACCCCTTTAAATAATCAAAAACAAATGAAGTAATTCTTTGAAACTTGAATTGATTTTAAACTAGCGACCTTACTTGATTCTAATTCAGTATCTTTTAATAATTTTAAAATACTAGGGTTAAACTCAAAAAAGTCTTTTTGAATTACACGATTTCTGTGTGTTTTAAAATCATAACTTATTTTATGTCCTATATTATATTTTTCACAATAAGCAACATTAATTTTAAAATTTTTAATCATATAATTCAATGGTAATTTATTACTCCAATCTATTCTAGATTCATCAAAAATAATTTTCATATTCTTAGTTAAATTAGGAAAGTCTCTGTGAACGAATACACAATTACATATTCTTACTAAATGTTTATTAGCAACAGACTCTGAAAATTCTGTATACCATTTTGAAATATTTGTCATACTTATATTTAATTTATCCGCTATTTCTGCAGTTAACATATAATCTTTAGTTACGAAGTTCATTTTAACCCCAAATAAAATAAGCCGGGTATGCTACCATCATTACTACGGCTACGCCTGCGTAAACTAAGTCAAATGTAAATCTATTATCACCTAATTTTGATTTGAAGTTTTTCATTTAATCTCCTTTATCTTTTAATGAAATAATTATAATATAAAATAACTTAAATGTTTCTTAAATATTAAATATTAAAGTTTATCAAGATAATAAATACTCTAAAAATACATAGAGGCCAAAATGTATAAACTATTATTAGAAAATTCTCTTAAAGAGTCTACAAACTTAATTAACGAAGGTATAGATGCAGATTTTTACCAAGTTATGTTGGGTGATATCTTAAAAGATAAAATCAAATCATTTATAGGACATCATATTGCTGAAGTTCAACCTATGCTGCAACCATCTGGCTATGTTTTTGCAAGACAAGAAACCCAAGACACATTTAAAATTATTAAAAAGCAAATTGATGTGGATACTAATAAATCTATTATCAAAATATCACAGGAAGCTTGGGAAGATTTATTAAATTTAAGTAATCTTAACAAAGCCGGAAATGAACAAACTCCAGAATTATTCATTAACTGGGTTAAGTCTTCTGCGGCACACAAAGAAACTGAAAAAATTATAAATCTTATTAAAGAAAATGCTGTAGATGCTGGTAATCTTACATTAGATGATACCAACGATTCTAAACAAAATGCTGAAACAAACTTATTTTATATATCTAAAAAAGTAGGTGATTTAGTTATTAAGATGAATTCACCTAATTTTAGAACATATGATAGTTTTTGTATCCTTCCACAAACTGGCATAGGCGGTATATTATCATTAAGTTTTACTTATTCAAGAATAGACGACTCAACAGATGAAAATAGAGCGAATGATTATTTCTTAGGTAAGATTAATAATACAAGATATTATTTAAATCCAAATCCTAATGATAATAATGCTTATGTAGGTTTAAAATCTCATAAAGAAAAGGGTGTTAATTCGCTGATTTATAGCCCATATTGTATGAACTTAACAACTGCTTATAATTACCAATCTGGTGAAAGAACTGTAGGTATATTTACAAGAAATGCATATACAATACACCCTTTACATTCACCAACCACACCGATGTTGTATAAGTTTACAATTACCGAAGCTTAATTTTTAAATTTTACACTATAGTGCTATATGGTATTAATTTTGCACTATAGTGCAAATCTAACACTATAGTGTTATATTTTTAAAGCTTCAAATTTTGCATTGTAGCTGAAACGTTAGCTTCTCTTTCTATATCCGGGATTACAACCTTATCAATAGGTTCTATGCTTGCTGCTTTTACTGGTTTAGAACCAAAATTAATATCTAAAGCCGGTTCTGGTTCGTTTTGAATTTCAGGTTCGGGTTCTTTAACAATTTTATCATTTCTAGGTTTATTTTTAATCTTAGTTTCTGGTTCTACCACGCAAGCACCCGAATCATCAAATTCTAAAACTACTCTCTTAACATTTAATGGAAAATCTTTTATTTCTATAATCATTTTAAATCCTATATTTAGTTTAAAGGTTGTGTTGCATCTATAACTGAGTTTTCTTCTTTCATTATTTCCAAAGCAACGTCAACTTCTTTTATACAATTTTTTATCATATTGGCTCTTTGAATTTCATAACCTATGGTTGAGCCGCGATCTTCGAAATACCATTTAGTCATAAAAAATGTAAAGGATACACCAGAAAAAAATCCTAGTAAAAATATTATTATAGTATATTTAAAAAATCCTGAGGCCACAGATTTAATTATTTCCATTTTAGTTCCTTTGACTATAATTATAAACTTTCATTAATAAGATTTAAATATTCATTAGAACTTTTAATAAAATCTTTAAATAAATCAAAGTTTTTTGTTAAAAAATTCTTAAGTTTAATCTTAGTAGTAAAACTATCATTAAAACGATTTAAATCATTTCTAAAAATGAAAGCTCTGGACCCGAAACAATCATAAGCATAATAATCTTCATCAAAAATATTACGATCTTGTAAATCAAATCTAATTTTGATTCTAGTTTCATTATCCTCAATAAGTTCTATTGACAAACCATTACGTCTATCATTTCTAAAAAATTCTATTTTATTATGAGATATTGAGATACCATCTAAAGCATCTTCATCTATTTCAATCATGCCAGCTTCATAAGCGTCTATTTCAGTACGATAATAAGCACTTTCTCTTATGGAGTTGTCTTTAATAATTATGAATTGAGTTCTATAGTTTACTTTTAAGTTAAAATCTGGGCAAGCTTTTAACATTTTAGCTATTAAATCATTGTTAAAATCTTTTATTTCTTGTATTTTTGCGTTTTTAATCATTTTATCTCCTTTTATTTCTAATATTATATAATAATAACTTTAAAATAAGCTTAAAATTCTATATTACTTATGAATTTGTGTTTTTATTTCTTTTATATAATATATGAAATATTATAAGAATATATAAATATCTATAATTATGTATAATTTTTCTTAAAAAGACTTTAAATGTATATTATTGGAGAATTTTCTAGAATTATAGGTGTTACTAAGACAACCTTAAGAAATTAATGAGAAAAACTATATAATTTATATCAAATATTATATATTCTGGACTTAAAAGTATATTAAACTAAATAAATATAGAAATTATTTTAGAATTTTCAAAAATTGAAAGTTTTGAAATTTAAATATAATAAAACGAGATTTAAAAGAATTCCAGTTCTTTTAAATCTCTAATTTTAAACATAGGTATAATATGTCTAAAACTAAAAATATTTATAGCACTGTTAGAAGTGTTAAATTTGTATTAAAGCCTAACATTAAACAAAGAGAGATACTTGAATCATTCTTTGGGTTATCTAGGACTATATACAATATTTCTTTACATAATATAAAGAATTCAAAATTTGGAACTTATGAAATTCAAAATGGTAAAAACAAAGGTTGTATAGTTCCAAGAATTCCAACTGAGTTTGATTTGAACAATTCTATACCTAAATTAAAAGATGGATACAGCTTTTTATCTTTATTACCAGCTACTTACACCCAATCTGTAATGAAAAATCTTAGCAGGGGATTTAATAATTTTTACAGAACTTTCAATTATCCTAAATTTAAAGCTAAAAAGAACAGTATTCAAAGCTTTAATTGTTATGCTGGAGCAAAAATAGAAGGTGATCATATAATTCTAATAAAACCAAGATGTTCTGATTACACTAAAGAAGATTTAAAGATAAGATTTAAAAGACATAAGATAAAATATAATTTTGATAAGGTGACTGGATTTACCATTTCAAAAGAAAATAATAAGTATTTTATCTCTTTCACTTTTCATTGTAATATAGAAAGTAAAGAAACATCAGATGCGGTTGGTATTGATCTAGGTATTAAAGATTTTTGTATTTGTAGCGATGGAACAATATATGAAAATAAAAGATTTCTTGAAAAATCACTAAGAAAATTAAAGATTTCTCAAAGAAAGTTATCAAAGAAACAAAAGGGTTCTAATAATAGAGAAAAACAAAGATTAAAAGTTTCAAAGCTTCATAAAAAAGTGAAGAACCAAAGAAATGACTACCAACACAAAGTCTCAAGAGAGATAGCTGATAAGTATAGAACTATTTGCCTTGAGACTTTAAAAGTCAAGAATATGGTTAAGAATAAAAAACTGGCTAAAGCAATATCTGATGTTAGTTGGAGTTCTTTCATAGAAAAATTAAGTTATAAAGTAGCCGAAAACCAAGGCTGTTTAATTAAGATTGATACGCACTACCCTAGTAGTAGAACCTGTTCTAATTGTGGTTGTATTAAAGAAAATTTAAGTTTATCTGAACGAACCTATAATTGCGAAGAATGTGGATTTAGTATTGATAGAGATTTAAATGCTAGTATCAATATTTTAAATCTTGGATTAAAGAATATAGTGGCTACTGTAACAACTACAGGAACCACTCTAAAAAATTAAAGCTTGTGGAGTTCTTAAACAACGCTAGAAATAGAGAAGGACAATGAAGCAAGAAAAACTATTAAAAATGTAAAGAATTTTTATAGTTCTTTATAATATTTTTTTAATAGTTTAGTTGGTTCTTTAAGTATTTGACATTGTATTTATTGAAATAATTCAAACACATGCCAACATTACAACTTTTGAATTTACAAACTTGATAATCTTTTAACTTCAGAACTTCTTCTACAGTCAAAGTTTTTCTTGAACAATTTTCAATGATTCTATCTGGGTAAACGTGAAGTCTCAAACCATTGCAGACCATACCGAGATAATTTTGACTCGCAAACTCAGATTCATTTATATGTTTCTTAGTTCCTCGGGAAATCAATACGTAGTCTCTATCTGCATTAAGGTCAACACCTGCTACATTTTTATTTGGATTACTAAAACCAAACCCTGAAATATGAGTACAAATAATATTAGTAAATCCTTGAGATTCTAAGAAATCTTTAACATTTTGAGTTCTTTCTATTAAATCTGGTTTTTTATGGTTAAAAAATAATTTAACTTCTTTTGGTAAATCTATGTCTAAGAAATATTTAAGCCTTTCAATATATTGATTAGAATTAATTTGAGAAGCGTGATAAGTTGTAACTAAATCTAGGTTTCTATATTCTTTTAGACGTTTATAATGATCTTTTATATATAATAGATTTGTTAAAATTGTTACGTCTTTTAGATCCTTAAATAAGTCTAAATAATTATAAAGATAATCACACATTAGTGGTTCACCACCACATAAAACTGCGGATTTTAATCTAGGAAATATAGCTTTAACCAAATTAAAACATTTTAAATCTGCTTCGCTTTTAGTATTTTTAGCAGCATTAAAATCTGTAAAACCTGAATTACAACAATATTCACAACTAAAACAACATTTATTGGTTGTCATTATCGCAGCTCGAATACCTTCAAACTCTAATGTTCCATTTAGTAGTTTTTCATATGAACATTCAGAACCCGAGAAGTCTATTTTATTCATTTTAAACCTTTGTGGCCTTTTAAACTTTAAACTAAATAATTTATTATATTATCGGACTCATCCAATATAAATTGACCCAGATCTGTTTCTAAGCGTCTTTCTAAACCAGGATCTTTATAATTAATATTCCATAAATCAAAATCTATACCTAAGATTCTACATTCTATTATAAGTCTAGGTGAACAATCAAAATGTCTCATAATAGGTGTATATACATACTTACTAAAATTAAAATTCTTGATAGGTTTATTTGTTGAATTCTGTATATTCAAATAATCACTATACATTACAATATCAGGATAATCTCTTATTAGATCTTTTATTTGAGATTCTGATAATGCCCTACAATTTTTAGTAATATGAGCAAAAGGTTTATCTCCTGGTATATGATTTAAATGGGGTAACACTTTCTTAGTATAATTTATTCCCAAACCAGGATATATTTTATGATCTGCTAAAAAAGTCACATATTCTGGTTTATCTTCGGATTCTAAAAAACTAGGACCACAAGCAAACGAAAATACTTTACCTAGTAATTTAGACTTATATTGATTTAAAAACCAATACCCACCATCGGTTACTAGTATATTTCTAGCTTTAATTGCTAATATCTTAGTATCTAAAAAATACATATCATTTAAATCAAAATCTACACTATAGTGTCCTTTTACGAAATCATTAAAAGTTTCTTTAGTTACTACTTCTGGAATTAAACATTTAACATTAACACCTTTATTTTTAAAATACCAGTAATAATCTAATACTTCAAATAAATGTCCGGATAATCCGTGCATTTTAGTATTATTAAAGTGAAAACTATGAGTCACTAATATATCTGCTTTAGTATCTAATATCATCGTTTAATCCCTGTTTTTGTGTGATTATGAATGTATTTCAAATCTTTAAATTTATAATAGCATTCATAGTTTTTCTTTTTGTGTATTCAAAATAAGGTTCATCACAAAATTTATATTTTTCATTCGTAATATATTTTTTAGTATAATATAACAACTCTTTCATAAAATCAATTTGTTTTTCTAAATTATTAAAATCTAAATCTTCGATATTGTTTACATTTAGATTTAAATTACTAACACTTTTTAATTTATTTAAGCAATATTTGTTAAAATCATTGATTTTAGATTTTTTATATTCTGCTAAACGATCTTCAAGACTAGGTTTCAAACCTATGGATTTGCGTTTTCTATCATATAAGTAAGTATTACATTTCCATATTCTAATACCAGCTCTAAATAATCTTTTAAGCCTTGATATTTGCAGACTTCTTTCTACACCAAAATCAATATTTTTATAATCTAATGTGATATTACCGCGCCAATCACTATTGGCTACAATTACATATTGTTTGTCTGTAACAGCAATATAAAGTATATTTGGGTTTATTTCAATTTGTTTAGCTTCGTAGATTTCTTCAAATCTAGCTTCGTTAATATTAAATGAAGGTTTTAAACGTTCAAGATTTTTGATAGCACTTGTAATTTGACTTTGAGTTCTATTGAAATATACTTTGTTGTTTTTATATCCTAAAAATATTTTTGTAATGTGTTTCATTTTATCTCCTTTATCTTTTAATGAAATAATTATAATATAAAATAACTCAAAAGTTTCTGAAATACAAGCTGATTTTAGTGTTTAAGCTTAAAAAGTCTTAAAAGCTTAAACCTAAAAGTTTTTAAACACTACAACCCCCAGATCCACAACCTTCAATTACTTGATCACCATCTGCATCATCTGTAGTTCTAAAATTAGCATAATACAATGATTTGACACCTAAATTGAAGCATTCTATAAATTCTTCTATAACATCTTCAATATTAACTTTTTTAGTTTCTACGATATTATAATATTGATTTGTACTAATACTTTGATCTACATATCTTTGTATTGTACTCACTAATTTAAGATAATCTTTATTATTAAAGTCAACACCCCAAGCAGTCGTATAATATTTTTTGGCTGTTTTATAGAAAGGAACCAACTGTTTTACAGTAGAACTTTTTTCTGTTTTAATAGTTACTAATTCTCTTGGAGGTTCGATACCGGGTGTTGCTGAACTTGGCTTTGAACTGTTGTGTGAAATAATACCATCATTAAGAAAATAATTATGATATTTTTCAACTTCTAAATCCCAGGTTTTAATTTTTTTACCGATTTTAATGTTTTTAACAATTTTGTGTTCTATAAACTTATCAATTATCGTATCACCCGGTCCTAACAATGAAGCTGCTACCCATATATTATTACCATTCCTTTCTACTAATAATTCGTGATTAGCTGTCACTTCACTAACATCAGAATCTGTTTCTATTTCAATTACATCAACTTCACCGTTATAATAAAATCTATTAGATATCGAATCTCCTTCAAATGTAGGAACTTTTAATGGTGATTTAAGATCATACCAACCTATTTTTAAATCATTGTAATCTATTGATTCTCTATTACAAATATCTTTAAGATTAAAATTACCTTCGTAAGTCTCTATTGTATGATCTTCAGAAATGCAATTCCCAGCGGGCGGTACAGCTGACAAGCTTGAATGGCGCATACCGTATTTAGACAATTCTTCACGAAGTGACTCCCAATCTAATTTTGTTTTAAATTCAGGTTTAATTCCAGCTTCTAAATATCTTTCGAATATAAACTTATTATCACTATAAAAAGATTCATTATATAATTCACAAGCACCCCGTTCTTTTGCTAAATCTATTGAAGTTTTAACTAAGTTAAAATAAAATAATTCCATTAAATCATTAATATGTTCGCGTGCTTCTTTTGTATTGTAAAATAATTTCGATTTAGCAAGATATCCAAATAAGTTAGAAACACCAATACCTAATGTTCTACGTTTTGTAGCCGAGTATTCAATTTCTGGCATAGCAAAATCAGAAATATCAATCATATTGTCTAAGAACCTAACTAAGAAATCAGCAACTTTTGGAATGTCAGATTCTTTAGAATGTCCAAAATTTATATTACCCAAGATACAAGTTCCAAGTTCTCCTGGTATACCCCTATAATTATCTAAACTATGACTAGGCACAGATATTTCACAGCACAAATTTGTCATATATAGATTTTCTTTAAAACTTGAATTAACGAAGTTATCAGCAAAAACAATATAAACTCTACCAGTAATCATTCTCTCATTTATAATTAAAGATAATAAATCATAAGAATTAATTTTCTTTTTACTTTTATTAGGAACTTTAGCGCTATAATGTTTATATAATTCATCGAATCTTTTATAATCACCTAAGGCATCATATAAATCTAATTTGGGATCCTTATTACCTACAGCATTCATATGGAATAAAAATATATCCTCTTTATTAAGAGCTTTTTCTAAGAACCATTTATTGATGATAATAGTTTGATCAGTATGTCTAGCTCTATTTTCTAAAGATCCTTTAGAATCACCTAGTTGTGAAAATAATTCTATTTCGTAGTGAAAGAAAGGCATTGATAGATTGCTTGCTCCCCCCCTTCCGTGCTGAACCAGCGCAGACGTAGCAGATTCAATGGCTTTAACGATCGGCAACATACCGGTATGATCTAACCTTGAAGGTTTACCTACTGGAGCTCCTAAACCTCTGATGAAACTTGTATTGATACCTAAACCACTTTTAGCACTTGTACATTTTAAAACAGCTTCTAAACCCCTAGCAAAGCTTTCAACTGAATCACCAAAGTTTAATAAATTACAAGATATAAATTTCTTATAACTTGTTCTTGCACCATTCATAATCGGAGTAGGTAAAGAAATTTTACGCTGTGATAATAATTCATACCCAAGTTTAACATATTTTTTTCTATATTCTATATCAGTATTATAAAAAATAGCCATTGGTATCAATATAAAAACTTCTTGAGGAACCTCAATGCATTTTTTATTATGTTTGATCAAGTACTTAGAATACATTTGATTTAATGCGCTGTAAGGTAGTTCGTTATCTAATTCATAATTAATTAAAGACCCAAAATAGTCAAGCTCTTCATCACTATAAGCATTAAGATCTTCGGTATAGAAACCTTTTTTAATACGTTCTTTAACTTGTGATTTAAAATCTAATGGTGTATATTGTTTATAAACTTCTTTTCTGAGTTTTTGATTTAATAATCTACCAGCAACTAACTCATAATCTGGAGAATCTTCGCTGATTTTTTCTTGTGCAGATTTAATTAAAGAATCTTGTATGTCTACACTTTTTGCACCATCGAATATTTTTAACCTAGCATCTTTAATAATGCTAATAATATCTACATCGAGGTTTTGACAAGCAAAATGTAGGTGTTTATGTATTTTTTCAGCATCGAATATTTCACGTTCTCCGTTATTTTTAACAATATGTATAGTGTCTAAATTCAAATTATATCCTTTAATTGTTGGTTAAATATTTATGATATTGAAGCTTTACATCTTTAATACAACCCATAATCCGATCTACTACGGAATCTTTTTGTGTAGAATCTATATGATTATTCATATAATCCAAAATAAAGTCGATTATTTCATAATCTGATAGCTTCTGGTTTTTAATTTGTTCTTGTATATCCAGAAACATTTATCTCCTTTTAATTATAACTAAAAATAGCTTAAAATCCGTTTAAATTCTATGCAATCTTCAGGTGTTATTTTTGATTTAATAGTTTTGTTTTGTAAAGATCTTACTATTCCTGACATCTCTCTTAAATGTTTTTTATTGTTTAAATTATCATCATATACTAAGACTTTTAAAATATGATTAAAGATATTGTCTGAGTTGTTAGTAAATTTAGATATCATCACATCTTTGCTAAAAGCTTGTTCGTATAAGTAGCCTTTAAAAGTCATCTTAATTTCCTTAACTTTTAATTAAAATAATTATAATTTATTTTAGCTTAAACTTAGCTTAAAAATCCTTGATGTTCTTTAAATATCTTTTAAAATCTTCTTTAAAATTCAACTCTCCTTTTGTGATCTTTTGACTGACATCTTCTAAAAAAGCTTTTATGTATAATAGTAACTTTTTCTCATTTTTAGGTGTTTTTAGTGGAGTTCCGTTGTAGTTATAAGACTTTATTTCACTTTGTAATGATTTTATTCTTGAGTCTTCAATGCAGTCATCAATCAAAGCTTTTATAGAAGACTTTAAGATACTATCAGGGATATGTTTATTTGTATTTTTGATTTTTACTCTTAAAATCTCATTTAAAAATCCATTTATTTGTCTTTCCCATTCTTCTCCTGGAAGGGCTGATTTTAAGTCTTGTCCGATATAAACTTTCAATAAATGAGTAATGATAGAATTAAATTGAGAGTCGCAAACTGAAACAGCAACTTTTCTTTCTACAGCCATTTCATTTAGAGCTTTATTCTTCAGATAATCTATAAATTTCATTTAATTTCCTTAACTTTTTAATTAAGAATATTATAACTAAACATTACTTAAAATAAGTTTAATTTATAAAGAAGCTATTGAATATGTTAAAAGAAAAGAAGCTTGAGTTAAGCTTCTTTAGATTGTAGAAAAATTATATTGTATCTAGGTTGCTAAAACTATTTTTGATGTGGTATCTTAGAATTAAAGGATTATAAGCATCTAAAGTATCATTATAAGTATGATTATCTATGTCTTCACATTCTGCGAAAATAAAAGGTCTGCCACTAATTTTTGAAATTATTTTACCATCTTTTCCAAACATAGGACTTCCCAATTTAAACTCTTCCCCAGTGAAACACATTATCAAATAATAATCGCCACTTTTAGTGGAAAATGTAACAGCTTCTTGATTGAACTTTTTACCAACATTTATTAAGACTTTTTTAAGCTTTCCAGTATCATTAATATCTATAACGATAAATGATATCTCTTTTACAATCTTTTTATTCCCTTTTGAGTCTGTTTCTTCATATGTTCCTTGGATTTGTGTTACAGAATAACCATTGGCTAGTAAATAGTTTTTTAATTTCTTATTATTTTCTTGGTTTTCTTCTTTAGTATTTTCACCACGATATGCACTAATAGTACCAGAATCATGTTCTTTATAGTGCTTGTATAATCTAGCTAATGAAGATTCATTAAATTTGACATTGGTGTTTATCTCAATATTATCAAGATTTTTAAAATCTCTCAAACTTTTAATATAATCTTTGAATTTCATTTACATTCCTTTATAATTATTAGATTATAATATATTTGAACTTAAATTATGTTGAATACACGAATAAATATACAAAAAGCAGGATAAATGGCAACTGTTACCTTAAACAAACTTGCTAGTGTTATTAATACTATCAAATGGAGTAAAACCTCTGATTTTATAGTCATTATGAAACCTATTAATGCTACTTTCCAAAATCTTATAAACTGGGGAAATCCCACTGAAACGCAAAATAGTATAGATATTTGTTTAAAAAGTATTAATTTGCCGCAATATACCGGTAGATTTGAAGAATTATTAATTGGAGGAACTTGGGTTTTAGCACGTGGTGCAGACCCAGTATACCAAGTGGATATGACCTTCAGAGATTTTGATAATGCCAGTATGTATCGTAGATTTGTCAATGCTTTTCAAATATCAAAAGGTAACTACAATGATGTCTGTGCTTGGCTAATTCAGGTTTATTTAAGCAATGGTTCTAAAAACATCTTAGTAATGGAAACTCAGGACGCATTACTAACAGATGTCTCGCAAATACAATTATCTCAAGACAACAATGAAATTATAGAATTTAATGTTAGTTTTAAAATGAATCAGCCAAATCACGACAACACAGATATTAAAAACATTCAATTAGCTGGCACTTCTAATACGACCGGCAATGATAGTGTACAATCTAAAGCAAGTTCATATTTTAGTAATATGTTAAAAAATGGATTAAGTGCAGCACAGAATGCAGTTCAGGATACTTTTGAAAATTTAGTATCTAAATGGTAAAAAATATACAAGGAAAATTAAATGGCATTAGAAGCATCTAAAATAAAAATAATAGATTTCGTATACGAAACAACTAAAACATTAAGTCAAATTACAGAAGAAGCTGTTACTGAAATGCAGGGATTAGTTGCTAAAAATGATGGTAAACCAGTATATGTTAGAGTAACAGACGTGGATCAAAGCAGAGTTATTTTAATAAACTCTGATGGTAAGATCATAAATAATACTAGTAATAATATCGTTCAGGATAAAAGAATAGATAGACTTATAAAATCTTTAGCTTAAAGGTGAAAAATGCAATTTAAAAAAGTTGATGTTTTAATATCAGAAAATCTCACAAAAGAACAATTAAAAGAAAAAGTTCTAGCAGAACTTAATAAAATAAGCAAAGAATCAAATCCTAGTATTAGTTATATCGCTAATATTCACGATATAGTTAATGGTAAATATTGGATTTGTATGGATTCTGAAACTAAAGAGACTATGGGCACCACAGACGAATTAATAGACCTTCAATCAATTTTTAGACATACGACTGAAAACCCAGATGAAGCTTCAAGAGATTTATTATACAGTTCTAAATATATAGAAGATAATTTTCTTCGAAAAATAATTTTTGAAACTTATAAGGGGACTAACGATTCTAGGCTTGCTAAATTAGAAACTACAGTAGGTACTAACGAAAAAGATATAGAAGATAAACATTATAAATTAGAAAGAAGAGTAACAACTGCTGAAAACAACATTACTACCAACAAAGAATTAGAAGATACTAGGCATAATGAATATACTCAATTTAAAAAAAATATAGAAAATAACATTCTTGGTATTAATAATACCTTAAATACAAAAGCAAATCTGGGTGGTTCAGAAACGCAAGTATTTAATGTTGCAGACCCAACAAGTGATTGGCACGCTATTAACTTAGCTTATGCCAAGAAGAATTTTAATGCAGATTTAATTAATACACATAAAGCAGCAACTAATAATCCACATAAAACAAGCATTGCTAACTTAATTGACACAAGTATTGTTGGTCCAGCAAATAATCATATTTTGCAGTATGACTCAAACACTAGAAAATGGAAAAATGCAGTTCTAAGTGTAGATTTATCTAATTATTATAGTAAGTCTGAAGTAGATTCTAAATTAGGCACTAAAGCCAACACAAATAATGTTTATGATAAATCTGAAATTAATACTAAATTTGATTCGTATTATAATAAATCTACTGTAGATTCTTTTATGGAACTTAAAGCAAATACCGAATCTGTTTATGATAAATCTGAAATTGATACTAAATTGCAAGATATGTTGACACAAGCTGATAATAGATATTTACCAATAACCACGATAGTGCCTCAAATATTGACAGAATCTATCGAAAAAACAGTTGGTGCAGGCGGTGATTTTGAAACACTTTGGGAAGGAATACAATACTGTACTCGATATATACCAACAAATGGTGCATACTTCACACTAAAATTAAAAAGTGGGTTCGTTTGGAATGAAAATATATCAATTATAAATACAAATATAAGTTTTATTAGGATTATTTCGGAGGATATCGAAGTAATGGTAGACACTTCGGTTTCTGGAATTTTATTTTTATTGGACAATTCAAGAGGTCCTGCGTGGGAAATTTTACTTAATGGGAACGGACGTGCAATAACTAAGGTATTTGACGTGGGTCGTAATTCTAATATTGTAATTGGTTCTAATAAAGGTGCGTATAATTTTGATTGTACTGCTGCGATATATTTATGGGGTAATTCACAATGCCAAGCTTTAGGCTCAAAATGGGGTAATCTGAGAGTGACTGGTAGCGCCGTGCGAGTAGATGGAAATTCAAATATAAATTTAAAAAGTGCTAGATTTCTTGATACCCCAAATTTATGTGTCGATTTAATAGGCGGAACTGCATTTGTCTGTAGTGCGACATTTACTAATTGTGGTAATACTAAATTCAATATACCCACTAACCAAGTGACCGCAAATGGTATATTATTTGACGACGGAGTATAAATGTATATAAGTAAAAAATTTTTAAGTGATTTAGGAAATTTAAATAAAAACTCGATTAGTTGGGCTGCAGCTTCAAACACAAGTATAGCTTTATTAAATAGAAGTTTAAACACGAGTGAAAATAATCAGTACATAGACGACATTACACCTGAAGAAATTCAAGCAGGAACACAAGCAGTAAAAGAATACTGCTTAGCTAATAATCTTATGGATTTATATTATGAATATGTGCTAAATACTGCAAGTGAATCCGAAAAACTCAATGTAATTAAGGAAAAGAAGAAGTTTGAAATACAAACTAAAAGGGACATAGCTTTAGAATCAGGTTTTGTATTCAAAGGCCATACATTCCAAACTAGGGAAAAGGATAAACTTAATATTAATGGAATGGCCGCTAATATATTGTTAGATATACAAAGTGGTACTAATTCAATAACTGAGATTACTTGGATTGACTTGAATGATGAAAAGGTTAATTTTACACCTCAAGAATTTTTATCATTTGTTTCAAAAGTAACCGAATATACGCAGGAAGTAATATTTAAAGCGAATACATTAAAAGAAAAAATTAATTCATCTGAAACTGTTAAATCTGTCGATAAAATTAAATGGGAATAATTAAGTTTGTTAGTAGAATGTGAGATATATAAAGCTATACCGTCTTATAAGGTTTATGTCTACTTATAAGGTTTGAGCTACAAGGTGAATACGCTGATATTGTGCCAATCAAGCAACATATTCAGACGCCGTATAGAGTTTAATTCTATACGGCGACTCTTCAACTTTATTAAAATGATAAATTATGTTTAAAAACATAATTCAAAGGGCTTACGCCCGCTTTTTTAGCATTTCTTGTTACTAAGTTATTAGCAACTCTGCTTATTTTTTTAAGCTCGTCTAGTAAAGATTCGCGTTTTTTATAAAGAGGTTCTAACTTTTTCTCAATATTCTCAATTTCACTGTCGTATTGTTCTAAACCTTTGTTGAGTTTTTCATTGTCAACGTTATCGGGTGTAATCTGTGCAGCTAAGCCACCTAGTTTAAAGTAAGCTGTAGTCTGTGTAGCTTCTAGTTTGCTTATTTCGGCTTGTAATTCATCTTTTTTTTTGGCTACTTCTTGATATCTATTTCTGAGTTCCTCTATAGCAGACGCGTCTGTCTTCAACGCTTCATTTATAGTAATATTGTTTAAATAATCTTTAAATGTCATCTTAATCCTTCAAAATATATTTAAATATATTTATTGGTTACGTAAACATATAACATCACAATTTAATAAACATAAGTAAAAATTACAAATAAATCTTAATTATGTTTATATATAAATTTTAATAATGGTGTAAGCAGCAGGACTCGAACCTGCAGTGCCAAGAGACGCCAGATTTACAGTCTGGTGGGTTAACAATTACCCGAATGCTTACTAATGTTAGAATGGTCGGGATGAAAGGACTCGAACCTTTGACCTACGGCTTAGAAGGCTGTCGCTCTATCCAGCTGAGCTACATCCCGAAATGTATTTAAATATTTTTATAATTATATAATATTTAAACTTAAAGTTTAATTAATTTAAAAATCAAACTGCAACTTTTACATTACAGTTTGAAAATCCTGGTTAGAATCTAACCATTTAAAAAACTTTTAAACTTCACTTAAGAGCCAGGAACTAACACTAAAGTGTAAAGCTTTAAATCTCTTAAACAATATAATTATATAATATATAAACTTAAAGTTTAATTAAATTTAAAACATTTTACACTATAGTGTCAATATTTGAGCAACTAATTAAAGTTCCAATCGGTTTTTGGTTTATCTGATAATTTTGGAACTTCTGCTGGAGCTTGAATTTGCATCGTAGGTGTAGCTAAGTCCTCGATTCTCATATTCATATAATTAATATGCATATCAAAACTTGAAGTTCTACCATTATAACGATTCTTAGTTATTTTAAATCTAATAGTATTTTTCTTTTTAAGATCTTCAGTTTGTAATAAGAAACAAATCCAATCAGCAGTCATAGCAGTACCCATAGAATCTGAAATAGCTTCATTGTTAGAATCTGTATTATTTACAGCTGATCTATTTAATTGAGAACAAGAAAATATCGGAATATTTTCTGTGACTGCAATAGCACGAACTTCTTCACCAATGGCCTTAATATAACTATATAAACCTGCACTTGCAGAAACTCTATCGGATTTCATTAAGCCTAAATAATCTAAGAATATTGCATCAAATTTTATATTATTAGCTTTATACATTTCTAATAAAGATTTTAAATCATTTGAACTAAAAGAACCAGCTGGGAAGTTTTGAACATATAAGCTACCAATACCAGATCTTTTTAGTTCTTCAAACTTAGTTCTAATAACACTAGGGTCTACGTCTTTTAAAGCATTAATTTGTATATCTAATAAGTCAGCATCTATTCTTTTTAAGAACTCAAAATTAGATAATTCTAAGCTGACTAATAATACATTTAAACCTTGTTTGAGAAAATCACCAATACTGGTACTCATTAATAAACTTTTACCAATACCTGCAGGAGCCATAAAAATATTCAAAGTTCCATTAAGAAAGCCTTCACCAATATACTCATTTAAAGTATTGAATCTTAAGTATTTGATACCTTTTCTTGGATTTTGATAATAATCAATACGCTCTTCTATATTATTATATTCATTGCCAAGATCTTTGTGAATATTCACAAGTTGTGAAGCATCTATAAGATCTTTGGCTTTTTGTTTATAAGTTTCATCTTTTTTGTCGATGAACTCAGCGCCTAACATTAATGCTTTTGTAAACATTTGATCCTTAATGAATTTAACAGTTAAATCATCTAAGAATTCTTTATTGATATTTTCTGAGTTTCTAGCATCATTAAGTTTAGTAGCAATCTGGGTTCTTGCTTCTTTATTGGGAATATCTTTAATTTGAAGTGCTATTTCTTGAATACTAGGAGTTGTATTATAATTAGAATAAAAATTATCTATTAATTCATAGATTTTTTGGTTACCAAAGTCTGTGAAAATACTAGGTTTTAAGATTGGTCTTACTCTATTAAAAAAATCTTTAGATTCTATGATATTTTTTAGAAGAACAGATTCAAAATTATCCAAATTAAACTCCTTTGATTTAAAATTTTTAATATTATATTATATAAAGAACAATTAAAATTTAATTAAATTTTTTACTAAAGATCTAGCAAATTACACTATAGTGTTAATTTTTACACTAAAGTGTTAAATGCTAAGATCTATAGTGTATTAACATTAAACTCGGATTTGAACCTGTTTTCTTAATTCAGGATCTTCAAAAGCACCACCATAGAATTCTGAAGTAAATCCCCCTTCAGTATTCCTAGCACCTCTAATCCATTCACAAGTATGTTTAATATTACATAACTTGACATAAACATCTTCAGTTTGTGCCGCTTCTTTAATTTTATTATAGATTTCTTTAGTTAAGTCTTCTTGTAGCCAATAACGTCTAGAGACGAAATCTGCTAATCTTTGCAACTTAGAAATACCTAGAACATAATCTTTAGGTATATAACTAACTATTGCATAGGAATCATTGTCAAAATCTGTATTAAATGGTAATAAATGATGACTACAATTACTTGCTATGTTAATCCTTTTAGTAATTGGGATCTTAGCTGCGTCTTTATTTGGAAAAGTTGCTATTCTAACAGGTTTCATAAATCTACCAGAGCCACACTCAGTATCATCATCGGTGCCAGCACCAGCCATTAGCTTAATGACTCTGCCTGGTGTTCCTAAATTACCATTTTCAAAATCTGCTTTAACATTTGGGTCTTCTAAATCAATTTTAAGTATTTCAAAAACTTCTTGTAATTTTTTAGTAGCTAATGTTCTCATAATAAAATGAGCTTCGTTTGAAATACTTTGATTAGTTTCAAATATATTTTCACTAGCTTTAAATGGTTTGATGCTTAAGTATTCTTCTACAAAATCTTCGTAAGCTTCTCTTGAAACTTCTGGAAATTTTTTCTGAAATAATTCCCAAATAAATTTATCTTCTTTTAACATTATACCTCCTTAACTTTGCATAGATTCGAGCATCCAAATATATTTTTGGAGACGAATTCTAAATGTTCTTAAGATGTCTTCTGTAACAGTATCTTCAATTTTAATAGCTTCTTGAATAAGAACTGCTACTGAATTGTCAACTAATTTAAAATCATTTATTAATGTGCTAGCTATAGTATCCAAATCAAGTTTTGTAGCTTGTAGATCTAAAATATATGGATTTTTCAGATCGTGGATTTCTTGTATATTAACACAAGGTGTTAAATTCAATTGAACTAATCTTTCATTGAATGTATCAAACGACTCTTGAAAAAATTCATAATATTCTTGTGTTATTTCGTGAAGTCTGTGAAATTGATTGCCTTTGGCTAAGTAATGCATTCCATTTAATTTAATAAAGATTTGCATACACGTAGCTGAAAGTTGTTTTAAATTATCCATTTATTGTTCCTTGGTGTTAAAAATTTTTGACACACGTCAATCTTTAATCTGCAATTTTTGAGATCAAAATCTTAGAAAACTCAGATTCAAAGAGAATTCTAAATGCGTTTTTACTCTCGTTATATTTAATCTTTAAAGTATAATTTGTTACCGGCAGTTTAACAAAATTTTCAATATTGATTTTCAGTTTAAAATCCATAGTTGAATGATTTAAAAACTCTTTGCTAAATGTATTATTAGAAGAATTAAATCTATTATGTGCATCTAAATATAAATATAAATCATTTGATTTACCTTCTATACTTAAAACATTTAATTCGTTGTAAATACTTGAAGCTTGTTTAATTTGTTTTATGACTTCAATACTAATGTCAACTCTGGCAACTTCTGGAAAATTATCTAAACTTTCAATAATTGAAGCTTTTTGATCAAAGTTTTCCATTACAGACAAATCTGAAATTGTATAAACACTTTTTGTCCCCGGTGTTTCAAATTCTATTGCATTGTTAGTTCTTGTAATTTCTGGATTATCAAATAATGCGAACATATGAACAAACTTATTTAATTCATATATACCAGTATCTGGGAATTCTTGACATCCTAATTTAGACGCATCTATATTTACAAGCATATCTATAGCTTCAGAATTTAATGTTGTTATTGGATACTTAAGAATAACTTTATCAGTTATACTCGACATTTTTGAAAGTTCTTTAATGAAATCTTTTGTGATCATTTAATCTCCTTTGGATTTTGTTTGATTCTTGGTTGTAATTCTACTCGGTTTCCTGCAAGTTGTATATTTAAATTATCTGCACCTAAAACAATGTTTTCACTCTGTATAATTAAAGATTTATTGAATTTTATATGAACTGCAGAATCTGAAATCTTAACAGAATCTATCATACCTAATAATGTATCTAATATAAGATCTTTAGAAACTTCTTTTGTTTCTTGAAATATAATATCTTGGCATTCTTTAATACAAGTTTCTTGTGATTTATTAAGGATTTCTGATTTCGGTATAAAACTTAATCCATTCATAGTTCTCCTTTCTATTAAAATCTAACGATATTATAATATACTAGCACTTAAAATATACTTAAATCCTAGGCGCTTATAGTAACTCAAAATCGTTGTTTAAATCCACTTTAATTTCAGTATTAAGAGTTTAGTTTATTAAATTTTGACATTGTTTTATTCACGTAATTTGCTTGATATTTTCCGTAGTATCTTGAAGCTGCTGATTCGTACTTATTTTTTGTATTAGATATCTTTGGTAAAGATTTCAAATAACTAAGTATATATGCAGTCCCTTCTATATTCTTTTTCCAATTTTTAAGATCTTTTTTAGATTTTAAACTTGTATTAGACTTAAGTTTATCTCCCCAAAAATCCCAAACAATAGCACCCATACCTTGAGCTTGTATCTCTTTTTTAAGTGTTCTAACATAAGTAGGTTTATGAATAACGTCGTTTCTAAATCTTGATTCTTTCCATAATACTGCGTATAAAAATGCTGGGTTTATTTTGTATTTTTTAGATTGTTTCCATATTTCAGCAAGTATTAGAGATTGTTGTTTATCACTTAAGTGATACATTGACGACATATCTTTCATTAAAGATATTTTTAAATCTTGAACTTTAGAACTTAAATGATTTAAATTAATTTTGGTATCATTTAATTCTTTTTTGGTTTTATTAAGTTCTATTTGAAGATCTTGAATTTTAAATTCTAAATTTTTAACTTTTGTATTATTAATATCAAGCATAAAATAAACAACTGATAAAATAATAATCAAAATTATTCCCATTTTATTCAGTTTATCGTAATTCATTAAAATCTCCTGTTAATGAAGCTTTATATTCATCAATAGTTTTTAGCATAGGATAAGCTTCTTTTATAATTTCTAAAGCAGTATCAGTAAGTTTTGATCTAAGTATTAAAACATAATCGTATCTAAGATTTAATTCAGGATCTTTGAGTTTTTTAACATCGATAATTGCATTATCTTTTAAGAAACGTTCTCCAAACTCGTTAAATTCTTCTAAATCTATTTTAGATTGTGGGTATTTGTAATTTGTTAAAACTAAGTTGCATTCTGAGTCTTTTAAGGAACTTAACATTTTGTATTTAGAAACTCTCATATTATCTCCTTTTGATAATTATAATATAAAATATCTTAAGAGCTCCTTAAATATAAAATGAATTATCCAACAATAAAGACAGCAGGTTCTGTAAATTTATTTGAAAGTTCCTCGTTTAATCTTTGTATTTCATCTTGAGCTAATTGTCTAATATCACTATAATTAACTTGCGAACCATTAATTAAAGGTGCTGAATATTTTCCTAAGACTACACTTTGCATCAATCTGGCTTGAGCTACAGACATTGCTTTGACCCATTCTTGGTCATATATTTTATCGTGTTCATCTGGTATGTATTTACATTTAGCTTCAATTAACAAAGGCCCGTGGTAATTTTGATATATTGATAATAATCCCTTATGTGAGTTAAACTCGAAATTAACACGTCGACCAAAGTATTTGTCAACTAAGGATCTTGTAGAACTTAAAGTAACTAAGTAACTTAAAGCAACACCAGAAGTAGATAGTATATAATTAGATAGGTTTTGGTCTATTAATCCATTTAAATCAGAACCTACAAAAATACCACTTTGGCATATTTGTAATATTTCTTCAACTTCAGGATCTACAAAATAATTACCTTGACCTTGACATTCAAATTTTATATATCTTGTTAATTCTCCATCATAGGCAACATTACAAAACATTTGAACTGTTTTTTCAATACAGTGATCTAATTGATTATCTGTAAGTTCTACTTGTAATTGTGGATATCCAAGTTCTTCTTTGATATATTGCCTAAGATCTGATAAGGTTAAGATTCTTTTCATCAAGCTTCTCCATAAACTTCTTTGATATTATTAAGTATAAGTTGAATATTAGGATCTTGTGAACTTAATGTAAAATCATTGGATTCTTTAAATCCTTTAGTATTAATGAATATGATTTCATCTGGGCTAATCGTATATCTTGTATCGGCTTGTAAATCGTCTGTAAATTTAAGATCTTTATAATAAAAAGTTCCTAAAAGATTCTTTTTAATAGAAGTTGTAATATCTTCTATAAAATATTTGAGAGATAAACTTGAAATTACAGAAACTCTGATACTTGGTTTATTTAAATGTCCTGTTATTGGATTCCAAAAATCTATACTTTCAACGTGAAATTCTTTAGTAGTTTTGTTAATTTTCTGAATTTGTTTAGCATTTTTTGCAGTGTAATTAAATCTTATCATATAGCCATCAGTACTAGCAAATCTGATGCCTATTAATTTTGAACCATTTGAAGTGCAGTACTCTACTTCATTAACTAAATAGAATTTTGTATTTAGGATTCTTGTGAATACTTTATTGTATTGTTTAACGATGGTTTTAATGTCATTTCTACTAAATTCTTCAGCTTCTTTTAATCTATGGTATTCTAAGAATCTCATTATAAACCTTTTAACTTATTTATTTTTGGTATTAATCGAGCATTTTAGATATAACTATATCGTTGTATATAGATCTCTTATCAAAATCGTATCTATCTTCGAATCTATAATATGAATTATCATTTTTTGTGAATTTAGAACCTTCACAGATGTATTCACAATCAATGCCTTGGTAAGCACATTCTGTAAATTGTCTTGGGTGTCTATCATAAGTTCTACCAGTTTTAACATATATGTACTTATTAAAATACTTGTAAATATCCGGTATAAAATTCTTAGTCATTGTGTAATGTTGAAAATTATTTTTAGGATCTTTAATAATTGCTTTCGGATACATTTTAAGAATATTTAAATAACTCTTACAACAATTATCCATACAATTAACATATACATTATCTAAATGGTTGAATATTCTGTGAATCTGGTAATATATTTTATTGGTATAATTTTTATTTAAAAAATATTCATCAAAATATTCAGTATTTTCTTTGAACCCTATGGTGCTGTTTGCAATTACATATAACTTATTTAATTTAAGGGATTTTGAATGATTTATATTGTAGAAATCGTGAGTATCGAATAATAAAGCTTTGTTAAATTCTAAATCATATGGATCTTTATATATAAAATTATCAAAACATTTTGGATCTACATTGTATTTAATACTTAAAAAATCTTTATTGATATGGCTATGCAATGAAACAAATTTAGTATCAGGATCTAATTCCCAAAGTCTATAAAAATATTCAAAAGCATCAAACATAGAGCCATTATATTTGAAACACCTAGTTATAACAGCTCTATTAATCATTATTTTTTAAAATCAATGTTGTCTACTGTAGAATCAAGATATGCAAATAAAACAAACGAACCTATTAAAAAGAAAACAATAAAAATTACAGCAAATAATAAATTATAAGCTAACCAAATAGTGCCAAATAATAATATCATTATAGTAATAAAAGAATAATTACTTTTTAAATAATTGTATCCTTTTAAAATATAAGATTTAATATAATTGTAAACACCGAGTATATCCATTACCATTCCTCCAAAGTTTCAGTTTCTTTATGTAAATTATAATTAAGTGGGTCTGTCATTATTTCAAGTGGTTTTAAAAAGAACTTATTAAAATTAGTATCCCAATCTATATAATCTTTAAATACATTTGCAAATTTTTCATTATTAAAAGCAAAAATGTTAGATTTTAATGGGTTAGGTTCTCTAAGATATAGCATACGAACCTTTTCGCCTAATTCTAATGGTTGAAACTCACCTGTATTTAGACTATTTATATAATGATTTGATACCAAGAAAGCTCTTGAATTAATCGGTATGGATTTGTCCACACCAAGTTTATATTTGCTAGAACTGACCGAAGATATCTTAGCAATATCCATTAGATTTTGACCCAGGTATAATGATCTAATATTTTTTAACCATTCTTTAAGTTCTTCTTCTGTACTTTCTAATATAATATTGACTGATTTTTTAAGATATTTTTTAGAAAATGCTGGTGTACTAGATCTGACAATATCGATACCCATTGTTTTAAGATAAGGTTCACTGAACCTAACACCTTCAGAATCTATAACTTTCATAAAATATCTTTTTTTTGCTACAAACACAGCAGAGCTTGCAATCGCTTCACGTTTTGCAGAAATTCTTGAAGCATCTAAAGCATTAAAAATAGACCCTAGTTCTTGTGAGCTTGTGTTAATTACCGGTTGTATTTTAGTTTCAATGAATTTATCAATTATATCTGTTGCTAATTGTGGGTCTTTTGGTAATTTTTCACATATTTTTGGTGGGACCTGAACGTAATTGGAGTCGGTATCCCCGTACTTGATGTAATTTCCAGAACCGCATAAATCACACAAAAAATTATTGATATTTTTACTCATAAGATTTATATAAAATCTTGAATTTCCTGTGATGGCTTTAGCGATTTCTTTATTATATAGAATAAAATGTTTATTTCCACAAGCTCCATATAATGAGTTAATTAAAATCTTAAATGTCAATTGATTGACATCCAATTCAGTTGCTAATGCTTGGTATTTTTGTATTAATTCAGGTTCTTTAGCATCTTCAGCCATTTGCTCATATTTTAACATTTCTTTTTTAGCTGCTTTTCTAAGATTGAAAACTAATTCTGTTAATATTGGTAGAATACCTTTTTTAGATTTATCATACACAGATCCAGTTAATGATCCGCAATAATTATACTTTATAAGTAAATCTGTGTATTTTTTATAAGCTTCGGGATTTTTATAATAATTATTAATATGATATTGTTCATCTTCATTAAGATCTAATTCATTTATAGCTTCTTGTAAATCATTTGGTAATTTATAAAATGGTATAAATGTTTCAGAACTTAAATTAAATGCCATAATTTGGCTAGGATACATACTGGTAACATCCACAGAAAAAACCCAATCGTATCTACCAACTAATGGTTCAGCTACAAAGCCCCCTTTGAATTCTACATCACCACTAAATTCACTTGGATTTGGTAATACTATTTTATCTTGCATTGCATAATTTCGGATAAATGTACTCCAAGGAGTTGTTGTTCCAAGTGTTTGTGGTAATTGAATACCCATAATAGAAGCAATACTAATCATAATATCAGATAATTTAATTGCATTGTCTATTCTATATAATAAGTATGTATCTATAATACTATAATGAATAAAATATTCTTTAGAAATTCTTTTTATTTCTTCAGCATCTTTAGCATTATAAAGTTTATATTCTAAAATAGATTCTTCACTAGGTTCAACTTCTGGTCTAATAAATCCTTCACCTGTTCTAAAACCATCAAAAGTTTTAAAACAATCGTGGTTGACTTTTCTTTCGCCTAATTCAACTTCTGCAATATAATCTAATGAATAAGATTCTCTCGGTTTGAGTCTAAACTTCTTATAGATATCTATAGTATCCATATAGAAAACACCGGGCGCTTTTATACTGTATTTTTTAGTTCCATTATCTAATTCATTTATTTGAAATTCAGATTTTCCAAATGGGCTAAATCCTTCAGTTAAACCTAATTTTTCAGTTCTTCTCCAAAGATAAGCAAAGTCGAAACCTTCACCATTGTGAGCCAATACTAATAAGGGCTTTAAAGCTTCTATAAGTTTAAACAAAGCGATCAATAAATTATGTTCACCTTCTACTTGATAGTATTTAAGTTTAAAATCATAAGTCCTATCGTCGAAAATGTATTTAGAATCTTTAGTATGAGCTTCAGTATCAAAGAACTCATTTGTAAAAATATAATTCGTATTTGTTAAGTTATGATATACTTGAATTGAAACTATTCTTTCTCTGCAGGCTTCTGTATCAATAGGTGAATGTGCTGTAGTTTCTATATCCAGATAAAAAATACTTATATTTTTATTGTATTTTGAATCATTGAGTTTCCAATAATTTTGTCTAATGTGTTCAGCAGCAATATTAGTTTTACCATAAGTTTCTAAATCTTTAGCTTGGTTAGCTTGAACTTTTGTTAGTTTGATATTCGGATCTAATAAAAATGTATATTCGCCTTTAGGATCCTCAATAAAAACTTGATTCTTAAGAAAAACTTTTTGGATTTCAGACTTATTAGTTTCTGTATTGTAGAATCTTTCATAAGTTTCAAAATTACCTAAATTAAAACAAGCTTCAAATAGTTTCATATTTCTCCTTTGATTCTAATTTTAGTGTCTCGTACTAAAGTTCTAAATTTAACACTAAAGTGTTGTTGTTTTGCACTTTAGTGTAAACGATTAGAATATTATAATATATTAAAACTTAATAGTCTATAAATTAAGAACTAAAATGTTTTAAAACTGTTGTAGCTTCTTGTACTGCTTTATTACGATCAACACAAGTAGGACATACATTACAAGGTTTGTTGCCGCCTTTATAGCAGCTATAAGCCCAATCTGGATTTAAACCATTAGTCATACCACGGATTGTTAAATCAGTTTTTGTAATATTTGTATATGGTGCAAATACTTGAACTTTATCTTCGGTTCCTAAACCAATAGCTTTAAACATAGCATCAATAAAATCGTATCTGCAATCTGGAAATACATTAGAATCACCACTGTGATTTGCTATAGCAATAAATCTACAACCTTCCGATTCTGCTATACCAGCTAAAATACTTAAAAATATACCATTTCTAAATGGAACAATTACATTTGAAACTTCAGTTGAACCAGCTTCTGGGACTGCTTTGGAACCGCTTAATAAAGCACTTTTAAAAGTACTGAAAGCTGTTGTCAAGTCAATTATTCTGTGTTCAATTTCAGCACCTAATTTATTTACTTCTTCTACGACTTTTTTAGCAGCTGCTAGTTCTTTGTCTTGGTGATTTGAACCATATTTAAAACTTACAGCAATCTTAATACGATCTTTATACTCAAATAGTAAAGCACTCGAGTCTAATCCGCCGCTTAGGCTTAAAACTGTATCTTTCATATAAATCCTTTTGATTTGAAATATTGTTATTATATATTATTAAAACTTAAAATGTTATTAAATTGCTTTAAGTTTTAAGCATATACTAGGATATAATACTATAGTATATACTACTAAAAACTCAAGCATTTTTTATACTTTTTAATATTGCTTTAAGTTTTAGATATAATACTATAGTATATACTACTAAAAACTCTAGCATTTTTTATACTTTTTAATATTGCTTTAAGTTTTAAGCATATACTAGGATATATAGCAGTACTATATGCTACTAAAAACTCTAGCATTTTTTATACTTTTTAATATTGCTTTAAGTTTTAAGCATATACTAGGATATATAGCAGTACTATATGCTACTAAAAACTCTAGCATTTTTTATACTTTTTAATATTGCTTTAAGTTTTAAGCATATACTAGGATATATAACATATGAAATATTCTAGCAAATTTTAAGCATTTTTAAGCACCAATAAAATCACTAAAAAAATTTTTAAAAAAGTTTTTATATTATAATATCATATTAAAGGGCAAAAAAATTTTTTAAAAATTTTCAACCCTACAATAATAGAATCTTAAAATCTTAGAATATTAATAAATTTAAAATTTATAGTTTTTTATCAAGTTATCGTATTTGATGGAGTCGTTTTGAGATTTAATCCAGTAGTAATTTAATGCAAGCTCATAAAGCTCAATAAAAATAGTACTGTTGGTAAAGCTTTTATCTTTTTTAAGTTCTTTTAGGTATTTCCACCCAACCCATTTCTTAGATTTTGATTTTAAAATACCTAAAAACACTTCTTCCTTAGCTCTCTGTTTATAAAGAGGTAGCTTTTTCACTACCTCATATATTGGTTCTAAATCTTCACAAAATATCATTAGTTTTTAGTATTACCTTTCCAAACTTGCGTATATTTTTGTGAATATCTCTTCAGACGTGCTTTATGTTGTCTTCTGTATTTTTTAAGGTATTTAAGTGCTTTTTTACGTTCTCTTCTACCTTCACCAGTTTTTCTAAATCTTGCTCTTAGAACTGCTGATCTTTTCCAAGCTGATCTTTTTCTATCACGTCTTAATTGTTTAGTATGCGCAATATCTACTAATTGTTCACTCAAATCACTTAAATCATTAGCTTCTAAAATCATAGCAGCTTCTCTAAGAACTTCAGCATCATCAAATGATTCGTCTACTGGGTTTGCACCGTATTGTTCATAATTGGTAGCTTCATACTCAGCAATTTCTTCGAGAACTTCTAAAACAAGATAGCCAATATCTTCAAAATCTTCTGCTGATAAAATTTCTTCTTTAGTAGCAACTATATATCCATTATCATTAAGAATACTTATAATTAATGCAACCGTATCTGGATCTAAAGAATTAATTATATCGTCGAATTCTTCCTTTGACAATGGTTCAAGCTCTGAATCATCACCAGAATCAATTTCGCCGTCAGTATCTTCATCGATTTTAGAATCCTTGCGTTTAACAATATCTGCTTTAGTAGTAGGTGTTGTATCTATATCACCAGAATCTGTTTCTTTGATTTTAGAGTCTTTGGAGTCTAAATCTTCACGGCTAGCACCTTCACAAACTAGGTTTAATAATGTGTCTTTGAAACTCATTTTAAGTCCTTATTTTTAATTATTTTTAATAATTCGTAATTTGTCTCAGCCCAAGATTTAAACTTGATCCAGTTCTCTGATAAAATCTTAGCATCTTCAGGGCTTAAAGAATAATATTCTACATTATTTATTTTTATTACAGTTAGATTATAATCTTGTGTCATAGGTGGTTCTTTAACATCTGGTATTTTTGGGTAAATAAACTCGGTTCTAACTGCAGTACAACCCACAAAAATAAAGGGTATTAAGGCCAATAAAAACTTTTTAATTTTCATAGTGATTCCTTATTTTTGATTAGATAATTGTATTTTACCTATATTTCCTAAAAATAAAGGTATACCTTTAGCTGAGGTAATATTGGTGTCTACTTTAGATATTTGAACTTTACAATCCTTGACTGCTATGTATTTTGTTTCAGTTCTAATGGGTTTGTTTTCAAGTTCTTTAATGTTGTTAACAAGTTCTCGATTCTTTTCGTCTTGTATTTTATTTAAATTAACCTGGATGTTTAGAGAAGTTTCTAAACCTTTGTTTTTGGCTTCTAAGCTCGAAATGGTTGTTTGTAATTGAGCGTTGTCGTATTTAAGCCATCCTATATATCCTAGCATAACAACAATGATGAAAGCAATGGCTACATATTTTTGCATAGTCCCTCTTTTAAGATTATTTATATACAAGCACTAGGTGAGATTCAAACTTAAAGCAAAACTTAAAGCAATATTAAAAAGTATAAAAAATGCTTGAGTTTTTAGTAGTATATACTATAGTATAATATCCTAGTATATGCTTAAAACTTAAAGCAATATTAAAAAGTATAAAAAATGCTTGAGTTTTTAGTAGTATATACTATAGTATAATATCCTAGTATATGCTTAAAACTTAAAGCAATATTAAAAAGTATAAAAAATGCTTGAGTTTTTAGTAGTATATACTATAGTATAATATCCTAGTATATGCTTAAAACTTAAAGCAATATTAAAAAGTATAAAAAATGCTTGAGTTTTTAGTAGTATATACTATAGTATAATATCCTAGTATATGCTTAAAACTTAAAGCAATATTAAAAAGTATAAAAAATGCTTGAGTTTTTAGTAGTATATACTATAGTATAATATCCTAGTATATGCTTAAAACTTAAAGCAATATTAAAAAGTATAAAAAATGCTTGAGTTTTTAGTAGTATATACTATAGTATAATATCCTAGTATATGCTTAAAACTTAAAGCAATATTAAAAAGTATAAAAAATGCTTGAGTTTTTAGTAGTATATACTATAGTATAATATCCTAGTATATGCTTAAAACTTAAAGCAATATTAAAAAGTATAAAAAATGCTTGAGTTTTTAGTAGTATATACTATAGTATAATATCCTAGTATATGCTTAAAACTTAAAGCAATATTAAAAAGTATAAAAAATGCTTGAGTTTTTAGTAGTATATACTATAGTATAATATCCTAGTATATGCTTAAAACTTAAAGCAATATTAAAAAGTATAAAAAATGCTTGAGTTTTTAGTGGTATATACTATAGTATAATATCCTAGTATATGCTTAAAACTTAAAGCAATATTAAAAAGTATAAAAAATGCTTGAGTTTTTAGTGGTATATACTATAGTATAATATCCTAGTATATGCTTAAAACTTAAAGCAATATTAAAAAGTATAAAAAATGCTTGCTTAAACTTAAAGCAATATTAGAAAGTATAAAAAATGCTTGAGTTTTTAGTAGTATATACTATAGTATAATATCCTAGTATATGCTTAAAACTTAAAGCAATATTAAAAAGTATAAAAAATGCTTGAGTTTTTAGTGGTATATACTATAGTATAATATCCTAGTATATGCTTAAAACTTAAAGCAATATTAAAAAGTATAAAAAATGCTTGAGTTTTTAGTAGTATATACTATAGTATAATATCCTAGTATATGCTTAAAACTTAAAGCAATATTAAAAAGTATAAAAAATGCTTGAGTTTTTAGTAGTATATACTATAGTATAATATCCTAGTATATGCTTAAAACTTAAAGCAATATTAAAAAGTATAAAAAATGCTAGGCTATTCCACACACTGTATAAGTCTAAAGCTTAATATAAACTTAAACCCTAAACAATATAAATAATACAAAAGGTTCATATGTATTTAAACAAAGAAACTAATGAATTTACATATACAGCAAAAGAAATTAAATCTGATTATTTTACTAATAAATTACATAAAAATATTAAAGGTACTGCTGGCTACGTCATATTCTTTGGTATATTTACAGCAGTTTGTTTAATATTTCAATGTTTAGATTATATCATAGATTATTATATGCCAGGTTCGCGTATCTTTAATAAAAACTTTCAAGTACCAATGGAAACGCTAACCACATTATATGCTACTTTATGTTGTGTGTATGTAGGTGTGGATAGAACAACTTCTGTTATTGCCACTTTTAAAGGAACTAAAGATTCTGCTAATTATGGTAATCCAGAAAGAAATAGACATATTATAATACAGAACTTTTTTATATGTGCTTTGGCTTTAATTCTTAATAGATTTTTTGATGCAAATCTAGGATTGGAACCTTTGTTAGTATCTTTTGGTGGGTCAATAATCTTATACGTTTCTGGTCAAAAAATTGTTTACCAAGCCAGCAAGTTCGCACCTGAAAAAGATATTAATAAAAATGGAATAGATGATAGAATAGAAAATAATAAAGATTTGATTAATGTATTAAATGAAGCAGTTAAAAACGACAGACATTTTAAAGTATATTATATAGACCCAAGAGGTGCAGAATCTTTAGAGTTTGATTCTAATCCTGGAGCCAACACTCCTAGTATGTCAAATGTACCTACAGAGTCAAATCCAATTGAGACGATGATAGTACCTATAAATCCAGAATCAAACTTAATAGAACCAAAGAGTTAATCTTTTATCATTAACTCTTTGAGTTCGTTTACTTTTTCACTTACATTATAAACTTTATATTCTGGGCTAGATTTAGAACTCAACTTAGAACTAACCACTAAATCTGGATTGTCATTAATATCTACAAGTTCTAAACCTTTATGTTTTATGATTAATTTAAATAATCTTTTTAAACTCATTTGATTATAAACTTTATAATAATCATATATTGGAGCAACTTGATCAAAACTGTGTCCGTTTGAGTGTGAACCTTTTAAATTAAATGTTTCACCAATAACTTGTAGTAAACCATTTTGAATTCTAAACGCACATATATCTTTGAAATCTATATCAACATTGAATTGAAAAATAGCATCTTGAAGATTTATAACACCATCATTATTTTTAGTATCGCCTGGTAGAACACCAACAATTACATCATATTCACTGAGTGGTACTTTGTTGTAACTATGAACATTTACATATACTTCTAAATCTGATTTAGGATCTAAATCCAAAGTACAAAACTCTGCTGTAATTAATGGATTTTTAGGATCAAAACTTCTTGAACTTGCCCAATCACCAGAGTGTATTTGAATCTTGCCATCTATGCTAGTTTCAAGCTTTGTATAATCTAAAACATCTTTTAGTGACCCTGAAACAGATCTGAATAAACAAGATAAATCTAAGTCTAACGAACCTTGAGAATTATCCTTCTTTTTCCAAGCAACAAATACTTGAAATTTAGAAGCTATTTTGATGCTAGATCCTTTTGGAAAGAATACATCAGTTTTTAAAGATTCTTTAGATTTAACTGGTGGTACTATAGTTTCTAAATCATCAGAGATTGCTATTCTTTTAGCTGGACCGAAATCAATTAAATCTTTTTTAGATTGTAACAAAATTGAAAATAATTTACTTAGAACTTCCCAAAGATTTCCTTCTGGTTTTTTAGTTTCGTTGAAATATAAAATATTTCCTTTGATATTAGACATACGAACTTTACTAGTTCTTTTATAATTAAGAACTAAATCTAATAATTGTTTAAGTGTTTTAGGTTTATAATCCAATAAAATACTAAAATCATTATTATTAGTTTTAGCTGCTAAATTAAAAATATTTTTATAAGCTAAATTTATATTATAATTATAAACTTCAATAAAAGCATTATTAAAATTTATTGGATTATTTAGTAAAGCTCTAATTTTATAAGTACTAGTTTGTTTATAATCTCTTTTTAATATTCTATTAAAAACATAGTTTGCAACTACTAGATTTTTATATCTTTTTTGTGTTGTAACAATTAAGTACTGCATATTTTGCCAGAATTTCTTGTATATTAACATTTCATTTAATATAGTTTCGTGATCTAATTTTAATTCATTAATGGAATTCATAACAAAAGTTTTAATATATCTAGGTAAATTAAATTCTTTTGTATAGATTCTATCCAAACGATCAGGATCTATATTATATTCGATTTTAATTAAAGATTTAACAATAGTTCTGACTGCATTAACATTTTCTGGTTTGTATTTTTTAGAGAATTCAAGAGCTTCACTAGGATTTAAATTAGAAATTAAAGTTTCTAAAGCTAACTTATTTGGAATCTTATTTGGCATATATTTAAAACCATATTTTATTATGATATCTTTTTCATTATCCGTAGGATTGAATTGAGATTCAAGGATATTTTTTGTTATTTTTTCGATTTCAGATTCTTGTATTAAATCTAATTCAACTAGTTCTTTGTTTGGTATCAGATCACTAAAATTAATACTTAGAGTATAATCGTGAGTATCTAAGTTAAAAATATATCTTAAGACATAGTGATAGAATTGATCTTCATAATCTGAAATATCTCTTAATTTATGAGTATATTTTTTATAGAATGTTGTGCCTGCAGCTAATACTATAGATTCTTCAAATGTTTTAAGATCAGAATCCGAAGCATTATTAATAGCTTCTAATAATATCTGGCTTGGTTTATAACCTTTTAAAAGCAACTTATAAAGAACTGAGTTTACCTTTCCTTGAGTTGGTTTTTTATTTGATTTATCTATAAAAACTTTGTTTAATGTTAAAAAATTTTTAAAATCTACCATTATATTTCCTTTGTCTAATCATTACTAGTCTTGTTTAAATTAACCGCGGTTGTAAGATCTATTTAATATATTATCGATCTTTTTTATTTCAACTTTAACATCAGATATAACATCTTTGTTATTTTCTGGGTCTTTAATTAGGATTGATAATCTTTGGTTTAAAGAATCTCTGTAATTTTTTAAAACTTTGTCTTGTAACATCTGAATCTCCTTTTGTTTTAAATTTATATAATTATATAATAATAAACTTAAATTAAGCTGAAGCTTCAGATATTTTTTGTAAATTTTAAATGTGGTCATAATCTCACAAAAACGCGGCTTAAATCGATTTTAGGATTAAGGTAATATTTAAGTATATTGCAATGTATTAAGTGGCTTGAGACCTATCTATAGTTAAGAAATCTAAGCCTAAAGAAACCATATAAGCTTTATATTGATCGTAATTAAAGTCTTCACCATTAGGCCCTTTAAATCCATGCGCATCACCATATTTTTTACAAAATAATGCTGGATCCATATTAGGAACTACTGTGATATAATAATCTTGGGTTATAGTTCTTTGAACCTTGAGTCCATCAGAACCAGATTCACGAGTATTTTTAGATACTGAATTAGTTTTAGAGCCAGAACTTGAGTTTGAACCCGAATTAGAATATTCCCAATAAGTAACTTCTACAGTAAAAGGAAATGTTAGTATATTATTATCTCTATAATATCCAGCAATACCTTTAGTTCCCCAGGATTTGCCAGTATAGTGCATATCTTGATTTTTAATATCCTCTATAGTAGCTTTTTCTTCGTAATTAGTATCCTTAAATTCAGTTCCATCCAACTTAAAACCACTCCAAAGATATGTAATCATTTTTGGGTGATACAAATCAACATCATCTGGCAGACCAGAAAGAGTTAAAGAAGTGGAAGTCCAAGTTTTCTTTAGACCTTTAGGGACGTGTTCTACACCTTCATCAACTATTCTAGCAGATATAAACTCTTCATTAGTTTCAAAAGACCAAACTATTGTTTGTCTATAATTTTGAACATTTCTAAGGTTCTTAGAATTTAAAGAATTAAGTAAATTCCCTGCGGGAGTAACGAACTTAGCCATTAAGATCCTTTATTTGATTTGACTATATAATCGTTGTTATTTAGCCATCTTATTATAGGTTCTCCTTTATAAGATTTATCCCAAATATACCAAGCATATACCATCATACCAGCTTTATAAGTCCCATCTTCTCTAATAGTATCTTCAAGTAAACCATATCTACAAAAAACATAAACAGTTTTTAATGGAAAATCAGTATCCTTGTATATTTCATTATATCTTGAAACCCCGTGTAAATAATTCAATGGTAATAACATTGCTATTTTATTATTTGCTATTTGCTTAGCTTTTAATATAAATTCTTTTGCTAAACTAAATGGTGGATTTGTTATAATATTATCATATTTTTCAAAATCACCATTGATGAAATCTTTGAAATCTTTGAAGATACCTGTTAAACTAAAATCATTGTTTAAATCACAATAATCTACAGATTTATTATAATCTTTTAGAACTTTGACTATTGCCCCAGCACCACAAGAAGGTTCTAGTATACTTCCTTCGAAATTTTCAATTTCTAATAGTTGTTTAGTCATACTATAAGGTGTTTGGTAATAGTCATTTTTATTACGTTTATTTGAGTTTAAACTAAAATTTTTACCTTTCATTTTTATCCTTTGTGATAATTATATAATAAAATATCTTAAAGGCTTCTTATATAGATCCAAATAAATAAGCTAAAAGGTTCATTATGAAAGATTTAGCTCTTGGTGCTTATACCCAAAAAGATTTAACTGAAAAAGTCAATACTATTGGTGATGTAACAACATTAAAAACCGAAGCAAAAACTACAGCAGTAGGAGCTATAAATGAACTTAAAGATAATTATGAAAGAATTAAAAATTCTATAGATACTGATACCACCAATTTCTTAATAGATCAAAAATTAGATCCTGTTAAAGAAGATATTAAAGCTTTACATACACAAGTTGATAATTATACTATAAATTATAAGCAACCAAATGATCCTACAACTTCTATAAATCCTACAATCGATAGTGCAACTTTTTTAAATACAACTACTGGGGTTATTTGGACTTGCATAGATAAAACAAAAAATAAAAATCGCTGGATAAACGGAAACGGAGAAGTTGCTGGTGCACTTCCAAGTGATCCAAATCTTGGTGATATTGGTTTTGGTGTGGGTATTGCTCCTGAAGAAATTACTAACAAATATAATATGTATCCTATGCTAGGAACTTTTACTCCAGGCCATATGAATTATGGAAATTATACTGATATTCGTGGTAATGTTATGGTTTGGATACCTAAACTTTATATTAAGACTTCAAATGTAGACGCTGCACCATATTATGGATTAAAAGTAGAAGTTTCTGCTACTCAAGAATCTGGTTTTTGGTGTCATAGAGCATTTATTAACAATAATGAGGAAATCCCAGGATTTTTTATAGACAAATATCTAGCATCTAATCAAGGGGGTATTTTAGGTTCTAGGCGTAATACAGTGCCTTTAACGTGTGATGTTAAGTTTAATTCTGTAGCTTTAATCCCAGGAGTTTCAGCAAAGGTTGCTTTGGGAAATAAAATTACAGAAGATTCTGATTTGAATTTAGATGATTTAAAATCTATTAAGAATAGAAATTCAAGCTTCTTAGAAGCTGTTAAAAATAGAGGCCCTGAATTTCAAGTATTAACTGTATTTGCTTATAATTATTTGATTTTGTTGTCTAAATGTATATATCAAAATGCTTATAATTCAAATAATTTCAATAATATTGAGTTTGCTAAATCAAGGACAGATAGATTTGCGTTCATTCAAGGTATGAATACTATGCAAAGTACGCAAAGAGATATTCAAGCTGCTCATAATTTAGATTATAAAACTGCTGGGTATACAGATGGTACTAATGCGTTGTACAGAACAGGCAGTGTTTCAGATTCTAAAATGGGTAAAATTAGTCACAATGGCCACGCGTGTGGCGTTGTTGATTTAGTAGGCGGGTTATTTAATCTGGCTATAGGCGCTATGTATGGCTATATATTAGATAGAAGTTATTTTGGTGTTATCAAAGAAAGTATTAATATAACGGATTTAGATTTAGAATCTTTAGTAGATACTAATAATTATGATGAAACTACATTACCAGCAGAGATTATAACTTATATAAACAGTGACTCTGATAGCCCATTAGGTTATTTTAAGGATGCTGGAGCTAAGTATAATAACGCAAGCACAAGAACGACTTCTGAGTATAGAATAGATTCTTGTGGTATTCCAAAATGGAGTGTTTTACAAGATGCTACCGTAGACACCACAAGACAAACTTTCCAATGGAGAGGAAATCCAACGTATAAAGATACTTTAACATTTCCTATAGTAGGTTCAAGTTTTAAAGATAGTTTTTATTCAAGTGTTCAATTCCAAAAAGATACACAAGGTGTTGAATTTGGAACTCGCTGCATATTATTACCCGAAATTTAAAACTTAAAAATTTAAATTTAAAATATTAATATTATATAATATATAAGAATTAAAAACTCGAGTTTAAAAAATTAAACTCGAGTTTTTAGTAATTAAACCATTAATTTCATTATAATACTCCTTATATTTGATTAGATTTTGATCTCGCAAATCCAAAAATCTTTATAATTTATTATAGAACCTATGCAAATACCCACTAATGGTAAATCTAATTCAGTTTCACTTGCAATACCAAAACCATTAGAATCGGCATAGATATAATCACCTATACTAGGTTTATTTTTACAATAAACTGGCGTTCTACCTTTTAATGCAATTGGTACACCATCACATTCATTATTCAGAATTATACCAGGATTTTTTGAAACAACACCAAATAATTTCATACCTGGGTTGAATAAATTTATACCACAAGCATCTATACCTAATATATGGCCTGCTTTTATATTCGATTTAATAGCTTCAGGAACTTCATAATACTCAGCTAAGTCGGCATATTTAGCTCGCAAAGCAGTTCCTTGAAAATTAACAGCATATATATTGGACCATCTTAAAGCTGTAGAACCTAAGCTAAATTTATTATCTTGAGTAGGTGTATCACTGGTTGAACGTCTTAAGAAATCTTTAGAATCTAATCCATCTAATTTATCAGCATCTATTTTACCCAAAGATCCTGGTACTTTTTGAAGTAATAAAGCAATTTCTTCTGGTGTAAATCTACTTGCAGGCAAGAAATAATCTGCGTGTTGACCATCTAAAGTATCCGCATCAACTCCGGATAAATGACCATCTACTGCTTTAATTTTATTGAGAAATTCGGCATTCCAATAATCGTAAGTAACTCTTTTTCCTAAATCAGAATCTATACGATTTAAATAATCTCTTAATCCTTTGATAGAATCAATGCCTAAAGCTTCAATCATATCTCTATTTGTTTTAATCCAATTAACAATTTCTTGAAGTTCGTCTAAGTTTATATCATTCGAAGTTAAAATTGTATTAATATGATCTACTAAACCTTTGAGAACCTTACCTTGGTAAGCACTTAATGGTAATCTACGATTATCAGATTCTAAACTATCAACGACAGATTTTTCAGTCAATGCTATTCTGGCAAAATCATCAAATTCTTGTTTAGAACAGAAATAGTCTTTATGTTCACCATCAAGTCTATCCGCATTTGTAACAGTTTCATTATCAAACCAATATTTTAGACGATCTTCAACGTGTTTAACAGTTGTTGGATGGTATGTATTTGATGCTTCATAATCTTGTATCGAACTAGGATCATAAGGATCTTGATTGTCTTTAGCCAGGTAATTGCTAGCAGGATATTTTGTGTATTCTTGATATTTTGTAACGGCCCAAAAACTAGGTTCCTCGCTTGGAACTTTATTAATGCATTCTTGCACACATTTATAATCTACTTCATTATATCTTACAATTTCATTGACTTCGTAGTTTTCAGATTGATTCCACTCGAGTGGTGATTTTCCATTTACCATTTGAAATTTATTGTAGATATCAGTTGTTTCTTTTTTGAGACGAACTTGAAATAGATTTATAGTATCTTCAGTGGGTATCATACCGTGTTTAATAGCATAATCAGTATAAAAGGTTTTTTGATTTTTGTGTGTAAAAGCCATTACAATCCTTGCTTTTTGTATATTTATTTATGAATTGTAGTTAAGAAGCCTTTAGCCAAATACTAAAGGCTTAAGTTATTAGAATGTGTATGTATTTTTAGTTTCTTTAATAGATTCTAACGAAAAGGTTATAATACCATTTCTAGCTTTAAATGAATTTTGTTTAAGTTTAAAATTATTAACAGAATCCAAACTAACTCTGATTGTATTATAACCAGTTATAAAAAATGACTTAGCGTCATTATGAACTTTATACCTAATTACAATTTCATCGGGTTTAAAGTCTAATTCAATTGTTTTAGAACCATCTTCTTGCACTCCTGGTGCTAACACAACAACATCAATTCCCGAACTAGTTTCAGTTGTTAAATACGAAGTCATTGACGATGGGTATGTTTCAATCGTTTTAGAAACATTTTTTAATAAATCTTGATAACTTTTATTATCAAATGGCATACCTGGTAGCTCTGAGAATGATGATCTAAGAAAATTACTTAATTCTAACATATATAATTCCTTTCTTTTTTTATGAATTGAATTATATTATATTTTTACTTAAAGAATTCTTAAATCTTAGAGCTTTTAATGTTTAAACTAAAGTTTAAATCTTAGATTTTAAATATTTAAACTAAAGTTTAAAAGTTTTTACCATACTAGGTCGCCGTCGCCTGGCTCTATAGTTCCTGGTAAAAAATCTCTTGTGTACATAATATCCTCATATTCTTCCCGTATTATTTGAAAATCATTATAATTAGTTCTAGCTTCATCTAAGTCATTTATGTATGTTGATTTATCATCATATATAGTTAAGATCGCACCAGTTAAATCTTTTCCTATCAACACCCCATTTGAGAATAATTTCTTACCTTCAAAATCAGTGGATCTTAAAGTCGATGACCAGACTTGAGCTGCACCAGCACCCGTAACAGTTGTTTCTACTGCTGTCATATTGCCATAGAATTCTAAAAATACATTTTCTGCCATAGTTAGTGTTATTGTATTTCCAGATATTTCATAACTAACTTCAAAATATGAATAGTCGTCAGTATCATCCGGCAAATCAAATTCTTGTGTAGTCACAATTTTTTGAAAAGTTTCTGGATCTGTTTTATTGGCTCTTGATAGATAATTACCAAAACTCGAATCTTTTTCTATGGTTACCATAATTTTTGATAAATCGTCTGTCAGAAAACTAGGATACCCGTATATAAACACAGCTTTTTTAGTATTAGCATTTACTGCTATAATTTTAGCTATTTGAATTTTATTCTTAGGACTTCCGATTAAAAATGATGCTTGTGAAATATCATTAAAAGTTAATCTAATAACCTGATTAGTAACAACATCGTATGTAGGTGCATTAGATATTGTTTCTAAGCTATCAAAATTATCATTGATATACTTAAGATTTTTATATTTTGCTTCCCAGTAATTATAGGTATTTGGTTTTTTATATGAACCTTTGAAAAAGTCTTTTGAAAGAGATATAATCGACCATAAAGCTTGGCGCCTTCTATCAACTTTACAATAAAAATTATCTTGCCATTTTGCTTCATTTGCTATGTTTGATAAATCAGCAATATTACCATTAATAGTTTGGACCTCAGTAGCTAATTCATCCTTTGAAACTTTGTTTTCTAAACTGGTTTGGATATTATTTTCAATGTTTGCTAATGATTCAGAAACAGAATCTACAACACCTTGTATACTATCAATATTTTGGTTAATTTGATTTTTAAAGTCTTCTATAGTTTTTTGTATTTCAGACATATCAAAATTATTAACAATAGCTTCAAATTCTTCTAATTTTTTAGATGTATTAGTTTCTAATTGTTCTATTTTACTGGTTAAATCTTGTTGAACTTTTTGGAGATTTTCTGTTATAGCATCCAAATCAATATCATCTAAAGAGCCTTGTAGTCTTGTAATTTGTTCATTAATACTCTGTATAGTTTCAGTGAAATTTAAATCTCTGATTGCTTGGTTTATTTTAGAATCCACACCAGCTTGCGTTTCAAATAATTTAATTTGTGAATTGATAGAATTTAAAGAATCTTGTATTTCTATTAACTTAGCATTATAATTTGTATTTAATACAAAATCGCTAGCTGGGTGAGATTCTAATAATGCAGAATTTGGCGCAATGTATGTGGAATCATCTCTATTTAATTTAGAATCTAAAGCAGCTTGCAAGCCTTTGATATTAGTAATTGTCAAATCATCAAATTTTTCGCGGTTTTCTTCTATATAATTAATAATATCTTGAAGATTTCTAAAATCATCATCTGTAATATTAATTACTTTCTTTATTTCGTCTATTAAACCTTTAAGAACTTTACCTTGATTAGCACTTAAAGCATCTTGAGTAGAATCTGATTCTAAATTATCTTGTATGTTTATATGCAAATCTATTTTAGCTTGTTCAATTAATGCTCTAAGTTCAGAATCATCATATAAAGTATCTTGCGTTTCTATACTTTCGCTCGAGCCATCAGCTCTTCTTAAGGTTATTGTCCTACCATTAGCTATAAGAGCTTGTGTGCTTGGCAAAACTCTGGAGTTAGTATTAAAAGTATCTATGAAATTCTTATAATATGAATTAAAGTTAAATTCTGAAAGCTCACCATCTTTAATAGTATAAGTAGTATCTGTAAAAACCGGGTCTTTCCCACCGGCTTGCTTCCTAGCATCATCCCAAGAAATTTTCTTATTTAACTCAATTTGAGTCAAGTTAGATACGGGTTTATCTATATCAGCCGTGTTATCAACGTTTTCAAGGCCAAGTGTTTTCTTTGTTATATTATGTGGATTTTCGGCTGTATAATGTCTTTGAAATTCTAATTTTGTAGAATTAGAAATTGGCTTATCAATGTCAGCAGTGTTGTCAACGTTTTCAAGACCTACGTCTTTTTTGTTTAGTATGACATCGCCTTGCTTACCAGCAACTGTGTTAACAACACCTTGAATAGGCGTCCATTGTATTTCATCGTTTACAAGCATACCGATTTCATTTGTATCGGTAGCAAGGACGATTTCACCTTGTGTTGGTTTTGCATCATTTATAAAATGTTTTTTAAGATTACGTCTTAATAAAATACCAGTTTTTATTTCAGCCATTTAACCCTACTTTTTGTATATTTATTGCTGAGTTGGGCTATTTTAGTTCAAGCTTTTAAGCTTTAGCTTTAGATTTAGAACCTTTAACAATATAATATCTATCTATATCTGCTTCTAATCCTGGGTGTCTCAAATGTAATTCTTTTAAGAAATAATTATAAGCCGTTAATTTAACTTGTCTATCTAATTTCAAATCATTTGGCTCTATGAATTGTGCTGGCATTCCAAAAATGATATCAAAGAATCTTTCTTGGGTTAATTTAATAGTTTTTTCATCGCAGTGTTTTTTCATTAATTTAACAACACCTATAAAACTATGTAAATCTTTTAACCCCACACTTGATTTAAACATATATTTAAATATTTCTTTTAAATCTGTTATAAATTCAGAATCACTAGTATCTTGTTCTTGATATACTTGTTTACCTTCGTAATAAACTGGTTCACCTTTGTCTAACATAGGAACTAAACCAAATCTTAAACCTCTAGTAACACTGAATTGGGCCATTCTAGGGGTGCTTTTATCTGCTTTTAATTTGATATTGTCAGGTTTAGAACTCTTAGTAGCTACAACTATATTAGGATTTGCTGAAATAGCTCCTACTAACGCTCTTAATAATAACTTATGAGCAAATGCTTTTATAGATTCTTTAGCATCCTCGAAACTTGAACCGTGACTAAATCTCGCAAATTCCGTTGGTTTTCCATCTTTAAAGTCAGCATTTTCAAAATCTATTTGGCAAGCTATGTTTTCGGGTTTATACACGAATATTGTTAATAATTGATCTCCTAATTTTTCACGATTTTGTGAAAAACAACCGTGATATTCAAAATTACCTATTGTTTTACCTTCTAAAGAATCCAATAAATCCCATAGTTTTTCTTGATGTTCAGCAGGTATAACAATATCAATATCACCAGAACTTTGTTTATATTTAAAGATTTCTTTTGGGTCCATCTTAGGATTCATAATATAACTTGTAGAACCATTAAAAACAAGACCTTTTTTAATCAAAGAATCATTAGCCCAAAGTTTTTCTTTGTATTTGTTAAAAAATAATCTATTAAGACTTATGAATAAATCTATGAATTCTGATCTAAAAGATTCTATTGACAATCTATTAAAATCTATTTTTTCAGCACTTTTAGCTTCACCTGTTTTTTTATTGATTGTAGTAGTATTACCACCCTCTAAAATAAACATTAATTCAGATAATTTCATAGATCTTGCCTTTTAGCTTATTTATTGTGTACTAAATCTAAATCAAGAATGTTCTGTAAAAGATTCAAATATCTTTGCATTTTCTTGCACTTCAAATGATTTATCGTTGTATTGATAATATATACCATCAAAATCTGCAAAATTACAACCCATACAAGCCAAACAATTCAAATGACAAATAGGCATTTTAGTTCTTTTAAATACTTCACAAGTTTGTCTTTTCAGGGTTTCTTTAAACTCAGATACATTTATATATTGTTCTAATTCAGTTTCATAGAAATTAACTACAATTTTTTTATAATTAGAATCTAAACTTAATGTTATTAAATCTTTTAAAGCATTCATATAATTTAATTTATGTACAGTGTAACGGATAGTTAATTTATAGTCTTTAGATTTAAAATAACTTAAAACAAACTCAGTATCTTTTGTAGAATCTTTACCATTTCTGTAGACTCTTCTGGTGTTTCCAGATAAATCATAAGATATTTCTAAAGAAAAATGGTTTAATAATTTGCGGGTTCTTTCTATAAAATAATCAGCATTTTTAGTATTTTTAAAATATGCCCCATTTGTAGTCAATGATAGGTTAAACTTTTTGTTAGTATGAAATGTTATTTTATCAGTTAAATCAAAAATATAATAAACAATATCTGGGTTTAAAAATGGTTCTCCTCCAAATATAACTACAGTGCTAGGCTTATCGGGTTCTCTCTTAATAAGATCTTTAAAAAATTCATTAATTTCTCTTTCAGATATATACGTGTTTTTTATTAAACGATCTCTATCATTTTTTTGATAACAATAATCACAATCAAAATTGCAAGCATCTGTTAAGTATAAAATATTAGATTTAAGTTTATATTTAGATTCTATGAGTGGTCTTTTAAAATCTTCATTAAGATTAGAATCTATGGCTGCTTGGAAGAATTCAGCAAAGTCTTCATCTGAAATCATTTTTGGTGCTTTTTTAACTTTTGTATATCTTGATTCTTTAGACATTTTGCCTCCTTTGAATGTTTGTTTTAAATTTTAGTTTTAAATTTTATATTATATATTATATATTATATTTTAATTTTTAGTTTTAAATTTTAGTTTTTAATATTTGAATTGGTTTGAGTTCTAAAAAATGGATCTATATATTTTGGTAACACTGTAGTACCATTTTCTCTATAGGGTGTTTGACTAAATTTTTTAAGTCTATCCTGCAATCTAAATATATTATAATTCAATTGCATCTCAGCATCAAATAAATCGCTAGAACTTACTAAAATATTTTCAGGATCTATATAATTTGTTGTATATTGATTATTAGTCAAATAAACTCTGTATTTATTATAATAAAAACCAAAATAATAAAGTCTACCTAATTGTTTAGACAAAGCTTCTGCTCGTTCTTTATTTGGTATATTAATAAAGTAAAATATAGAATTTTTTTGTTTTTGATTTAAATCTATGAAATATTGATAAGCATCATTAATGCATAATTTTAAATTATCTTTAGAAGCAGTTACTTTTTGTCTTCTGTATTGGTATATATCTTGGTTATTAACCCCTTTTGTTTTAGATATCAAAAACATTTTAGAAGCATTTTGAATAGGGATATAATCCAGAATAAAAGGCTCTAATTGAGTTGACAAATAGAACTTATTATCTCGGGTACACACGTATTCTGAGTAATCTACGTTATGTTTAGATAAATTATTCAAAAATTCATTGTAGAGTTTTATATCGTATTTGTCGATATTATAAATCATTAAGAACCTTTATTATTTTTATTTGCATACAGAATAAAAGGTTTCAAAATATCATCACTTAACATATATGGTTTGAATTTGTAGACCACAAATGATTCAGTCTCACCCGTGATTTTTTGGTTTCTTTTGGTTGCTTCTAAATTCAAGTAATCTAATACAGATTTTTCACGAGTCAAAGAACAATTTAAATGCTCTTGAATAATATATTCTAATACATCATAATTAATTTCATCCATTTAGAACCTTTAGCTTAAGATTTAAATATACCCATTTCATATGCTTTTGTTCTTATTAATTCAGTATTGAAATTACACCATTTATAAGCTAAATCAAAATGTTCGATATTAACATCGTTATTTGTAACTAATTCATTATTAGATAAATCAATATCATTTTCTTCAAGTAAATCTAAATAACAAGCCATAAAAATTAATTTAACACGCTCAACATCAAAGGTATCTTTAGCATAAAAAGTATAATCGTCATAAAAATGACTATAAGTTATAGATCTTAATTGTTCGTGTAAATCATTATAAACTTTTGTTTGTTTGATATCATTTATTTGTGTTTTAGTTGTTATATTATATAAAAAATAATTACGTTTTGTTAAAAATTCTTGAAAGCTATCTACCAAAGATGCTAGTGTAATTTTAATATTGCCTTTTTTAGGAGCTTCGTAGCCTGGGTTTAAGTAGTCCATAATCTCTCTTTTTGTGATTATTTATTTTGTGTAATTTTACACTGATGACCACAAACTGGTACCAGCTAGTATTAGCCGGCACAAAATTAATTTGTTTTAATCTTTAGAATCTAAATATTTAGATTTAAAATCTTTAAAACTTGAAATATTAGAATCTAAATTCTTAGACCCAAGCTCGTTTAATATTTCATCGAGTTTATAATCTATAATTTTATTGACTTTAGATAATTTATTAACAACGTCTGGGTTTTTGCTTGCTTCAGTTCCAACATAAGCACTCGCCATTAAATACATAGTGCTACTTTTAGGTACTAAAATAACTATAGCACCAAATATTATACTACTTATTATACAAATTTTTATACTTTTTGATGTTACTTTATAGAAAAATGTGTCTCCATCATAGTGTGATACTACGTTAAATACAAAAGAAAAACAAAAAGTAACAAATAATATAAAAAGTGCTATTTTAGCCACACTATTAAGTGTATCAAAAACACTTGCTAAATATATAAAAAATGCTAATAACATAATTCTCCTTCATTTTATAATCAAACACAATCAAGCATTTGAATTCATAAAAGTATGACCTTTAGATTTCAAAAAATCTATGATAATTTCTGGTTCTACTTCATCAATACAAGAACAAAATTCAATTTCTTCATCATCAGCTTCACATAAAACATAGATTTTATCTGTATTATAGAATTCTTCTAAAACAATTTCTAAATCAATTGGTTCTGGATCTCTAGGCATATATCCTAAACTATCATAGATATTTTCTAAAATATCAACTGTTTCAACATCCATTAATTGGTAGTCATATCCAAAATATTCATTAAATCTAGCAACGTACATTTTATCTCCTTTTTAATTTATATAATTATATAATAATAATCTTAAATTAAACTGAAGTTTTAGTAGATTTTAGTAAATTTAGCATATTTTAGATTTTAGAATTTCACACACTAAGCAAAATTATACTTTAAAATCATTGACTTAGCGGGGTTTATTTGACCAGTAATTTTACTGGAATAGCTATCATCTTGCTCTTCTACTACAATATGATATGGAATCTCATTTTTTTGGATAATATTTTTTACTACCTTTTGATAAAGATTGAACTTTCTCGGTATCCCCATAATTTTTACAAATCCTATTGGCTTTATTGCTAGGTAATCCACTAAAACCGAAAACACATATGATAATACTTTTAGAAAATTTACATCAGAATTTAGATAACCATCTTTTTGAATAAAAAGCTCACTATTCACTAAATCGCTGATTTTCTTCGTGTCTTTATTTTTAAAAGCTTCTACCAACTCATTGAATTTATTTTCATAAAAGACACCAAAATGTGGTTCCAACTTTGAATCCTTCATTATTAGGATACAATAGTATTGTTTATTATCTACATTAAAAAGAGATATTTGTAGATATTTCTTTGCATCCAGAACTTGATTAAACATATTAATATATTTCTCACCGAGCTTAATATAATTAGTCTTTTTAGTCAAAGACTCTTGTAGCAATAAAAATTCTTTAAAGTTAGCTATTGTATTCTCCTTTGTTTTCAATATTATATAATAATAACTTTAAATTAAGCTAAAATTTGGCGGGTTTAACAAAAGAATCTAAAATATATTAATAATAATCCAAGAACTTATTAAACCTATAGCAGCACCCGCACAAACATCTCTAAAATGATGTTTTTTCGCAGCTATTCTCGAAAATCCAGTAAAAACAGCTAAAGCTAATAATATCACAGTAGCTATAATTAAAATTGTATTATATTCATTTATGCCAAAAAATAAACAACCAAAACCAGCGTAAGCAGCACACGTATGACCCGAAGGCATTGAATCTTTACCTCCATTGGGTCTAACTGATAATTTAGGAAAGTATTTAGAAACCAATTTCTTTAGACTAGCGGATACTAATAATTGTCCTGCAGCTACATAAAGCCACACCATAGGTGTAATTGTCATATTCGTAGGATACAAAGCTATAAAAAATAAAGCTATCCAAAGAGTGCCAAATTGAAAGATATCACCTACTTCTTGGATTACGTCAATTTCATCAGGATCTAGCCCAAAAAACTTTTTGATTGAACCATAATTTATATTCATTTTTAAATCTTTGGTTTTTATTTGAGATTAGCAATATCTTCAAGCATCAATGCAGCGATGCACCAGTTGATTAATAAACTACCATATATATGCTCTACACCATTTTTAGTTGTATAATAACAATTATTATCAAATAAAAAATTTTGGTAATATTTATCTAGTTCATCTACACGCCGCAACGCAAACCTGACTTGGACTAAATCTTTATAACTCATAGAAGTTATAGGAGGTGTGTGATATTCATAAGCTGGTCTAATGAATACAAAGCCTGTATTTTGCTGGCCCTCGTACACTCCCAATTCAATTTTAAATATTTTAAATAGTGAATAACATAAAAAATCTACATCAGCTCTATATACTTTATTACCAGCTAATATATCATCTTCGTGTGAATCATTGGTTTTACCCAAAGTATCCTTATAAAATTTTAATACCCTTGCTTCGCGTAACACTATGATCCTTTCTATCTATTTATTTAAAAGTGTATTAAGCACCTCAACAATATGATTATGATTTATTTTTTTGGCTAATGTTGTATCAACATCTGGGTAATCTTTATTAAAATCTGTTAAAAAAATTCTAATGCATATATTGCATAAAACCCAATCATATAAATCACTTGTTTTATCATAATTAATTATTAAATGTCTAGCAACTACATTAAATTTTAAATCTATTTTTGTTATATAATCATACCAATAATAACCTAAATGATCAACTCGATTAACATAGAGCTTAATTATTTTGTTAGTCAATAATAATTTAATTTGCTCTATTTTATTAAAAAAATCAGTTTCTTCATTTTTACATTCAAAACTATAAAAATCACATATATTATAAAAGTTGGATTCACCAACATAAATATGTTTAACTCCACTATTATGAGTATTGATCAAATCTACGTCAAAAAATTTTTTTATTAATTTTACTTCAGTTTCATCCATATAATTTATAATAGAGTCCAAAATTTATCCTCTTCTTTTTTATAATTATAATTAGAGCCTATATGATAATGATGAAAATAAAAATTATGTATATTATATCTTTGTTTAATAATATCTAAATTTGTATAAGTTTCACCAAACATTAAATCTTTTAAAGGTTTTATGTAATATTTTGATGATAGTATATCAAACGACAGCTCTTCTAATTTATGTGGTTCTAAATCTTTTACTATATTTTTATAAGTACTATATTTTATGGTATTAGCTATTTCAGCCCAATTTTCAAATAATTTCTTCGAAGCGTCAACTATAAAACAAGTATTAAATATGTATTTTGATATATTATGTTTTCGTTCATCTTGAGCTTGTATATCATCGTATATTAAACAAGAATCAACTAATTCTAAATCATTTAAATAATTAGAAAAATCTCTCACTAAAAACATATCTAAATCTATATGAATTAAAACATCGTATTTGTTTTTTAGCATAGATTCTAAAAAAGTGCAACCATATATCTTATTATAAAAGCCATCTTTTGGTTCAAGATTTAAATCATTATAAATATTTTTTTCTATATAATTGACACCTAAGTTACTATATATTTTTTTGGTATTTTCATCAACACCATTATTTGTAGGACATATATAAAAAATATCACACTGTGTGTATTTTTTTAAAAGTTCGGCACATTTCAGTGATTCAGTTTCGTACAATCTTTTATGTTTTTTCTTATCGGTATAAGTATTGTTAGATTCAACTACACATATAAATGCAATTTTCATTCATTTGTACCTAAATGATAATGATTGAAACATATATTTTTAAGATTTTCTTTTTTGACTTTGTGAATAGGATCTTGATAAGTGCCTAAAGCGTAGTTATACACTGATTTAATTGGCATTTCTTTTGAAACAAATATGCAAGCTAATTCTTCAATAATATCAAAATCTATTTTATCTATATTAATATTTAACTCAGAATTTATATAATCTAATAGTTTATTATTATAATGCAAGTCTGTTAATTTCTTACAATATTTGTAAAATAATTCGGGGAATGCTGAGTTTTTATCATAAATGACCAAACCCGTATCCCAAAAATCTATACCAGATTTTATAACTATATCTTTGAAATTATTATGTCTGTTAAATATTTCAGTAAATGTATATCTGCCACACGAAGTTTCATATTCGAATAAATGTGGTGGTAATGGTCTTGTTAAATACATATCCAAATCTATTTTGATAAACCAGTCATAATTTAATTTTTCTTTCACATATTTTAATAATAAAGGTATATTCCAAAAACCACATTCATATGAATCAGTTTCGTTGATAAAATACTCTATATATTTAACATTTAATTTTTCTAATTTTTTCTTCGTTTTTTCACTAATAATGTTTTTAGTAAAACAATAACAATATATATCAATATCTTTTAATTCACCAGCATTTTTTCGCCATTCATTAAAACATTTAATAGCCTCACTCTCATAATCTCTACACCAACCTAATTTAATATTATTGATACCACCATTACCTTCTATTGTAGTAATTAACGCTTTTGATACCACCCACAACTCCTATTGCATATATTTAAAGTTTTACTACATTCTACATTATTATATATAGTTTCTAACGGGTCAAATAAATTGCCTATAATGAGTTTATCTTTTTGAAAATCCATACAACATAGGCTTAAACCATTTGTATGTATGATAGGTTCATTTAAAAAACGGCAACCCGATTCAAAGCCTATAGGTTCACCAAATCTGTTTACTCTATTATCTATTTCGCAATCAACTATTTTTAAGTTTTTTATTTTAATCAATGATTTTATAATACCATTAAAATTTTTATTACGAATTATAATTTCACCTCTGTTATATAATTTTAAGTTTTTTAAATTGTTAACAAAATCATTAAACTTATCTACATTAGTTAATTCTTTAAATTCATTTTCATTATTACCATAACAAGATATGTATAAAAATAATTTTTTATATTTAATTAAATTATAATTAGCAGAAGGCGTCAACGAAGTAATCAAATGATATTCTTTAATTTTAGACTGTTCTACTATATCTAAATATTCATAATGGTTCTTGACTGTAAAAAAATCACCAACCATAGGTGTTAAATCAATCTCTTCAACACCTTGTTCTTCCAACCAAGCAACTATTTTTTTAAATAAATCTATGCTCATAACATCGCGACTTACATTATTATTTTGTAACCAACAGAAGTTACATTTGAGTAAACAATTAGATGTTATGTGTATAGTAAATCTTTTAGGTATTTTCAATCTTGTCTCACTAAATCTAAAGTTGAACAATGTATACCGCCGCCGAATAATTCACAATGTCTTAATCGAACTGGTATCACATCAAAACCATTTTTATATAATATGTCTTGTACAGCTATAGCATCTTTATTTACTAATATTTTTTTCGGTGATATGCTCAATACATTCATATCCATACCACGATATGAACATAATTGGACAAATGGTGTGTTGTAATCACTGTAATCTTTTTGTTTATATTTAAAATCACCATTAGTACTTATAAATTTCCAATTATGGAATTTTTCAGGCAGATATTCTTTAACAGGTTTATGTAGTGCTGCATCATTTACTAAAAACACACCAAAATCCAGTGGTAAAATATTACCATCAAGATGATTATCTATCATAGCTTCAGTATACCATATTTTAGCATAATCTTTCATTATATTTTCAAACCATTTAGCACCCATATAATGGTTATATGTAGAGTAATTGCAAAGTATATCGTCACCAATTTTTAAATATTGAGCTGCATCTACACCTAAATCCCACTTCATAGAGATATTATCAAAATCTCTAGGCGCATCCCAATCCTTAAGATCCATAGTTTCATCTTTTAGCATAGGTAATGGAGCTTTTATCCATTTATAACCTTTAAACATTTTTTCTTTGAATATATCATACATTGAATCATTTTCAAAATATCTACTGCGTATTTGAACCGGAGTTTCTACGATCAAATCTTTGTATGTAAATACAAGATCTCTAACATTAGAAGCACTAGAATGGATAGATTTAAAATTAGGTGTTTGTATTTGGATCTTATCTTTAACCTTTTCTGGTCTGTATACTTTAACACCATTTTGTTCTAGTATTTTAGCTAAATTATCAAGATCTTCATTACGTTCTGCAACTAATTGGCTATTAATACTATATTCTTTAAAATCTGCAAAATAATAATCACTTATATTATTTTTATAAAAAATTTTAAACGTGGTATCAAAACTTCTGGTACTGATTTCTAGTTCTCTACCAACTATGACTTCTTTTAATTCACCAAATTCTGTCTGAGTCATTTAATTTCTCCGTAAAAAAGTAAACAATATTTTGTTATCTTATTATCATATATATATATATATAGTATAAATGAATCATATAAATTTTTTTCATATTTTTTAAATAACCATTTATTGATCCCTGATTCTTTTGCAATATTTAGTAATTTTTTAAATATCTCTGTATTACGAACCATTAATTGAAAACCCGAATCGTCAACATCCAGCGTCAACTTAATTGAACTGCGACACCCACTTGGTACTCTTTTTAGGGGTTCATAAAATATCGAATTATTTTTTAATTTAGTTTTATCTAGGTTTTTAACAATATTATAAATTCTATCATAATCAAGTTCTATATAATATGAATCAATAATATTAGTAGCTAAATCTATAGAATAATTATCTTGATATTCACTAATTCTTTCTTTATTGAGATTATATTCAATACATTTTGATTTAGAATCATTGTATACTGAGTTGGAATAGCTTATTAATTCAAAATTTTTATTAAATTTATAATAGAATTCAAATTTCATCGATTTAACATACACTCCCTAAAATCGACAAGTTCAAATTTTGTATTTTCTCTATTTAATTGAAAAATAGGATATAAAAAACATTCCTTTAATCCCATTTTCGAACAAGCCCTTTTACAAACTTCATTACATCTAATATTTTTAAGTATGTTATTCATAAAATCAAAGCATTCTTGTGTTGTATTTTTATTAATATTAATAGTATCGGGTTTATCTAAAAAATAATCTTCTTGTTCGTTGCAAGGCACTAGTATACCCATATGGTTTAAATAAATTGCGTTCATTGCTGCCTCAGGACATCCAAGCACTTCTGATTTATCATTACGCAAGTTATCTTTCATTTTAAAAAATTTAAGTAATTCAGTTCTAGGCTTTACAGATGCTTTTGGGTCTAAATTAGGCGGCTCGTAACAAGGACATATCTCTAACAAATCAAATGTGGAATTTTTATACATTTGTTTAATATTGCCTTCATCATCTCTATTGTAATCAAATTGTATGAATTGCATTATTGTAGTAGCTTCTGAATTCTCTTTGAATATTTTATGATGTTCTAAAACGTCTGCTAGCTTAGAACCTACTCTATACTTAGAATGTAATTCTTGGGTAGACCCATCAACAGGAAATCTAATTATATCTCCTTTCTTCATAGTCTTGCCTAGCTTAGCCCAATCTATTTTAGTTGAACCATTTGTACTTAAACGAACTTTAATATTTCTAGTATTCATATATTCTAAAAGTTCAAATATATGTGGATATAATGTAGGTTCACAAACAGCACCCATTAATACAACACGTTTAAGATTAGGTAAGTCATTTAAAAATCTTTTTAGATTATTTAAATCTAAATGATTTACTTTCATTTTAAAATCTATATTTTGCCTTAAACACATAGGACATTTTAAATTACATAAATTTATTAACGACAATTCAACAACTTCAATATCTTCTGGTTTTAATGTTTTTTCAGTATATCCATTTTTAAAAAAATTTTTAATATAAGTTGGTTGAGTAGTAACAATCATAATTATCCTTAATTATCATCTATAGTTAATCTGTAGTGGTTCAAAACTTCGAATTTATCAATGTCTAGTCTCATTTGCAAGACTGGGTAATCACTTCTGATTTTTTTATTACAATCACCACAACAACGTATGCAAGTTTTATTCATTTTGATACCTTTAATTATTCTTGAAATTTGTTCTATACATTCTTCAAATGTACTATTATGAATTGTTTTATCCAAGAAGTTGAAAGCAAACTCTTCCATATCATCACAAGGTAATATATGTCCTGAATGATTTATATATAATTGATTTAAAGAATACATAAGGCATTTTATATTTTCAAATGGTTTATTATTAACATAATTATTTAATTGTTCGTAGCGCTTACATAATGAATTAGAAGCTCTAATTTCGTCGTGTATAAAAATAGTATCACCAGTATGTGTCGTTTCTAAATAATCAAATTTATTATGTTTTGATAATTTAATAATTTCATCTATATCATTTTCATTATACTTAAAAATTATAAACTGATTTATTGTAGTAGCTTCTGAATTCTCTTTGAATATTTTATGATGTTCTAAAACGTCTGCTAGCTTAGAACCTACTCTATACTTAGAATGTAATTCTTGGGTAGACCCATCTGTCGCAAATCTAATTATATCTCCTTTCTTCATAGTCTTGCCTAGCTTAGCCCAATCTATTTTAGTTGAACCATTTGTAGACAATATACTTTTTATATTCCTGGAATTATTATATTCTAAAAGTTCAAATATATGTGGATATAATGTAGGTTCGCCTACAGACCCCACCATATCAATACGATTTATATTTTTAAAATTATTTAAAGTTTCTATTAATTTTTCGAAGTTCGTATATCCTTTTGGTATAGCTATATCGATATCATTAGCTTCTTGTCTTAAACACATAGGACATCTCAAAATACATTTATTTAATAAACCTAATTCTATAGTTTTAGTTTCGTCTACTATGTTGTATTTGTTCATTTATATAATCCTTAATATGTTTAGATAAATTATATTTTTTAGAATATTGTATCAAAATTTTTAATTTATTTTGAGATTTTTCTGGTTCGTAATGACAATGATAAAAATAAGCATCTTGGATAGCCTCGTATTCATCACCTTCTATGCTACCTATTTCAAGTTTGTTAACACCTTCTATATAATTTACACACAATTCTTCAAGCAAAGGATATTCTAAAGAATTGAGTGATGGATTTTTTGTTATATTTAATTCATATAGTTTACCATATTCTTTATAATTTAATAATTTATCAAATTGATTTAATAATTGATATTGCTTTTTATAAAATTCATCAGAAGGTTTAGATATCATAATACCAGTATTATACAATACACCTTTTTTAGATTCTAAGTACTTATGTGAGCCTTGTGTGTGAGGTGAAACTGCAGGTGTTTTAAAATTATCTAAGTCAGGTAATGCTCTCAATAGCATCATATCTAAATCTATTCTAAGCATAACTGAATTAATATCTTGAAACATACTTTCGAAATATATACCACTTAGTGGGATATTCCAAAAACCACACTTATGATTTTTTATTCTATCGTCAAATGAATGAATATAATTAATATTCAATTTCTCAAAATAATATTTAGTTTGATTGCTTATATCACATTTGTTTAAATTCAAACAATATATATTACCATCAAAATAATCACGTAAACATTTAAAACAACAAATTGCTTCTTTTTCAAAATATCTAGTAAATATTTTGTTGGTCGTATTAACATCTTTTAAATCTGGTTCTATAGTAGTGATAACAATCATCAAACACCTTTGTTTAATTATATATAATTGTACCTTAAAGATTAATAAATTTATGTATATCTTTTCTTAATAATATCTTTGTGGTATCAATAAAAGCATACATATCAGCACAATCTTGATTACAATAAACTTTATTATCATCTGATATATCACTAAGTTTTTTAAAAAATTTTATACCACAAGAATATTTAATTTTATTGTATTCTATTGTAATAAAATTATTATAACAAAAACTACCTTTAAATAATTTATATATTTTATTATTTAATATATCATCTATTGATAAATTATTTTTTTTGCCGTCAACATCTAAAATTATATCTTTATGATAATAAGAACTGGAATCACCTAATATTTTAGAGTCAAGTAAATAATCATCATTTTGGTCTTTCACTAATGTGAAATATAAATCATATTTTTTACACCACGATGCCATTTCTATTGCTTTTTTATGATTTTTATAATTATATACTATATTTAAATGTATAGTATCCTTTAAATTAAGTATGTTATCTAACTTAGATTTTTGTTTTTCGAAATATTCACTATGTAAAGACATAGATATAAATTCAAATCTCTTGAATAAATTATCATTGCTGAGTAACATACCATTAGTATTTAATTCTAAAGCTATATTTTCATTTAAACTTTTTACAACTTCTTCGAAATAAGGTAAAGTAGTTACTTCACCGCCAGTCATTATAACTTTGATCTTGTATCGTAAACTAAAATCATTAAGTTGTTTTACAACCCTCATAATGGTATCTTTTGGTATTGGTTTTCTAGGTTTTGATGCTCTAAAACAATATGAACATCTGAAATTACATTCGTCAGTCAACACCCACTCTATATGGAAATCGTAGTTTTTATAATCTTCGTTAATCGAGTAAATTTTAGTCATATTAAATTAGTCTTACTTCTAGTTATCCTGTGCCCAGCGTTATATTCTTCGTTTTTTAATTCTTTAGTAAAATAATTCATTTCTAATCTGACGCCATTTTGATCTATCAAAATATCTGGATATTTTTCACCCAAAGTATAACAATAGTAATTACAACAACTCTGGCAAGTAACTCCACATTTCGGTGCACACCAACGTGTATTTAAAAATTTTTCAATATCGCTATTAGAACTTTCTATATTAACACCTGTATGGACTTCGTCTTCATCTAAAGAACCACATATGTTTATATTACCCATATGATTAACGTAAATTTCGTGTCTGTTAAATGAATCGCATATAACACTGATATCTTTTTGTGTTTTAAGTAATTTCTCATAGAAATCCATATATTTTTTAATCTTTGTTGGTGGGTTAAATTCACTTTGATTTTGTATGCTAGTAGGGTAACACTTCAAATAACTTAAATAATCAAACTTTTCTTTTTTAAATAAATTATAAATATTTTCTTTATCATTTTGATTGTAAGTAAATTGTATATTTTGTAAGACAGTAATACCACGAAAATCTGGATTTGATTTTAAACTTCTATGATTTTCAAGCACTTTGTCTAATTTAGAATTAACTCTATACTTAGAATGTAATTCTTGCGTAGATCCATCGATAGCAAATCTCACAATATCATTAGATTTTAATAGTGACCCCATTTTATACCAATATTCGGTATTGTGTGTGCTAGCGTTTGTAGACAAGCGAATGTCTATAGGGCGTGTTTTTATATACTCTAATAATTTAGGTAATTCTGGGTGTAATGTGGGTTCACAATAATTACCTTCAATTATTATAACTTCAATATTTTTTAATTTATCTAAGAAATCAATTAATTTAGAGACATTTACATAGTGTGGCGATTGTTCATATATTTTTTTATGGACATAGGGACATAATACACAGCGCAAGTTACATCTGTTAGACAATCCCATATCAACAACCTTAATATCGTCTAGTGTATAAAGCACATTTAACTCCTAATGTTTAGCATCAGAACCATTACCCACAAGTATTTCGTAATTAATGCCTATGGTATCTAATTCGATATTTTTTTGAGTGATTCTAAACACCTATTAAATAATTTTGGTCTATTGTGTGTTAAAATTAATATACTCAAATCCATTCAACATTATATAAACAACTTTAATTTATTTATATATTATACAGCTAAGAGTGAACCTAAAAACAACACTATAATTGTAAAAACAACGCACAATAATATAGCAATAGTTATAGAACCTATGACACTGACTAAATACAAGAACATAAACGTATATAAAACAACTACAAATATAGCTATTGACAAAACAAATAACCCCGTAAAAAATCTTTCTATTAACTTCTCAAAAGAAAACTCACTGAAAATATTACAAATTTGACTTTTTAAATTCATTTTAAAATCCTTATTAAAATCTTTATTAAAATTATATTATATAAAGAAATAACTTAAAAGTTTATTAAATTATCAGCTTGTGGCTAGTAAATAGCAAATACTGTTCATAATTTGTGAAAATCTTGGGCACAAAAGTACCCAGATTAATCTAGGATTTGTTTCTTATATACAAATACATTCCAGAATCTAAAGTAAACCTGAAATTTTTAGAATTCACTGAGTTTAATTTAATAGTTCCTTCCATCACGAATATATCTGCTTGTTTTTCTTCCATTAATTTATTAATAATTTTTTTGAATTTTTTTGGTTTTATAGCTACGTATTCATTATCTTTACCACGATAACAAGTTATGATAATATAACTTTTGCCTTGAAGCATTTGTATTCTGTATTTAAAAATATAATAATATATAAAACCTTTAAAAATATAAGCAGAATCATTATTATCTTTAAAACAATCTATAAGTTTCATTAAACTCCTTTGATTTATTTATGATCTAGTATTATTAACATTACTAGAATTGCTTGCACTGCTTGAATTGTCTGTATTATTAGAATCCACTAATAATGATATTATAGGGTCTTCAAGTCCCATAGCTCTGGATTCTAAATCATAGTCAAATGCTCTTAAATTAGCTCCATCAAAACAATCTTTATGTTCAATAAACTCATAAGGAATACCAAAATATTGACATTCTTGAAATAATCTAGGTTTTACGTCAAAAAATACAGGATCTTGTATATATAACATTTCATTAAATTGTTCGAATATATTAGACATAATATTTAGATCGTTTCTCGTTATTTCAGATTCTTTTTTAATGTATTTTGCTCTGGTATTAATAAATTTTTGATTCTTTTGAAATCTAGGTTTATTCAATATCTCAAAAAATATTTTACTTCTATAATTGACTGATTTGCCGACAGGTTTTAAATGCTCGTATTCCACAAAATAATTACACTCGAGTGTATGATTTTTTGAGCCACTTAAAGCATATAAATTCTTGCATTTTAAAAATGGTTTATATCTGTCGAAATGATCTATACAGTACATTTCAAATAAAATTAAATTATTAACATTCACAAAAGATTTTTTAAATATTATAATATTCTTAAAACAATCTTTATTAATATTATATTTAATTTCAAGATATTTTTTAACAATCGTAAGAGATTCAAAAGTAGTATCTATTATAAGAATAATATTTTTATTGTGCAACCAAGCGAAATAAAAATATTCAAAAGCATTCGAAAGTGAACCGTCTATGGGGATTCTCGATTTACAAGGTCCTATTAAAATAGCATTCGTATTCATAGCTTTATAAGTCTAGTATTTTCAGCATTTTTAGTATAACAAGCATAGGTTAGAACTTTGTTATATTATCAACTTCTAAAAATTTAAGATTACCATCTTCGCAAACTGAAAGATCTCCAAGTCTACCATAATATATTTTTATATTTTCGAAATAATTTTCAGAAAGGAAGTTATATGTATCTGACATACTTTTAGTAGAAGCATTTATATAAAAATTATTAGCAATACGTCGAAAATTATTGTCAAATAACATTAATTCAACATCTTTGCTTATACTTTCACTAAAAGAAATAAAATACATATATTACTCCTTAATTAGAAATCTTTATCCACAAATAACATTTCCAGATCCTTGTGCTACAGCTTGGCCACAACTAATGGCATCACCTATTCTACAAGCAGGTTTTGAATTAACCATAACAGTCCCAGAACCTGTAGCAATACTCCCACCGTGTGGTGGTGACGGGCTAGGACTTCCGTGTGGTATTATAGGATCACCTTGTCTAACTGTACTAATTGAATTAGTCAAGACATTCGTAGAACCACTCGAAACTACATTAGGTGGGAATGAAGAATGTCCTGTACTAAAATCAACACCAACTCTAGTTAAAGGAGGCATTATTTAGCCCCGTTTAACATATCTTTTAATATCTCTTTGTCAGTTTTAGATTTAGCTTTAGCTTTTGATACTTTAGACTCAGTTTTAACATCTTTAGCTTTAGACTCAGTTTTAACATCTTTGGCTTTAGTTTTAGTTTTAGTTACCCCGGCTTCGGTTTCAGGCTTTGTATTTAAATATCTAGTTTTGGCATTACTAGCAGATATTAAATAATCATTTAATTTGATATGAACACCAATACCTTTAATTTCTTCTATAATTTTATTGCGAGTGTATATAACTTCTTCTATACAAATAGCTACTAAAATCAAAGCATAAGTTGCTGGCTCTACGGTAACCTTGCCTGCCGTAATTAAAGACACGGCATCACAAATAATTGCTATTACTAGCATTACATAAAATAAGAACTTAATATTTTTGAATATTTTCATTTAATTCCTTTCGTTGAATTTAGTTTAGCTGGTTTAATTTAGTTTAGCTTGATGACTCCAGCAGTCATAGTAATGCTTGGTCCTGCTGAAATTGTTTCGCTACCAGACACATTTATATTCTGATTACCAGAAATTGTCACATTTTCATTACCTCCTACTTTACGTGTTCTGTCTGAGCCGACTTCTAACTTTTCGTTTGACTTAACATTTAAATTGTGGTTAGCATCGTATTTCTCATTAACGTCTTTTTTAACGTATTCATTTTGTTCACCATCGACGTGTAATAAATTATTTTCTTGTGTATATTCTTTTTTATTCTTTACAGTATTGATAGTCATTTCACCACCTTTATTCATAGTAATTGTAGTACCAGTTCTGTGGTGAAAAATAATATTACCATCTTCATCACTCCATTCTTCGTAATGACCTGTAATACTATCATATACTCTAGTATTTTTAGGTTTTGTATTTTTGTGTATTTCATTATCTGCAGCTATGCAGCCTATAACAATAGGTAAGTTTGGGTTATTGTTGTCTAAGACACAAAATACCCAAGTTCCTGGTGTCAATATAACGTTATAACCAAATCCTGGATATTTTCCAGATCTTGTTATAGTTTTGTATCCAGATTTAGAACCTTTACCGTCTATATTGTTAGCGTATTCATCTGAACCATCTGAAGGTGCTGGGTAATAACCAATATAATCAATGCTTTGCATAACTTCTGCCCAAGGCAAATCGCTTTCCTGTATTTGATTATATTTAGTGTCTTTTTCACCAGAAGTTACTGGGTATTGACCAGGCGTAGCATTTTCACTCATTCCGTGAAGTTCAAATATACGAACTTGAACTCTACCACCTTTTTTAGGATCATCATTATTAACAACAATACCACGATATATTCTAAATTCTGATTTATTCATTTTAATTACCTTTTGTGTATTATACGATATCTTGCCTTAAATATAGATTAAATGTAGTTTAATTTAAAATATACTTAAGAATTTTATGATTGTAATGTTTAAAAACTATAATTTTATTATTAATATCATTTGGTTCTAAATCTAATTTGCATTCTGTGATTTTAAAAAGATTCAAATTATTAAACTCAAATGAGTTATATTCTTTAGATCCTTTATTATTATAATCAATGCAAATTAAAAAATCTTTAAAATCAAACTCCTTAAATAAAATTAAAGCTTCTAAAACATTACCCATATATAACTGAGCATCAGAAATTAAAACAAAGATTTTAGCTTCTGGTTTTGCTAGCTTCATTCCTATGCCTATACCTAAGGCATTACCTAAGGTATAATCTGCATAGTCTATACAATCTATAAAATCGTGTTCTATACCAGGTCTATCATAATTTGTAATTCCCATTGCTTCTAACATAGGAGTACATCCATATGGTTTACCAATTAATTTATAATCAAAATCTTTTACAAGATTCCAGAGATCTTTAAACCAAGGATATATAGATTTTGCAGATTCTAAATGTGTTTCTTTTCTAATGCCGGGATTTAAAGTTAAGAAATTATTGATAGCTGCTTCGTACATGTATATCCTTTAATTATATTATCAAAATGTTTTGATAGGTTATGTCATTTTGATATAGGCTATGTCTAAACTGGATTTTAAACTTTTTATTTCTTTTAAAATATCCTTTTTAGATAGTTCACCATTATAACTAATTTCTGAAATCATTTCAGATTTTTCTACTTTTGATTCTAATATTTCTAATAAATCTCTGACGATACCCACATAATCTGAAGTAGTGAATAAATCTGTTTTAAGTAATATATTTAAACTTCGTATCTTAGATGCTTGCGATCTTAAGACGCTTATTTCTTCACTAATATTTCGATTTTTTACATCCAATATATCAGAAATATATTTGAATGTAGGCACTTCCGCATCATCTAATAATGCATCAATTTCTTCTTGACTCAATATCTGGGCCATTTAGGTTCCTTAATTAATATATTTATAACATTTTAAGCTGCTAGCACATTCTAAATACTAAAATACTTAAGATGCTAACAGCATTACTGTAGTACGTTTAAAAACATTTAATGGGTCAATAAAATCATTAACACAAACTAATTCACCCCACGATTAAAGAAAATATTATCCGGAGTTACCATAGTTGATTCACGTCTAAGAATATCAAAATCTCTAGTATCGGTATTGAAAAATGTTTGCGATCCTGAATTTCTTAAAAAATCATTAAGTTCATCGAATTTTAAATCTTTTGTATTTGTAATAATTATACCCTTTGGGTTCTTTGTATTGAATAAATAATTGCGTGTAGTTAATTCTATAAATTCATTGAATTCTTTTAGTGTATCCTTAGATGGTTCTTCATAACCATATTCAAATGGTATAGTACTAAACTTGTCAATAATAGAGCCTGAGTTAATAACAATTTTTCTATATAAATTTTTATTGTTTATAATAAAATCATATTTAATTGAACCAAACTTTACACTTTGTGTTAATTCTGGATCTAAAATAATTAATTTAATAATATTATCAATAGATTCTTTAGTATCTATAAAAAATAATTCAGTACTTAGATCAAAATCATCGGATAATTCGAACTTACCTGGACTTGTTTCTTCGAAGTCTTTAAAGAAACGAATAATTTGAATACTTGGGTTGACGGTAATATTAGATAATTCAATTGCAGAAATCATATTTAAACTCCTTTAAACGTAAATTAATACTTTTACATAACAAAAAATTAAAGTCGATTTTGACCGTGTTTTTGCGTGATTATGACTGTATTTTAGATTCTAGTGTGTAACACTTAGTTTTTAGATTTTACACCTTGGTGTTATATGTCTGAATCTAAAATTGTTTTATTATATAATAAAAAAGCTTAAAAATTAATTATGGAGCTATAAAAGCTCCTTGAATTTACATTATGAAAATTTAGGGTTTAAAAATCTACAATGTGATTTTGGTGTTTCCCAATATTCAACTGCTACAACATTGACGTCTAAATCTTTTAACATTTTTTCAGCTATTTCTAACCACCACTTACATAAGTTTTCACTAGTAGGACAAAAATCAACGAAAACAAAACCTTCTAATTTTTCTTGTATAGCATTTTTATGTTTTGTTTGGCTGTATTTAGATTTTATTTCATCAATAACAGATTGTTTAATAGTTTTATATCCATATTCTTGAGTATCGAAATATTGTGGATCTAAACCATCTAAAGATTCTGAATATAATTCTGGTAATTCGTGAATATGACCTGGATCATTAAAATCCCAAACAAATTTATGATCAATAACTTCATCAACTAGTTTTTTATAACAATTTAAAAATTTGAAATCTAAAACCATATTATTGATTAGTTCATCTGAACCTAAGAATAGTTTTATTACACCACTGTGCGAATGATGATGTCTGCAAGCACAAATACTATCGATACTATATTTTGGATCTAATGTTTGAGTCCAAACTCTGTGACCCATACAAAAATCAAATTGTTTGTCTATAGTCCATTTAAATGTTTTCATTTTTTACTCCTTAATTTTCTTTATTATAATATAACAAATCTTAATTTCTATTTAAATTTCGCATTTTCTTAGAACTTAACGCAATATATCTATCACGATTAGCATAAAAGATATCCTTATGTATTCTAGTATTTTTATTAGTTAATGTATCAAATACTGGAACTACACCTTTAGGCGCACCTAAGTATTCAATATTACGTTTTTGTTCTTTAAATTTTTTATATATAGATGATGGTAATTTTAAAATTTTACCGTCTAACATACATTTAATCAAAGATTCATTTATTATCTCGTGGTAATTTTCTAAAGAATCGTTGAATATACTTTCATAAATCTCTAATTTTCTATTACAAACGTTTACGCGTTTTCTTTTTATTATGTTTTGTTTTTCTACTATTCTCTTATTTTCATCCAACCTCTTAACATTGTTCAATTTTAGTGGTTTATGTTTTTCAGCGTCCCATTCTTCTAATTTTATATACACAAACTTACCATCTAATGTTTCAACACCTAGTTTATTTTTATTCTCCTGTCTATTTACTACTTCTCTAGGTGTTTCAAAATCTATTTTATTGTAAAGATCTTTAGGCAATTTTATCCAGAGATCGTCTGAATTTCGTCGTCTGCATAGAACACACGTGGTTGAAGTTGATAAAAGTATATGTTCTGTAGAATCATATTCATAATCTTTTATTTTTCTAAAGCCATCACCATCCTTGATGAAATAAATGCCTTCATTAGTTGTAAAATATAATTCTCTATTTTTATAAAACTCCTCTTTTGTTACATTAAAAAAGTTTTTTTTACTTTTAAATCTAACCGTTACATAACCACTAGTGTATGTTATATACTTATCTAGGTTGTTATAATATTCACTAAGATTTACGCGTTTTCTTTCACCTGTATTTTTTACAACAACGGAAACTGTGCCAGTAACGTCAGCATACCCACATTCACATTCACTATTAGCTCTATTAAAATAATCGTCGTTTATAACCACATTTAATTTTTTATGTAGAAAAGCTTCGTAATAAAGTGCTTCTAACCTGTTGTTAAAAACTTTAAGTATTTTTAAACTGTAATTGTCAGGATTTTTTAAAATATCATTTTTCTACAGCTTGAAGAACCGTAACTCCAAAAATCCGAATATCAGATCAGTTTGTTTAGAAGTTCTAAATCCTATGTATTTTTTATTATCAATATTTGAAGTTACTTCATATACATAAGATTTAAATACTTCATCAGCTTGATCAATAAAATTATATTTTAATTTGAATTCTTCAAAATCTAAATTATTCAATTAAATAATCCTATTGATTCCAAACCCTATGGCCGTAACAACATTCAAATGTTTTGCTTATATTAAACATAAAATCTCCTTGTCTTAATCATTTGTTTCAATAGAATCTATATTATTAGTTCCAAATATAAATTCTCCAATAGCATTATAATACTCAGTATCTTTGATAACGCAACGAATATAACCATCACTTGAAGATTTGAAAATGTGTGCACCACCGCCTAGCACAACCAAGAAATCTAGTTTATCCAATATATTGCTATATCTTTCATTTACTAATGCTAAAATTTCTCTTAAGTATTCTTTTTTAATACCTTCAATTTCTTTAGCATAATCATATTTTTGACCTCTTAGTTTATAAACACCCGTATCTAAGATTTCTCTGGCCTCTGGCAATGAAATAGATCTGTTGTGTTTTTCATTTACTAATTTAGCAACTTGCGAAGCTATTTTCATCAATCCGTGTTGTGAAATTCCTTCGAATAATTCTGGTGAAGTAACTCCTTTATTAACAAGAACTAAATCTAATGTATTGAATCCAATATCCACAATACAATATGTTGAATCACCTAAGTATTCTTTTTGAAGATTTGGAAAATCATTTCCGAATTTTTCATAACTTAACTTAGCTCCAGCACCTTGAGGTAATAACATTACATTATAATTGTATTCAGTACCATCAACCACAAAATGACTTAGTACATTTTGAAAATATCCAGATTGTTTAATTTCTGCAATACTTAATCCTGAAACTATTAAATCTACTTTACTGAGTTTAGCAATTTTCACTGCGTGATTCAATAACAATGGTCCAAAATATTCTAAATTCTTATAAGTATCTAAATCTATGATATTAGAACTTGGTAAATGTTTAGCATCTTCACCTACCATATAATAACGTTCATTGTAATGAACTATATTATCATTTTGAACACCTTCAAGTTTTTTGGTTTGGCCTATAACACTTGGAAATTTAAACTTTTTAATTATTTGACCATCACCAGTGCCTACACAAACTTTAACAAAGCTGTAACCTATGTCTACACCTAAAATAACTTTTTCTGTTTTCATTAATATTCCTTGAATGGATTTACATTATTATATATTAAAATTACTTAAAATAAAATTAATTTTTAGTTTTAGTTTTAGTTTTAGTTTTAGATTCAATCTTGGGTTTGGTCTTAGACTCAGCTTTAATTGAAGCTAAAGTTTCTAAACCAAATAATAAAGAATCTACTAAATCGATAGTAGCACCCACTATAGCATTCAACGCAAATTTTAAAGTAACGTCGTCTAATTTTTGTAGTCTATTTTCACCTAACATAAGCATATCAATTAAGTGTTCTGTGTCTAAGAGATAATTTGTTTCTGAGGTGTTTATTATTTCGCAAATTTTATTTAAATTATTTGCAATATAAAAAACACCGTTTAAAACTAAATCTATTTCTTCTTCTGTATAAGCATCTGGGTTTCTCAAAATATCCTTAGCTATAAGAATAGTTTCATAATCTATATCTAAAGATTCAATTTCTTCACTTGATCTAAAATATTGATTTACATTGTATTTAGGAATTTTGTCCTCGTTTTCATAGATAGATTCTAAGTAGTCTTCTAAATAAGATTTCAATCAATCTCCTTTTGTTTTAATTTTTATGATTCTCTATTTAATTTAATTAAAAAAAATATTTTATTACCTGAAATCAAAATTATTTAATTTCAGATTTTTACTTAATCATTTTTATATAATATTTTAACATCTTCTAAAACTTGAACTATAGCTTCGTGTTTTTTCATACCACCATCAATAACCAAGATATCAACGTTATTATTGAATATCTCACAGAAATATTTTCCTTGATCTTTACCTTCTAACGATTCTTTTAATTTTTTAACGTCCATAGCAAACCTTTCTTTATTCTCATTATCACATTCTAAATCTACTCTTATACCACAAGCTCTTAGGAAGTTCATTCTTTCTTGCTTAGAATATTTCGTAGGATACTCTTCTAAAAATTTATTAGTTATTTCATCCCAAAATTCATTCGTCTCTTCACTAAACTCGATACCATCAGGTACAATAGCGACACCACTGGCTTTTACCATAAATTAATCCTTTTATCGAGAAAAATATTCAATCACTAACACAACAGCCATAACTGTAGTCATAACAATAACATATTCGATACCAAACTGACACTCACTGTATGTGCAATGACAATTATCATTTAATGTGCAATTATTGTATTGTTTATCACAAAATTTTTTATTTTTATTCATTTTTAGCTCCTTTAATTTATTAATGTAATTATATCATTATAGACTCAAATTAAGCTGAAGTTTTTAGTATTTATGCTAATAATGACTCTAAGTCATATTTTGGATAAATTACACTATATCCTATTTCATAATGCTCGAAATCTTTTTTATTAACACACAAATGAGTACTTGGATTGACCCAAACACTCATAATTTTATTTTGTTTGATTAATTCTTTAAAAGCAAATTTTAAATCTTTATCATCTATATCAAGTCTTTGTTCTAGCATTATAAAATCACTTTCACTAACAATATTACCATTTTGTTTGATTAATTCTAATAATTTATTTTCTACTAATTTCATTTTTATCTCCTTTAATTTATTAATGTAATTATATCATTATAGACTTAAAATATACTTAATTATGAATTGTTATCCATCCATTCTGCTACTCTTAAAGCATCCTTATAATTTTCAACAAATACTTCTCCGCCTCTATCACCGAAAACGTAATACTTATTAAATTTAAATTTGTATGATATGTAATAGCTGCCTTTTGCTGTGCTTTTGATTTTTATAGGATAGAATATACACATTAATTCTAACCTACTCTTGTGATACGATAAAGTTTTCCAACAGATTTATTTTCTAATAATTTTACTTATTGGCTTTATTGGCTTGTTTTGCGATTTTTTCAACTATTTTATACAATCTTTTATATTCGTCTATAATAGATTCTATATTGGTTTCCAGATTTTTATTACTAATGTGAGAAACAGAAGCATAATCGGATTTTAATTCTTTCATAGCCTGCCTAATATCATCTATATAATCACGGATATTTTCTTTGTATGTTTTCAATTTTTGTGATTGGAGTTCCTCTCTATACCAAGGCATCTTGTCTTTATAATAAAGCAGATATTGATTTATATTCCACACTTCATTCAGCAAGTCATTATAAAGTTTATAATATTGTTTGTTGCTATGTGTACCATCTGCAAGCTTGCGTAGAATTTTTAAAGCTTTCTTCCCACACGATTCTACAGTTTTATAATCGTTTTTAAAATCCAGGCCTGTTTTGCTGTTGGCCACCTTAACCACACTGAGCATATCATCAACAATAGCTTCATTAATAAATTCTGTAAATGTCATTTACCATCCTTTTTAATCGTTTGATTTTTATACCATAATTGCAACAGATTACCTTATAATAAACTTATTTATTACAAATTATGTATTAATATACTTCTTTTTAATATTGTACTAAATACTGAAGTCAAAATCATTTAATTTTATTTCCTTCAATTTATTAATGTAATTATATAGTAATAAACTTAAAATAATATTAAATTAGCTAGCAGAGTCTAATTTTGTTTCTAAGTTCTCAGTATTTGCATTCACTTCAAGTGCGCTAATGCCAGAATCTACAAAAGATTTCACAGTCTCTGGTTCTTGTATTGAATCTTTATTAAAAATTTGCTCAGCAAACTCAGTTATAGGTCCACGAACCACATTAATTAACTCACCACCCCAAGTATTAATTATACTAGGATTTTTAACTGCGTTTTGAAGAACTGTCAAAGCGTTGTTATACTTATTAATATATTGATTGTCTATTTGTGTATTTGATCCGATTATCACAACCTTACAATCCTTGTCAATCCTTGTTAATACAACGCTCATAGATTTAGATGAAAAATTCTGCGATTCATCAACAATAACAAACGCATCCGAAATTGTTCTACCACGCAAAGCACCAATCCACATAGTTTCAATGCCAGCTAACTCAATGAGTTCTTTGATACCTTCTTGTATTTTTAAATTATCAATTTTAGTTTTTTTGGATTTGTTATCATTAGATCTTTCAAGTCTTTTTCTAACAATATATTCTAAAGAATCATATAGTGGGTGATTAAAAACCGCAAACTTTTCATCATTTCCAGCAAGATATCCAATATCCTCACCTTTATCTAAAGATTCGATTGAGTTGCGTATATAAACAATTTTACTGTATTGTTTTTCTTTGACTAATCTGATACCAGTCGCAATAGCTAATAAGCTTTTACCAGATCCTGAAACTGCAGAAACAACTTGTAAATCTACATTAGTATCTAACATAGCATCCACGAAATATTTTTGACGTATATTAATAGGTTTAACATCTTGTTTTTCTAAGTGTTTTTCATCTATGTAATTGATTCTAAGATTTTGTATTCTTGCTAGTTTTTTATTACCATCTTTACTTTGAATTAAGTAGTTGTAATTTTCGTGTTTATAATCTGGATCTATACTTAAAATACTACTAAGGTTTTCTGGTAATTCTTCAACATCGAGAACTTTAAAAAACTCTGGTGATTCATTAAAATCTTTTTTTAAACCAAATGTTTCAGTTTTTATCCCTTCGGATATAGCCCTTATTTTGCACATACTATCATATGTTATAAAAATACAATCCGGGTATAGCTTAGCAACTTCTATAATTTTTCTATCATTTAGAATATTAATAGGTTCATCTGCGTGTTTATATTCTTTTTTACTAGTAATAGTTACTTTTAAAAGAGAATCACCCAGTGTTGTCTCAGTATAGTCGTTGAATTTATTAAGTTCAATGACATCAAGATTCGATAAAAGTCTTGCAAAATTACGAGCTTGGTATCCAACTTCATCGAATAATGATTTTTTAGCATCTAATTCATCGATAACTGTTTCGGGGATTATAATACGATTTTCACTATCGTATAAACGTGAGAGATTATTTACATCATCTAAAATGATGTTGGTATCAACGACATAAGTTTTCATTGGAGCCTTTTGTCTTTTGATTTATTTATGAGCTTTGTGTTTTAAACTTTAAACTTTAGTTTAGATTGTTTATATGTTATAATATTATAAGCTTTAAATTAAAAAATGTTTTATTTTTTAGATTTACTTGAAACTTTTGAATCCTTAAGAGCTTTCTTATACAAAACTTCTGCAGAAACACCTATAAAAGTTTCTGTTTTAGTTTCTATAATTTGTTTCATATTTTCATTAGGTATTTTGACTGCTCTTCTATATATTCTACTATTAATATAAAGTCTTATTATTGGAAAAAATCCAAACTTTTTGAGCATAGGCTTAATTCTATACCAATCTATATCTAATGGTTTATTCTCTTTAATATTCTTTTTGTTTAATCGAAATATGGCATTTAAAAGCATTTTTCTCATTGGTATTGGACACCAGTGAAAATTTATACCTAAGGTATAAGATTTAGATTTTCTAAGTACTAGGCACAATGGAGTTCTATCATATTTAACACTGGTGTCCTTAGGATTATATTTAAAAATTACTAAATTACCAGGTTTTAAAATCTGTCCTTTTTCAACCGATTTGGTTTTAATAAGATTTTTAACTAACTTTAAACTATCCATTTTGTCCGTTTTGAAGTATTTATGAGCCTGGAAAATCCAGACTCTTAAGAATTATTGGTCTACAGAAACTACGTTAGTAGCAGCCGATTTACCATCTTGTGGCATATTAAATTCAGATCCATTAGAAATAATCCAATCTGAGAAGCTAAATGTGATATCACATTCTTGTAATGTATCTAATTGATCAGCACCAACACTAATTTCACCAACACCACTCGGCCAGCAGTTTCTTAAAGTATATTCAGCAACTTCATTTTCTAATGAATCTAATTGACAAACCGAAACTTCTGTAAATAAGCCCCCTGGGTTACCAGAATGGGTATTTGCTTGGAAGTTGTCACAAGCTTTCATCCAACTTAAGAAGTCTTTACGAGTTTGGTGTGCATTATCCATATAAAATGTTACGGTCCATTGTGTATCATACGAAGTATCACCAGGTATAGGAAGCTTTCTTCCTTGGTTAAATACTTCAATTTGTCCAATAGTTACACCTGGAAAACTAGTAGCTTTAGCTAAGCAGTTCAAGCTTTGTAATTCCATTTTATGTTGCACTTCTGTTGGAAATGAAAGTTTAACACGGTATTTTGTAGCTTTTGCACCAGATTTTAGTGCGGTTTTAATTTCTTCAATTTTGTTAGACATAACTGTTAAACCATTCCTTTGCTTTTGTTTTATTTATTATTTTGATGATTTTTATGGTTTAAGATTATTTTAAGTTCTAAAATCGAAATGTAACACTATAGTGTGAAATCTTCTGATAGGAGCAAGTAATGGTCCTTCAAAAATATAAGGATAGAAAAGATGTACGAGTTCTAAAGAATGTCTTGAGTTTGTGGTAGTGTTCTACCTCCAGTCCTTCATAAAAATATTATAGAAGTATCCACAAGTTCGCTTATCTCAGCAAGGTAGAGACTATTCTGAACATTAATTAGAACTATAAAGACTTCAGATGTGCTAAGTTTATACTAACAAAAACCCGATTAAATAAGAAGTATGTATGGTGTTCTGCACATAAAAGTCTTTATAGTTCTAACATTCTAAGTTTAGAATTTAAAACTGAAATATAGCCAAAATTGTGAGCATCTTCTCTGTTCAGATTTTGAAAATTTTAAACTTTTTTAAATTTTTTAAGCTTTCAATTAAGTTACATTGTAATCTAAAGAAAAAGGAGCAACTCTACTATGATTTTCTCTGTTAGGAAATCCGAAATGCTCACAATTTTGGCTATATTCTAAATCTGTTTAACAATAATATTTAAAAGATCTAATTTATTTTTATTTTTATTTTTATTTTTATTTATATTTATAATTATATACTAAGTATCCTTAAAAGTTCCTTAAATTTCCAAATCTTTTGTTGATAATTTTGGTAGCTGCTTTAAATCTTTCATCTATCGAACCACTTAAATTAACTACATTAATACCATAGGTATCTATATAGTAATCGTAGTAATTACTACAAATATTTCTAAATTCTAAATCAGTAGATCTAACACCATCTGAAACTAAATCAAATTCTGGTCTAATATAGAAAACTATATCATATTTTTTCATTAATTCAATAGAAACTATTTCGGTTAAATCTAAAAATACATCAGGTATTGCTTTTTTAATCTCTACCAAATACTTAGTATAAACTACAGCGTCTAATATTGTTCTTTCGAATATACCATCTTTATTAAGATCTTCTATATGAATTTTCAAAGCTGCTTTTTGAGTTTCAATATCACCATCTTCATTTATATTAAAATTTAAATCTTTTAATTTTCTTCCAGGGCCTGGAATAATAGCCAAATTATATTGTTCTTTTAATAATTTGGCTATAGTCGACTTTCCAGAACCTGAAACACCTGTAAATCCTATTTTCATTTAAACCCCTTTAAAACCTAATTTTGGCTATTTAAACCATATCAAAGGCCATTAATAGTTCTAAAATCCATAATATTTAATAAAATAGTATTAACGGAACCTTTATAATCTATAAGATCTACTAATTTAGTTCTTATTTTAGTTCTTAAACCATCTCTGGAATATCTTACATTATATATACCGTGAACAATTGGGTTAGAAGTATCTAAAGATACAATCTCTGGAATGTTCTTATAATTTTTAAATTCTTGAGGAACTTGACAACCTAATAAATGTATTTTAGAATCTTTTAATAGATTTAATTTATCTAAATGTTTTATAAAATCTATCCTTGCTTGTGTTAATTTAGCTTCTTTAGTATCACCTTCGTATTCATAGAAGTAGTCTCCTGAAAAACAAATAGCTATCATATCTGCATTTTCTTTCATAAACTTAAAGCAATCTGTTAATTCTTCTAAAGTATTACCCTGAACAACACCTATTTTCTTACCAGGTATACTAAACTTAGAAAAATCTTTAAAAGATTGTATAGTTGCATTAGTATCACCTAAAGCATCTGGAACTATATAATAGAAATTACTAGGATTGATAGAACCTAATTCGGTTGCTTCTTTAGCAAACTTATCGTGATCATATAATGTTCCTAATTCGAATAGAGAATTATCTAAATAAACTATTCTACGCTTTTTTAATGAATCTATATAAAATTGCTTGTATGCTGGATAGATTTCAAATAGATGTACCAAAGCATAATCATAATCATTAAATGATCTTGATTTTTCTAGAAGACTTAGTGGAACTTCGTGTGAAACTAGCATATAACTCCTTTTCATATATTATATTATAATTGAACTTAAAGTTCTATGAATCTTATGTTAAAAATCTAAAACTCTAGTTTTAAGCTTTTAAGCTTTTAAGCTTAGAACCAAAGTCTAAACTCTATCGAATCAAACTCTTCATAAGTAGGCATCGCAAACGATTTCAACATAGTATCCACAACACTTTTATTAATTACCTTACCAGTACTATTTCTTTTTTCAAGTCTATTTAATATCATTGTATAAGGTGTTAAAAATACTACTGCTTTCTTATGATAATTTCTAACCAAGCTCGAAGTAGCAAATAATCTACGCCTCGATTTAACTGAAGTATTCGTTTTATCTATTAAAATATTTTGATTCTTTTGGAGTGCTCTTAAAAACTTATCATTAAATAAAGAATCAATTTCTTTTTGATCAGAATCTGTTAAGTTTCTCCAAATATCTGAATATTCAACTTGATTGTATTTTTTAAAACCGTATCTCATTAAAATATCGTCTCTTGATATAGCTACTTTATCATTCATGTAAACATAAGTTGATTTACCAGAACATGGTAATCCTACTAATACTTCTAAAACTGGTTTATTATCAACATTAGATCTATCATAAGCTTCAATATTTAAATCTGGAAGTTCTTTTGGAACTTCAGTGATTCTACCTAAAGCATCAGCAACTGAAAACTTGGATAATAATTTTAAATCTCTATAAACATAACGTTTTTTAAGGGTTTCTAAATCGAATTTATAAATGTCGTGATGTGCTACTATTTTAATTATATCTATTATTTCTTGTTTGGATAGATTTAAATCCAAATCGTGTAAAACATCTAATGCAAAGAACACACCAGCATTTTCGTGATTTAAAAAATGTATTTTTTCTGGGTTATTTTTAGATGGTGTTCTAGTTATTATTTTACCAATATCGTGTAAAGCTGCCCCTAATATTAATACTTTATAATCAGGATCATCTTTATATAATTCATTGACTTTAGCCATAACCATTTCGGTGTGTACACCAACGTTTGGTTCTAAGTGGTATTTGTTTGGTGTATTTTCAGTACCATTCAAACATCGATATAAAGCATCAATATATTCGTGATTTAAATCTTTTAAGTTTTTTAAACCCAACATTGTTATCTCCTTTTTGTAATTATAATATATTAAAGCTTAAAACTTACTTAATATTTTAAAATATATCTAAAAATTTTAATATATTTTTAAGTTTTAATATTATATAATAACATTATTTAAAAATAGGATTTAAATGAAAGTAACTTATAAAAATATAACGATAGATCTAAATAAAACTTTCAAAGAAATACTCATTGAATTAAAACAGTATCCACTTTATAGAAAACAAATTATTGATATTCTATTAAAAGACCCTAAATATAATGAGGAATTTCATTCAATATACAAAGACTACAAGGATTTGCAAAACAATCCTAATTTTTGTGTGATTTGTGGAACTAAGACAAAGACACAATATTGCAAAGAATGCCTAAAATCATCAGAATACGACAAAATACGCGTAGCTAAAATCAAATCTACAAAATTAGAAAGATACGGTGATGCTAACTATAATAATATAGATAAACATAAAGAAACAATAAAAGAAAAATATAATGTAGAAAATGTATCGCAAATACCCGAAGTAAATGATAAAATTAGAAACACCAAAGCCAACACAGATTATACTGAAATAAACAATAAAAGAAAAGAAACCAATTTAAGTAAATATAATACTGAATATGCAACACAAAGTGAAGTTGTTAAAAATAAAACAATTGAAACAAATCTAAAAAAATATGGTGTTATCTGTAATTCCCAAACAAAGGAATTTAAAGAAGCTGTTAGTAAAACCTGGGCTTCTAAATCTGCAAGAGAGCTAGCAGAACTTAGTGAAAAAAGAAAACAAACAAATTTAGAAATCTATGGTAATGAATGTGGAGCTAGCCATATCACTAAATGGAATGATTTAAATAAAGCTTTTATAGAAGAAAACTTTATTAGCGATTCTTTATTTGATAAAGAAGCATTTATGTGTTACTTTAATATATCTCACGTAACAGCCGCAAAATACAAGAAAAAATTTAATATATCAGCTCCTGATAAATCGTGTCGTTCGCAAATACAAAGTAAAATTGTAAAATCTATCGAAGTAGATAACCTAGTCGTTAACTCACGATCTATTATATCACCTTATGAATTAGATATATTTTTACCTGATTATAATTTAGCAATTGAATACGATGGTTTATTTTTTCATAGTAGAGGTTTACATAAACATAAAATGTTTAATACACCAGATTATGATAAGAAATACCATTTAAAAAAGACAGAAATGTGTGAAGCTCTAGGAATACAGTTATTCCATATTTTTGAATCCGATGATTTAGATATATGGTTTTCTATGATTAATAATAAATTAGGTTTAAATAAAAAAATTTATGCTAGAAAATGTATTATAAAAGAATTAAATTATAATGAAGTAGTTGACTTTTTAAATGAGAATCATTTACAGAAATCGACAGTTTCAAAAATTAATTTAGGTTTATTTTATAATAACGAATTAGTAGAAGTTATGACATTTGGTAAGCCTAGATTTAATAAGAACTATGAATATGAATTAATAAGATTGTGTACTTTAAAATATTGTTCAGTTATAGGAGGAGCTTCTAAATTATTTAAGTATTTCTTAGACAATTATAAACCAAAAAGTATAGTGAGTTATGCTAATAGAAGATTTAGTAAAGGGTCAATATATAAAACCTTAGGTTTTAAGTTCGTGGAGAACACAGAACCGAATTATTTTTACTTCAAAGATTTAAAATTGCTGGCTAGACATCAATTTCAAAAACATAAGCTAAAAGAAAAGTTAGAGATTTTCGACCCTAGTCTTTCAGAAAGTGCTAATATGATGCTAAATAGTTATAGAATAATATACGATTGTGGAAATATGAAGTTTCAGTGGATCCAAGGATCGTAAAATCCTTGAATCTTTTGTAAATTGAACCTTGGGTTTAGCTTACAACAACACTAAAGTCGTTTGTGCCGACGTTCACGAATCTGAGATGAATGAACTCTGCAACATAAGTCGGCTTAATATATACGTCTATGACGAGTTGGTTTGCACTGATTACGCTTGCTGGATTGTTTGATGCATCGCATATGACTAAATAATCGCTGATCCCGCGACCAGCTTTTACTTGAGCCAAGAAAGGTTTGATAATACTTACAAGGTAATTTCTTGTAAAACTATCATTGAACTCAAATAGACTGTACTTCGACATACGACCTAAAGATCTTTCCAAATGGTTAAACAAGCTAACAACGTTTACGCGATCGAAGCTTGAAGCTTTAGTTTGTAATGTTTTTTGACCCCAAAGAACCGCACCAGTGTTTGGAAACATAACCACTGGATTTATACCATTCTTGTAAAGTGTATCTCGCATCGCACCAGTTGGGCTATATGACAACGCCTCGCAGTTTTTAATGAGACCCCTGTTAAGACCAGCAGCTGCATACCAGTTAGCTTGATTATAATTTGTTTGAGCTTTAAGACCTGCAATATCTGCTGCTAGATTCACCCATCTGTAACCACCAAGCTCAGCACAATATTGATATTTGTAATTGCTACACAAAGTTACATATTTAGAATCTATATTTAAAGATTTTCTAAAATCAAGTGTTTTTTGATTAGCAATTGTAGATTTATAGCCCACTGAACAACTTTTTGGAGCACCCATAAATGCTATACAGTCACCACGAGTAATCGCAATATCAGTAGCTGCTTTTGGATAAGTTTCGTTACAAATTAAGATATCAACATCGATTTCTTCTTTGTTGTCGAAAATTGTATAAGCGTCTATGATGTCGTCAATACCTGGAGCTGAATCCATACCATTTTCAAGTTTAAGTAAATCTTCACCTAAACAAGTTTTTGGTTTACCTTGAACTGCTTCATTTACAGAAACTAAGATATAGCTTGACTTACCATTAATCATTGTTTCTATATAAGTAAATTCATTTTTCTCATTTTTATCAGTCAATCCTAGACTTACAATAAATGATTCTTGAATTTCGTTTGCGTAGATAACAATAACAGCAAATTGATCACCGTAAGGAATATAATCAAATTGAGAATCTAATGGTATACCATCAGTGATATATTTACCTTTGTTAAAATCATCAGGGTGTGCTATTGCAACATCAATTTTATTTCCCCAAGTTCCTGGTGTTTTAGCAAATATTTTTAATTTTGCATCTTTATAAACAAATGGTTTAGATAATTTATCTTCATCAAATGTATTGAAGTTACTAATGGTATGATCATAAAGTTCATATTCTGATGAGTCGTATTTGGTTTCAGAACCTTCTACAGGAACTTCAACACAAGCTGATTTAGTAGATTTAACTAAATAAACTGGAAATCCTTTAGTTGCTTCAACAATGGCTTCAGAATCCTCTGTGCCTTCATAAGTAATATTTGTGAAAGCTTCGCCATTGACTATACTGTCAGAGATTGCTAAGATTCTGAATCTAGGATCAGTTAAAACATCAGAAAATGCTATAATATCACCACGTTTTAATTCAGTGTTAGCACCTCTAAGACTTAAAATATAGTTAGAATCTGGTTGTGATTCACCTTCTAGTAAGTATACAGAAGTGTCTGCATTTAGTTCACCTGGTTCTTTGTCTAAAGTAACAATAGTTACTTCTTGAGTTATAAACTCTGGTATATCGTAGATATCTGCCATTTGTTATCCTTTCTTAGCTTTAGATTTTTGGTTGGTGCTACCACTTGGATCTGCATTTACAGCAGTAACTGTTAAAGGAACAGTGATAACATTATTTGAATAACCTTCTGATGAAACAGTTATTTCAATCTCTGTATTACCAGCAGCTAATGGTGTTACAGTAATTATTTTTTCTTGGGTGCTCACATTTGCGACTGAAGTATCTATAACGCGTGCAGATATATTTGTAGCTTCAGTTGTTACCGTTAAGGTTTGGTCGCCAGCGTCTGTATTAATACTTATTTCAGTAGGCTCAACAGTGGCACTTATTTTTTCTGGTAAAATAATTATTTGAATTCTTTTTATAACTTCATCAGCACCTAAAGCTTTTGCGCGGACTCGGACTACAGCATTACCTTCTTTTATTGCAGTAACTTTTTTAGCAGTTTTGTCTACGGTTACAAATTCTTTATCAGCTTCACTAGCAGTTTCTAATATAGAAGCCCCACTGGAAGTGATTTCAAATATTTGTTCTTCGTTTTTGTGTAAAGTTACAGGTCCTTCTGGGCTTACTGTTAAATCTGTTTCAACACCTGTGATAACATTGACATTTATGATTTTAGTAGTTTCTGTTTTATTATTAGCTTGTGCTGATACTTCGGCTAAACAAGAACCTATTCTCAAACCATTGATAGTTTTTTTATCTTCGGCTATGGTTGCTATTGCTAAGTTTTTAGATACTATACTATAAGTTTCAGCATCTGTATCTATATTAAGCATTGCAGTTTGTCCTTCTAAAATATTTACAGTTTCTGGTGTTACTACTAGCTTAGTTTGTTCTTTTTCTTGAACATTTAAAACAAATTCAAAAGTATTTGGCCTTGAACCTTCTTTTGTAGCTCTAAAAGTTACAATAGCAGTTCCTACTTTTAATGCAGTTAAAGATTTATTAGATTTATTAACAAGAACTACATCAGGCCTGTCTGTTTCTACAGTATAAGATTCTGCATTGGTTGTTACTACGTAGCTAACAACTTCATCAACATAAGCACTTGCTTGGCTTGGATCTACTACTAATTGTGTTAATGGTTGATAATCTGGGTTTGGTATTTGTTTAACTTCGTTTCTAACATATTTAATTTTATATTCTTTGTTAGAATCGTTGAATTTAAGAACTTGACCAACTTGAAATTTATCAGTTTTTTCGAATTTAACGTCTACAGAGTCAGCTTCGATAACTTTAACACCTTCAACTTTAGTAGCATTAACATTTGTTTTATATGCATTTTCTTCAAATTGTAAGCCGTCTAATTTTGTAGGCGTCCCATTTAAATCAGCTGCCCGCGAAACATAGATTGCACCGCTATAAGCTAAGAAATTTTGGACTTGATAGTAATCGTTGTAATTCTTTGTATTAGGCATACCATAATTGTCTCTAAGTTCTTGAACACTTGAGATTAAAGTATGAACACCAACAGGTCCTTTCTCAAAATCACCACCAAAAACAGCAGCAGAGTCACCTTCAACTGGTGTGATTTGAGATTGATCTACTTCAGAAACCTGGATACCAGGGCTAAGTAAATTTGCCATTTTAATCCTTTTAATATGATTTGATATTACAAAGAGTCTCTCGAACCACATCAAGCTTCGTTGTTGAGCCCTTAAACCAATTTCGATGCCTTTAGGCTAAGCGACTAAAGTATATTGGAATCTTATTATTTATTTAAGGATTTAAAATTGAATTTTAAGAGTTTTTTCAGTTTATGTATTAAAAATTAGATTGGGGATTTAACATCCCCAAATTATTGAAGCAATTAAGCTAAAATAGTTCCTGTTAAATCTACACCAAATGTTCTTGCATAATTTTCTGGTTCAAGTGGATTAGTAGCTAAACCATATCTTGTTCTTGCAATCATACCTGGTTGTCCTGATTCTTGATTCATCACTTTTTGGAAGCTTAATGGCACATATGGACAGAAGAATCCAAGACTATCTTGAGCTGTTGAACCCTTATAAAGAACAGTGATATAATCAGATTTAGCATATTGGTCAACAATTACGTTATATCTACCATCATAAGTTCCTACATTACCAGTAAATACATCAGTAGCAATATTACTTGAACTAGAAGCAAATTTAAATGTACCGATTTGATCTAACATAGTAGCAACTTTTGGAGATACAAGTAATGTATTACCTGAACCACGTCTTGTCATTAACCCAATATTTCTTGCTTCTAAATCGATTTTAATAGCATTACATCTATATCTTTCGATTTCCCATCTACCAGCTTCTTTATGTTCGTGACCTGGACTTAAAGTATCGGCAACAACAGTAGCTGTATTGTTTACGAAATTGATAATCTCACGATCGATTTCAGTTTGCATTTCAGCAGCAATAAGATTAGCTAAATGTTCATCTGCAAGTACCCCGTGTTGATTTTTTAAATCTTCATACATTTCTAAAGTGTATTCAGCTTTAAGTTTTCTTGTTTTTGCTTCAACAGTATCTTTTTCAATTCCAAAACCTACAGTGTTCATATCTTCAGCAAGTTTTTCACCATCAGCTGTACTATACGGACCTGAATAAGTTTCTAAGATTTTATGGAAAGTAGCTTCGTTAGAATAAACATTAACGATTCTAGTTCCTTTATTTGCTTCTTCATTTTGGAATTTTTTATCGTTAGTTAATTGAACTAAAGCTGTTTTACCATCTTTTTCAACGTGGATAATTTTACCAGTAGCAGTTGAAGTTGTACCAGTAACAGTATCGCCTTTAGTTACATTAGCTTCAAATACAAGAATTTGCGCTTTGCCAACTGGAGATACAGCACCGTCTTTTTTATTACCTGTATATCTATTAACCAATGCATAAATGTAACCAGTTGGCATTGTTAAAGGTTGAATACCTAAAAGCTGGTTAGCAACTAATGCTGGGTAAACCCTTCTTACAATTGGCATTAAGATTGGAGTAAATTGAGCGATATCACTAGAGATAACACTTTCACCTACAAGAGCGCCTTGAGATGCTAAAGCGGTATTGCTAAGCAATGTACTCATCAATACAGCTTCACTTTCATTTAAAGCAGCATATCTTGAATCTTTAATATAAGACTCTACTTTTTCATTAAGACTTACATTTTTGTCCATTGTTTTTAACCTTTTTAAATTTTTATATATTTATTTTTTAACTGAATTTTAACTGAGCTTGTTGGTTGAACTTAGTAGTTAGCCCAGTTAATACCAGCACCTGCTTTGTTTTTGGAACTTTCTTTGATATCTTTTGAATCTTTAGAATCAGAATCAGAATCATCAGAATCTTTAGAATCAGAATCTGCATCAGAATCATCTTCATTTGCTTTTTTACAAGCTTCAAATAACGCTTCTAATTTAGATTCAAAACCTTCACCACGTTCTACTAAGCTAGCTAATTTTTTGAATTTTTCACTTTCCACTAGATTTAAATTAGCAGCTAATTCATCAATTTTTTTAGATTCTTGAAGAATCTCAAGTTCAGCTTTAAGTTCTCTATTTTCAACAACTAATTTGTCAAATTGATCACGCAATTCAGAATCTTTATTTGTATAGTTTTCGAGTATGTTTGATCCAGCAACATCTACTAAGTTATCAAATATACTTACCAGAGTAGCAGCCTTTTCGCTCTCAACAACAGCGTCTAATTTTTCAAGAACTTCGTCTTTAAATTTAGAAAGTTCTTCATTAATGAATGAATCTATATTTTTAGTAATTTTAGATTCAAGTTCTTTTTTAGCTTCTTTGAACTCTTCTACTAACTTGATTTTTTCAAGTTCGATTTGTTCGTTAGCTATTTCAACAGCTTTAATTTCAACAGCTTCATTAAAAACAGATTCAATTTCTGATTTAACTGATTCTGTTAGAACATCTTTAAAGCTATCGTTGCTTAAAACTTTATCTAACATTTAGGTACCTTTCTTTGAATTTTTTTATATTTATTAAAATCGGTTTAATTTTGTTTTAAGCTTAGTTTTAGTAGTTTTGAGAGTTTTAATAGTATTAGCAGTATTAGCAGAATCGAAGCAAATATCATAAATTACACTGAGTGTTAAAATTGATACTTGCTTATATAAAATTAAAAATCGTCGCTAAAAACAGTTTTTTTAGGACTTTTATAGAATTTATATTTAATAAGATTTGCTTCGATATAATCTTTTAAGTAGGCATCCTCTGATATCAAAAAACCAAGTTCTTCTAAAGGAATATCATTTAAATCACAAAAATCTTGCATTATTTCCATAGCACATTCATTTTTATGTTCTCTTAAAAACTTGTAGAATTTATTTAATGTTTTAATTTCCTTTGCTATTAAATCTTGGCTAATATTCATTTTGAATCACCTTTAGTTAGATTTACATTAAAATGTTTATAATTACTCAGAACATTTTTGAATTCAGCATAATCATCAAATGATATAAAACCTTCATTGTATTTAATATTAACATTTTTATATTTGTTTTCAGTAGTCTCTAAAATATTTTCAATCATTTTTAAATTAAAATTAGGTATTGTATAATCAACTGACGATTCATTAATAATATCTAATGTTGAAACATTCCTGGATTCATTATGGATATCATATTCAGAATTGTACATACAGGCTAAGTTTTCAAGTTCTTTATCTTTTTTATTTTTCTCATTAATAATAGCTAAAATACTATTATGAATTATTTGAGAAATATAACTAAAGCAAGATACTGATTGATTTGTAATTTTAGATTTTAATGTATGGTCGAAGTTATGAATATATTTAAATACACGGTAGCAAGCATCACTATAAAAATCATCTTGCCAAGTATACCCAGAAAAATTAGGTTTAGTTAATATTTTTTTAATCATTAGAATAACAATGCTACCAAAATATTCGTGAGATTTTGGTGATATTTTTACACCCTCAGATACACTGATAATATAGTCTTTAAGGTCAGGATCTTTTGTTTTAACATATTCTTTTATTTTAATGTCTAAGTCTTCATTTATAGAACCATCAGGGTCTTCAGAGCCTAGATTTAATTTAAGATTTTTTTCACGAATAGCTAGCGATTTTAGTTCAAGTTCGTTAGTATAATCGTGTTTCATACGCGTTTCACTCATTTTTATCACCTTTGGATTTTAAAACTTTAGTTTTAATATTAAATATTAAATATATTTTTAATTAGCTAATAGTTCAACTTTTTTGAAATGTTCTAAAGCTTGATCTGTATTACCATATAAATCTCTGAATTCTTTTAAATATATATCAAGAGCTTCTTCGCAGCCAGGCCCGAAAATTCTACCAGTTATTTCGACTGCTAAATCTTCGTTATATCCAAATTTTTCCATAGTTCTGAGTTTAATGAATTGAAAAATATATGGGACTAATTGCTGAGCTTTTTGTTTTTCTGGAGATAATGGTCTTCTTGCGTATACTTCTTTAGCTGCTTTAGCACGACGTTTTTTACGTTCTAACAGCAAGCCTGTGAATCTATCATCGAATTTACGTTCGTGTTTAAATAATTGAGGTGCTTTTTTACCATTTTCTGCAAAATTATTGATGATGATTTGTTCAAAAGTGTTGAAAGGTTTTTTATTAACAATTTTAGTATATAACTTGCGTAATTTTTGTGTATTGAGACCTTTTTTGGTTAGTTTCGTTTCAAGTTCTTCTATTTGTTTTTGAGTTTTAAGTCTTGTATTCTGTGTAAACATACTTGAATATCTAAGTCTTTTGTAATCAAGCTTGAATAAGTTGAACTCTACTTTTAAACGTAGATATGTATTAATAATATCTTGATGTTTGGTATACAATTTATGTTTGTAAGTTAATCTCATTGTTTATATCCTTTCAATTGATATATTATATAATATATAAGCTTAAAAAATCCTTAAATTTATTAGAATGTTTTAAATATTTATGAGCTTTAGGTGTTAGCATATGAAATATCCAAGCATTTTTTATACTTTTTAATATTGCTTTAAGTTTCAGACATTATACTATAGTATATACTACTAAAAAGCCTAGCATTTTTTATACTTTTTAATATTACTTTAAGTTTCAGACATTATACTATAGTATATACTACTAAAAAGCCTAGCATTTTTTATACTTTTTAATATTACTTTAAGTTTCAGACATTATACTATAGTATATACTACTAAAAAGCCTAGCATTTTTTATACTTTTTAATATTACTTTAAGTTTTAAACTGAAACTTTAGTTTAGATTTTAAAACAAATTTTAGTTAAATTCTAGTCAAATTCTAAGCAACTGTAAAATCATTAAAAATTTTTTTGAAAAAAGTTTTTATATTATAATATATCATATTAAAAGGCCAAAAAAATTTTTTTTTTTGAATCCTAGGCTTAAAACTAAAGTTTAAAATCAAAACTCAAAACTAAAGTTTTAAAATCAAAAAGCTAAAAACTTAAAATCAAGATTTAAAGAAAGAATCACTTAAGATTATGAATTGCATATTGTTCGCTTCGCAATAAGATTTTGCAGCATTATACTTGGCTTCGTTAACTGCTGCTGAAAGTTTATCATAACTAGATTTCGAGTTAGAACCGGGCAGTTGAGATTTAGGCTTAATCTCTATTAAAAACGTTATACCATTACGAATAATCATAGCGTCGGGGTAATATGTGGATTGGTGTTTTTTGACGGGATTAAAGTACTTTATGCCGACTGGCTCAGAAGACCATTTAGTAATAGAGTGTGAATAATCACAAAATTTGAAGAAACTAAGCTCCCAAGAACTCCTGTAAACAGGATATTCGGTGTGTTCATTCATTTTTGTGTAACTATGTATATATTTCTCTGGATTTTTTGGTATATAAATGCCTTGTTTGAACTTCATTTTTAAGTATTTATTAAGTTTTAGATTTGCATATTTAAACTTAAAGTAAACTTAAGTTGTATATACTATAGTATAAACTGTAAAAACTCAAGCATTTTTTATACTTTTTAATATTACTTTAAGTTTCAGACATTATACTATAGTATATACTACTAAAAAACTCAAGCATTTTTTATACTTTTTAATATTACTTTAAGCTTTAGACTTAATACTATAGTATAAACTGTAAAAACTCAAGCATTTTTTATACTTTTTAATATTACTTTAAGCTTTAGACTTAATACTATAGTATAAACTGTAAAAACTCAAGCATTTTTTATACTTTTTAATATTACTTTAAGCTTTAGACTTAATACTATAGTATAAACTGTAAAAACTCAAGCATTTTTTATACTTTTTAATATTACTTTAAGCTTTAGACTTAATACTATAGTATAAACTGTAAAAACTCAAGCATTTTTTATACTTTTTAATATTACTTTAAGCTTTAGACTTAATACTATAGTATAAACTGTAAAAACTCAAGCATTTTTTATACTTTTTAATATTACTTTAAGCTTTAGACTTAATACTATAGTATAAACTGTAAAAACTCAAGCATTTTTTATACTTTTTAATATTACTTTAAGCTTTAGACTTAATACTATAGTATAAACTCTAAAAACTCAAGCATTTTTTATACTTTTTAATATTCCTTTAAGTTTTAGCAGTGCTAGCATATATAAAATACTAAAAACTCAAAAAAAGTTCATAACAATACAATTTAAAAAGATCAAAAATATATTATATAATAAAAACCTTATTTTGTACTTATAAAATTTTCAAATGAATCTGAAACCGAATCCAATACAGGTGAAACTAGGTCGTCTAAAGCACCAAATACAGCATCCTTTAAAGTATTGGTAACATTATTAATAGTATTCTGTATAGTATTCTTAATCAAACTAGTGACTTCAGAACTCGTTAACCCTTCCCTAGAAATTGTATTAATTTCAAAATGGGTATATGCAAACTCAACTGTAAAAGTTTCAATTTGATTTAACCCGTCATATTGAACTGAAATTTCTCCCACATTTGTTGGAAATACATTCATCATAGTATATACAACACAATCTTTAGACATTTCAAAATCTAATTGATATATAGAAATGCTGGGTAATATACCTTCAAAATTACCTTTAGTTTTATCCTCAAATTGATGTGCTTGATCATAAGTCATCCAATCCAAAAATAACTTTCTAACTGCATGTTTTTCATCATTATAAAAAGTTGCTGACCATTTTTGTTGATAAGTTTGTACTGATTTAACTGGTAGAGTCCTACCACGATATTTAAAATCTATTGTTTCTACAGTCAATCCCGGAAAACTTGTAGCGTGACAAAAATAGTCTAAATATTGGCTTATTTCAGAAGTGCTGGATGTTGCAGAATCACCTTCATTTAAAATACTCAATTCACACTTAATTTCTTTAGGTGGAAATATTTGACATTTAAACTTAGTGGGACGAGCTAAATCACCTAGTACTTGATTCATTTTATTTTGAATAATATCAGCCATCTAAATCCTTTATAATCAAGTATTTGTTTTATTAATTATATTGTCGGGTTCTCTGTCGTATTTTCCAGTATATATTTTATTAGGTGTTACTGGTTCAGAGACTTGACCATTTCTTAAGAAACTATCACTAAAATCATCTGATTTGCTAGTTGGGTACCATTTAAACATATAATCTTTTGTTATATCATTAGATCCTATAACAATATAATCGTCCATTTGATATACACTGGCGTGTTCTAATCTTTCATATTTTTCATTAAATCTTTCAAGATCTCTGGTAGTTTGGTAAACATCAACATATCCCGATTGCCAACCCCATTTATTTTGATAGAATCCTGTGTAATCGTTTTTATAGACTTCTGTGATTTCTGGCCAAGAATCAATAAATTCAAAATTGACATCAAAACCATCACTTGCAGCAGTTCCAGTTAACTCAAAAGTATCTATAGCTGTTAATCCCCAAGGGTTTGTTTCTCTAAGTTCGTAATCTAATTTGTTTGATGTACCAGTAAATACCTGAGTGGGTTGAACGTTATTAGCTGCAAAATATCCCACATAATGATTATGATAAACTGAACTTTCTCTATACCATAGAGATTCTTCATTAAGTTTATTTTCTTTGAATTTAATCTTGTTGAAATCTATCTCATAGAGATAATCACCAAGTGCTTTAAAGGTATATTGTGGCGCTAAATTAAAATCTATTTGTTCTAACACTTCAAGATTTTTATTAATAGCTCTAATTGTTGAATTTCTATTTTTAATATCTTGATTGAATTTAAGATTTAATGGATTTATATCTAATTGCATAGATTCTTTATTTTCAAATTCAACAAAGTCATCATTTAAATAAATTTTAATTGGAAAATCGATATCCTCAAAGTTTGCATTATTAATACTAAGTATTGTTTTCTTATTGTGTTTATTCTTTAAGAAAAATAATTTAACGATATCATCGTCTTCTTTTGTAAAAATAATTCTATTATTTAAATAATCATATTGATAATCTATTAAATATTTTATAGAATCTTTTTGAGCATCTATAAATAAATCATCATCTTTTCTTATACTATAAGTATATAAGAAACTTTCTTCGTTGACTTTTTCTACGTATCTAATATTAATATCTTTTTTAGTTCCTGTGTAAATTGTTATAGAATCTTCATTGACTTTGAATTTTAAATCATTGTTGAAACCAGCCATAACTGGCAAGCCATATTCAATATTTTTAATAAATTTATATTTACCTAGTTTTGAATCCGGGTCGTTGCTTTCAACAGCTTTTAAATCAGCTTTCTTAATTTTAAGTGTTTTTAATCCAGAAAACGAATAAAAATTTTCAGTAGACACGGTATCAATATCTTGTTTGATTATAACACCATTTTTAACAGCATATAATAATTTTGTGATGTCTGGGTTTTCAGCTTTATTATAAGTAACATTAGCTCTATTTTTAGTATCATCCAAATAATAAATTCTTACTTTTATACCTTCAGAATAAGATATTTTAAATCCAGTATTTAAAATATCCATTTCAACGTCTAAAACATTTCCATCAGTATCCATAACAACTAAAGGATAAGTTTTCATTTCATTATGTTTATAAACATATTTGTTTGTACTAGTATCTATATTTAATAATATATCTTTATATTTAAATATTTTTGCGTTATAATTAATGTAACTAGTATCTAATTTAAATTCAGCATCTATCGCATATGTTCTTGGTATACCTTCATCTATATTATCAAAGTATTGTATTGTAATAGCTTCATTCGAATCAGTATAAAAAGATACTCCAGTATTTTCAATATCATAGTCTAATTGTATTCTTTGATTATTTTTATCAAATATATTAACAATCATAATATTTTCGATTCTAAAATTATAAAGGAATTTACCTCTTTTATTATTAATTTCTGAGAAATTTCCAGCAATATCAAATGTTGTAGATTTAATAGTTATTGGATTTTGGGTACTTGCAGAATAATCTAAGTATAATAAACTTAAATTATTTGTTTTTGCATTACAATCTAATGTTGCTAATTTACCTTCAGAATCGTAAACTATTTGACCTTCAACGTATTGGTTATCAGCATTGATTAAACCTAAGAATATACTATTTTCTTTTGCTTGTATTACTTCGGCTGTTGCACTCAGTATAGTTATCGGAAATCTTTTAGAAGTATTATCTATAACATATACTCTTATTTTTTGAGCAGTGCTTGAAGTTATTTTAAAACCTTTTTGTAGACCAGCAATATATGTAATGTCTAAATCTACATTACTAACGCGGTTAGCTACGTTGACAAAATAGTATTCTTTTTCAGGTGTGGTGTATTCATATAATTTAGAATCTTTGTTGTAACTTAATTCAACATCAATAATTTGAAATGGTCTTGAATCATATTCATAAGTATCATCAATAAATTGAATAGTTACAGGATCTTTTATATTTAAATAAAGTCTATATTCAGAATCTACAAGTCTATAATTACCTTTAACTATATGACCATTAGAATCTACAATATTCAAGTAATTAACACCTTTTTTAAGAACTGTATAATATTGTCCTAAAGGATTATTCATAGATTCTTTAAAATCTTTGTAAACTTGTGAGTTATATTTACTGAATAATGTTTTATCTATATATAATAATTGCGTATTTTTAAGTTCATCTTCAGCTATAACTTCTAATGAATCTTCATTGTATTTTATTTTAGCACGAACTCTATACCCGTAAGTATTAATTAATTCAAAAAATATTGCATTTGGGTTATATAATCTATAATGATATAAATTATCAGATTCTAAAATAAAATTACAAGTACTTGATTTTACGTGATCGTCAAAGCCAGAATAAACTTTATCAAATACTTGTCTAATAGAATTATCATTTTTCTTATACAATGCTTTAAAGTCGGAAGTTTGAAGAACTTTATTACGAACTCTAGTTCCGTATGTTACTGGTGTATTTGTATTGATTCTATTTTTACCAAGAATCCAAGTATCTGAACCTAGATACATATTACCAGCACCGATAGCTGCAAATTTACCGGTTGTGCTTGCTAAACCAAAATCTACTTGAAATTGATATTTGTCTTTAACTGTGGTTACAACTCTTCTAATATAATTAAGTTCCAAAGCACATTTGCTTAAGAAATCAGTATAATCTTTTTTAATTTCTTGATTTAATGAGTTAATACCTTTATAATAATATAATATTAAATTCTTAGGGTTTGAATTTTGTTCTAATCTTTCACCAGATTCAAAATATACAATTAATTTGTCATTACCTTTTATGCTGGATTTTTCAATAGTTCTAATAGTTGGATCTTTAACTAATTTTAATTCAGATTCTAAGGTTAATTCTGGGTAATTGACACCAAATCTTGTAACATTAAATACTGGATTACCATCAGCTTTATACATTTTTGGTTTATTATTTTCATATATTATATTATTATTAATGTCAGTTTCAAAAAGATATCCGGTATTTGTTTTAAAATTATCTTCACAATCAGAATCTTCACAAGTTACTCTAAAAACATTTACATCGTAAACTTCTTTGCATAAGAAATAATCTTCGAATTTAAGAACGTAAGTTCTTGTAAACAAGTAAGTCCAACCCACTGGGTGAGCTAACGGCTTAACAAATGCTTCGAATATTTCTGGTAACATAGATCCATAAACGCGATATTCAAATATATTTTCACCAGGTTCTATTGTTAATTGGCCATCGGTTTCTAATACAAAACTTTCAATATTTAATTGTTCTATAATACGATATATAAACTCTATAGATCTTAAAGTTCCTTTAGATTGTTGAAAATTTTTAAATAATTCTAATTGTTCTTGTGACAATAAGTGTATAACATTTATATCTAATTGAGTTTCACTAAAATCAAAACCATATTTTTCGTGTGCTTTTCTAACAGCTTCTGCAAGTTTATGATTTTTTGAACCATCGGTTATAGTCTTATAAAAGTTTGCAGCATATGTTTTAATAATTTCTTCATATAGAACTTCATTTTTTGAATTATATAAATTATTGATGTCAATTGCTAGGCTTGAATTATCATATATATAATCCACAAAAACGTCAAGGGCATCCATAATAAATTTATTAGATTTGTAATTTTCTGGTACTAAGTTCTTAGCTATACTTTTAAACACAGCAAACCTTTAATTATGCTTTTAGTTTATTTATTTGGCTCTTAGTCCTAAAATTATTTTAATTTTTCGACTTCTACCTTAGATTCCATATGAACACTCTTAAGAACCACTCTATGTAAGGTTCCTACTTTATCAGGTGTTGTACTCCAAACTCTTTCATCGTTGTGGTCGTTTAGATTTACATTCTTTGCTAAGATACCTTGACCTAATTTAATTACATCTACTGTAAATCCTGGGTTGTTACTAAAAGAATAATATATTCTCCTAGCATTTTCATATTGCTCAGAATCACCTAATAAAGTATATTTAAGAACTACAGTTGATAGATAATATAATAATTTACCTAATCTGATACCTCTGTGGTCTCTATCAACTTCTACAGCACTAACTGTATAAACATTTTTATAACCCATTCTTTTAATTTTATCTGTAGGTAATAATCTAATCATAGCTATAGGACTAAATCTATCTTTAGTACCATTAGGGTTATCTTTAGTTGGGTAATCTTCAGGTACTTTAGTAGCTAAAATATGATAAGATTCTCTACGATAAAAATAATATTCTTTACCATTATAATAAACTTTATACACAAAAGGTGATTTATCAAATGTATATTCTATTGAAGTTAAACCATACTTATTAATATAGTTTAAATTACCAAAATCATAATCACCTGATTTAGCAATTGCTTGCTCTTCTAAAAAATCTGAAAATTTCATTTAGGCTCCTTTAATTTGTAACTTTAGTTAATACCAATCTATTAAATCTACCACGTATTCTTTCTTCTTTAGTTCCCGTTAAAAATAAATCTTCATCGGTCCAAATTCTTGGGTCTAAAGCATCTTTTAATTTAACATTTTTAGCAATAATTTTACCAGTTGCTAGCTCAACTATATCAACGTTAAACCCAGGTGATTTAGACAAAGAAGTCCATAAATTCCTAGCTCCTTCATATTGTTCTTCGTCACCCATCAATACCCATTTAAAATCATCGACTAAGATAGTATATAATTTTTTACCTATCCCTTTACCCCAATATGATTGCAAAGTTTCAACACCTTTAACTATTCTAAAAGGGCCATAACCCAAACCTCTATATTTTGTAGTATATTCTAAAAGCATAGCAGCTAATGGCTTAAATCGCATAGTATGCGGCTCACTTGTAGTATCTAATTCTTCTTTAGCTATGCAATAATATTTTTGTTTAGGATGATTAGATTTGCATTCAATGATGAATAATTCTGTATTTTTACCATTTATTACAAAATCAAATTTATACAAAACGTTAGTAACCTTCTTAGAAACATAACCGGTGATACCTGTATATAAGTAATCCAAGTTACCAAAATCATAATCACCTGATTTAGCAATTGCTTGCTCTTCTAAAAAATCTGAAAATTTCATTATAGCCTCGTTATTTCAATTTACATAATTATATTATAAAATAACTTAAAATATATTTAATTAGATAATCAAACACTCATAGCGCTCATATCAATATCACCAGCTCTTAAACTATCTCTAACTTCTTGATAATCCAATAAATCATCAAAAACTACAGATCTAAGTCTAAATATTGAATTTCTTATTAATTTAAAATTATATGATGGATAATTTAACATAAATTCATAATTATATCCAGGTTGGAAAATCTTTGTTTGTAATTTAACTCTAATATAAGGTATTCTTGAATTAAATATTGTATAAGAACCTACAATTTGCTCACCTTCTTCTGGTGTAGTAGCACTTCTATTCACTAATTTAATAGGTATTCTTATATAAGCAACTTTAGATAGATCTAAATTAATATATTCTTCAACTGTTGTATAAAATGGTAACATAGTCTTAACAGATTCTTCATCTATAACATAGTCGACAACTATTTTTTGTTCTGCTACATAATCTGTTAAATCTGCTGGGATAACTTTATGTGTTTTGCTAGGTTCTTGTATTTCTTCGAAACAAATAAGTTCATTATCCTCACCTTCTGTAGGATTTGCTTTAGTAAATAAAGCCCATTCTATTACCGGTATATTTTCTGGTATTATTTGTCCCTTAGCATCATATATACCTTCAATTGGTAAATCTAAATATACATAAGCCCCACCAGGTCCTTCATCTACTGATAAATCTACTGCTGCTTCTTTAACATATACTATTTGATTTTGATATAATAAATCACCACGTTTTACTTGAACGTCTAAATTAAAATTAAAAGTTCCTGTTTTTCTATAATTATTTAATACGATATACGGTGCTTCGTATTTTAATGGAGAATCTTCTAGTATACTGACTGTATATGAATCTAATGAATCGTCGTGATTTGCAATTAAATTTCTAACATCGAATTTATTATTATAATTAACATAAAATGTAATTTTTTCATTAGATTTTAATTGAACTTCTCTATCAAATGTAGTAGTGGGTGTATATTCTGTTATATTTTCAAACTGTTTAGCAACAAATTGAATTCTATCATCTTCTACAGGTGTCAATTCATTTTGTCTTTCTACATAAGTAGGATATATACCAATAGAACCATCTGTACTACCAAATGAAATTTTTGTAATATCTAATAATATACCATCTATTTTTGTATCAAACTGCCTTTGAGCTATCATAGCGTCTGTTATAACAATACTTGTAGTTTTTTGAACATAATCTATTAATAATGTATCATTGGCTTTTACTGAGCTTGGTATCCAAACTCTAATATCTATTTGACCATCAGAATCTTCATACCAGTTATAATATAAATTAGAAGTTTCTATATCACCAAAAACATTATCTTGACTTTCAGTTTGGTTAACTGCAGATTCCCAAGAACCACTGGCAGTTCCTAATAGTTGATTAGATTTTAACCCATTGCTATCAGGTTCTTCATCATCACTTGGTTTTAAAGATTCTTTGTTACAAGTATAGACAACTTTATAATCACTTGCTCCTACAAAACCTGCATATTTACCCCTTTGTAAATCATCACATTGTAGATAGCCTTGTGAAAGCATCTCTTCTGTGATATAGAAATCATATATTAATTGTTCTGCTTTTCGAGAACCGTATAAACCATAAACTTTAAAACTATCACCCACACTAACAAATCTTGGTAATGCTATTTTAATAACTGATAATTCATTACCTATATTAACATTAAAAAATACAGTTTTATTTTTTAAGTTATATAAATTAATGTCGTTTCCCCCATAGGTGGTTAATCCGTCATACGATACTATTCTAACATTTAATGATTCTTCATCAAATCCCACATCCTTAAAATAAAAAGATTTATAAGATTGGTTAACGTCAGTATCCGTTAATTCATAAGTATAATGATCTGTATTATCCAAAATAAACGGCAAACTTTCTTTATTAAAATAAACTTCTAATTTATCACCTACACTAGCCAATAAACTAAAATAAACACTAAGAACTAAATTCTTAGATAATTTGTCATATGATTTAGCATAAAAACAATTTACTTTACTAAAGTCTTTATTTTCTTTAAATTGTTTTACACAGTTTTCTTCGCTTAGCAATAAACTAAAATATGGTTTTACTTCTATACCATTGCCTAGACCTAATTCATTGTCTAAATGTCTAACTAAGTTAGAATGGATAAACTCACCTTCAAATTTTTCAATTTCCGCCATTTTTTCACGAATCTTTGCATAGATTTTTTTACGAATATCTGATTTTGGAGTACCAAATGGGTATTGTTTAATAAGAACTTGTAAATCTATATTAACATATGTTGGATTTTTAAGATTATTCTTAAGTGCTGGTAAATTATATGTATCTACTAAGTCAAAAATACCTGGGTTTTTATAACCGTTAGCATCTTTTTCTGCAGAAACAACTTCACCATCATTTAAATATAATGTGTCAGGATCATTATAAGATTCTTTTATATAGTATTGATTAGTACTTATTTCAGTAGTATTCAATAATTCACCGTTTGCTAAAGTAGAGTTTTCTTTTTTGTAAGTATATGTTCCATCACTTTGTTGAACTTTTTTAAAGATTGTAAATTCTGGTTCTTTTCTTCGGGGCTCAGCTGAAAAATACAAATTACCTGGCGCGACTGGATATTCATCTTCACCTCCCCAAGTCACTACATTTTTAACACTCGAGTGTGTTTTTATAACTGAATTATAATCGTGTATAGTTACTGTTCTTGAAGCACTATTATAAAACATTGGTGCATTTGTTTTGATGGATTCAATGCTTTCTTCATCCTGAGCTTGAGAAACTAATACTGGCACATCTTTACCAGAAGTTAATATTTTACAAAAAGAGCCAAGATCTCCATTAACGGAAGCTGAATCACATCTCTCATAATAAGCATCTTTACCAGAAGTTCTTAAAACATTAATATAAACTCTCGTATTAGAAGGCAACTTAGTACCAGCAGTCCCTAGTTGAAAATATATCCTAGCATTACCAGTATCTACATCATCTTTTCTGAAGAATTTATTATTAGTACTATCCTTAATATCAATTAAATTAAAAGAAGATTTTACAAAAGTCGCATTATCCAACAAATTTCCAAAAGTATCATAATAAGTAACGTAGCATTCTACACCATCATCTTCTACGTCATTCCAAGGTATATCTATGTATTCAAATTTTTCATCTATTTTATAAGTTAAAATATCAGGATATTCTTCGTTTTTAATTAACGTACCTTCTTTTACTTGTATTGTAGTTGTAGCTCCTATTTTATCTATATTGAATTCTAAATCATCACCTAAATAATTGTAAGTAAAACCATTTATGGTAAATGTACTATACTTTGGTATTTTAAAATAACCAGTTCTTGTAAAACTTAATGTTATTTCAAGTATTGTAGATTTTTTATGAGAAGGTTCATAAGACAAAACCCTAGCATCTTGTATAACATTTTTACGTTTGGTTGCCAAAGTTAAAACATTCTCATTAACATTTACTGCTGTATTGAAGTTCAAAGAACTTACAATATAAGATAAAACAGATGCTAAGATTGCTCCATTAGAGCCTTCGTAAGCTCCACCATCCCAGCCTTTTTCAATTAATCTTTTAGCTATATCTTGATATATTTCATCATACGTAAAAGGTAACGTTTCTTTTATAATAGCCATTTAAAAATCCTGATTTTTGTAATATTTATTTGATTTTTGTGACTAATTTTTTGTTTAATAAATAATAAAAAATATTAAAGGATTATGAATGTTAAGTATTGCTATTTACGTTGCTATATTCGTTGTTGGTCTTGCTGTAGGTTATTGCATTCGTGTCAATGGCTCTAAAAAAGCTGAAGCTCTTTATGAAGCACTTAAAAAAGAATATGACGAATTAAAAGAAAAATATGATAATAAATAAGGCTTAGAATGGGTGAACAAGCAAAAGATTTAAAAAAGAGACTAAGATATTATTGGTTTGTTTTCAGATGGTTTTTAATAGGTAGATATCATTGTACTGACAGCGAACCTTATACTATTTCATTAAGAACTGTTTGGAAAATATGTAATAGAACCATATGGGGTGTTATTACATTTTCGTTGATATATGCAATAGCTAGCTTTTTTGATTATGTTGGTTAACCCATAGATTGCTAATATTTTATGTAATAAATAACATAAATTTTTAAAGGGAGTAAAACGTTGAACTTTTATGATGCTTTGTTTGGCTCCCTTCCCATACTATTTATAGGTGCTGTTATAGGTGCTGTACAATTCTTACATATAGACAAAACTGCTAAACATGAAACCAATTTTTTAACGAGATTTAAACTTTTTTTTAAAACATCAACAACCTCCGGTATTTTAGCATTATCTTCTTTTTTAATAACTGATAATTTTGATTTAACTTATTCGAGCAGAATAGGTGTATCGATTTTTATAGCGTTTGCTGGGTATGAAAAAATACAAAGTATAATTGATAGATTATTAGATAATATATCACCTAAAGACAAAGATTCTAAATTATAACATTAGAATGTTTTGAATATAGCATTTTAGTTCTAAAACATATAACATTAGAATGTTTTGAATATAGCATTTTAGTTCTAAAACATATAACACTTTAGTGTAAAAATAAATATCTAATAATTAATAATTATGAAAGGTATTTTATGGCATTAGAACATATTACTGTAGATCCGGTTAAAGTCGATATAAACGGTTCAATCTATGAAAAATCACAAGCAGAGGTTAAAGCTATTATAGCTGAAAGAACTGAAGCAAACTTAGCAGATAATGAAGTGAGTGCTCCATCAGTGGAAACTACTTTATCTTTAAACCCTGCAACTAAACAAACTATTGAAAAGGGTCAAACTAAAGATATCACCGTAACTACAAATGCTAGCGATTTCACAGTTGAATCGAACAACACAAATGCTACTGTCAAAAAAGGTTCTGGTAAATTCACTATAACTGCTGCAACTAAAGGAACTTCTGAAATTACTGTAAAAGCTACAGCTCAAGGTGGTTCTGAAAAAGTTGTTAAATTAAGTGTTGAAGTAACTGAAGCTGCTGCAGGCGCTGGACAAGGCTAACAAGTCGATTTAATATCGACTTATGCCTTAAAATAATACGATAGGTATATAAATGGCAACTTATAAAGATTTTCATAACGATTCTTTAAATAATGTAGTTATAGATAAACAAGCTATAGAACAAAGTATTTTTAACATATTAACTACTAGAAAAGGTTCCTTAGCTGGTAAACCAGAATTTGGTTGTAATTTATATGCTTATTTGTTTGAAATGATTGACCATATTACTATTAATAGTATGCAAACCGAAATTACAAGATGTCTAAAAGTTTACGAACCTAGAATCAAAGTTCAAAGTGTAGACATTTATTCACAACCAGAATTCAACAGGGTTATATTAAGTATTAATTATAATTTTACAGGAGTAGAAACTTCAAGCTTCGAAACTTATACAATAACCTTAAAGACTAATTAATCTATTTAAATCATTTAAGCCTCTGATCAAAAATAAATACTAAAAATATAAGCAGGAGATTTAATGTCTGATTTTAGATACCAAGGCTACAATTTTAACTTAACTAGTTTTAGAGAGTTCGTTCAAGAATTTAATATTATGGATAACCAAAGAGCTAGCGCAGACGCACTAAACAAGTCGGTTAATAAACTCAAAAGAGAGGTTAATCAATTAATCGGTCAATTTAAAATATTGACTTCAAAAGAATCTATCAGATGGGATGCTAGCATAATTTATGAAGCAGGTGAAATTGTTTCTTATATAACAGAAGATAATCCAGATATAGAAACTATTAAAAATTCATATTATTTAGCATTACCTAGCGATATTGAAAATCAAGGATATTACCCAGATACTAACTCTGATATGTGGAAAAAAGTCACTTTAAATGAATTATATCCTTGGTTAGACGTAGATAATTACCCTACTAAAACAGACAATGATAAAGATTGGCCTATTATCGATGATTACGATGTTATTAACTTAAAGTATCTTAAATGGGCTTTAGAACAATTCAAAGATTTCTTAGATGGTTATCTAGCAGGTATCTACATCAAACAAGATAATAAAATAGATTTAGAAATATCTAAACCTACTCATGTCACGACTAAAAAATACGTAGATAATTTAATAGATGAAGTAAAACAAAGTATTACTAATATAGATGATTTATTGGCAGATTATGTATTTGTCGATTCTAAATCTAAGCAATTACAAACTCGCAAAAGTAAAAAAGAAGCTTGGTTAACCACAGAAGCTGGATTATTACCAGGATTAAACTTAGTATCTACAATTGGCTCAACAACCCAACAATTTAAAGCTATGTATGCTCAAGATTTTATAGGAACTGCTTTAAAAGCAAAATACGCTGACTTAGCTGAGGTCTATGAAACCGGCAAAGAGTTTGAAGTTGGCGCTGTTCTAGGCATTAATGAAAATTCAGAAATTGAATATTTCGATATCTATAAACATAATAGACCTTTAGGTGTCGTTTCAGATAAACCAGGGTTTATTCTTAATAAAGATTGTAAAGGTGTGTTAATAGCTTTAAAGGGCCAAACACCTGTAATTGTTAAAGGTTCTGTAAGAGCTGGTGATGAATTATACGCTGAGTATGACGGTTATGCTTGTGTAAATCCAAGCAAAAAAGAAGAAAAATATTTTATAGGTATAGCTTTAGAATCTAAAGAATCTGAACTAGTTGGCTTAGTAAACACTAAAGTATAAAATATGTTAACACATAATGACCAAGAATATGAACAATTAATAATAGTAGATTTGTTAATACTGCTTTTAGTAGTTACATTCATTTTATATTCTATGCCATCTATGAAATATTATAAGAATATATAAATATCTATAATTATATTATAAGTTTTCTTAAAAAGGATTTAAATGTATAGTATTGGAGAATTTTCTAGAATTATAGGTGTTACTAGGACAACCTTAAGAAATTGGGATAAAACAAATAAACTAAAACCTATTTTACTCGAATCGGGCCATAGAAGAGAAATATAAATAGATATAAAGAAAGGAGTTTAGAATGTTGTCTAGAAAGATAAGAATTGATAACTTTATCTCTGATAAAGAAAAAGAAGAAATATATCAATATTCTAAATCTCTTTCTGCTATCTACAACGAATGTCTAGATCTTCTTAAAGAAAATTTGAATTTTAAAGATCTATCTAAAATCACAAAAGGTGGATCAAAAGCAACAGGCTTGCATTCAAAACATATACAGAATACCTCTAGAGAGGTTATAAATGCTGTAAAATCTTATCTAGTGAAAAAGAAGAACGATAAGTCTGCTAGATTTCCAAAATTACATAGAGAATATAGTCCTATCATTATGGTCGCAAATCTTTCCTCTAAGACGGAGGAGATTGTTAACTCTAGAACTGGAGAAGCGATTCTCGAAAAGAAATACTATCCAGGTGGAGGATTTAAACTAGAAGGTAAGAAAATAAACTTTACTTCAATAGGATTTGAATTAGATTTAAGTAAATGCCCTTACTATGATATAGAACTTATCAACTATGAGACTTTAAAACAGATAGTCATCAAGATCGATGAGAATAAGAGAATAGATTGTATTTTTGTTTTCTCAGAGAAAAAACAAGAAAAAGCACCAAATCAAAATTTTCTTTCCATAGATCTAGGAATAAGCAGTATAGCATCTTGTTACTCAAACAAGATTGATTGCTTGAAGATACAAACTAAGAGATTTAAAGGTCTAGAAAGAACTATAAATGAGCTGAAGTCTAAAAGAGATAAGAAGAAAAAAGACTCAAGAGCATATAAGAAACTTAACAAAACAATCAGAAGAAAGCAAGCAAAACTAACTAATAAAAGAAAAGACTATCTTCATAAGGCCTCAAAGACTGTAGTAGATCTCTGTATTCTTAATGGTATAGATAACATCATTTGTGGAGATATCAAGACTAAAAAATTAAAGAAAGACTATAAAACAAGTTTAAACAAATCAACCCAAAATGAAGGACTATTGAGTAGATTTAAGGGTTTCTTAAAGTATAAAGCAGAGAATAAAGGATTGAACTTTTTACTTGTGAATGAAGCATATACTTCTCAGACTAACTGCCTTACAGGAAAAAGAGAGCTAGACTCGAATCTCAGTATCAGAGAGGTAGAATTAAGTCCAGGTTTCAAAGTTGATAGAGATATAAATTCAGCTGTCAATATAGCCAAAATATGTGGGGATTTATGGTTATCCCATATCTTTGAGAAGAATAGACTTCTCAAGATACAAAAAATGAATATTACTTTGTAATATTTGATTAAATTCTTGTAGATTTCTATAGAATTTAAAAATCATATATTTTTGTATGAAGGATTTATAGTGCCAGTTCCAAGTGTTAGATTTATTGATAGTGATACCAGTTCAACATCAAATTATTCACAACCAAGAAGAGTATTCTATGCTGGATATTTCGATAAAGGTTCACCAGACACTTTAACACCCGTTTATTCTATATTAGATTTTAAAACAAAATTTGGTAAACCAAACAAAAATAATATAAATGACTGGTTTCAAATTTATAATTATTTTTTATATGATAATAATGAAATAGTTATTTCGAGATCTATCGGTGAAAATTCAGTTAACGCAAGTATTAGCTATCCATTTAATGACTTTGATGTTAGAATAGATAACTTAGATGATTTTAGAAATAAACCCATAATTTCTGAAAATAATTTCTTAAGAATCATTGCTAGAAACCCAGGAGAGTGGGGAAATGATTTAACAGTTTGTATTTTTACACAATATGAAGTTCTTAATAATATGCTAATACACAGCAATTATTTAGCAAAAGATATTCAAAATTCAATGAGTTCAAATCAATATTGTATTTGTGTGTTCTTAAAAGATACATTAATGGAAAAATATATCTTAAAAGAATCTGAGGATATGGTAGATACTATTAATGAAAATTCTAATTATATATTCATTATTTTCGATCCTAAAAAATACAAGTTATATGACGGCAATATCAACTATGTAGACGGCTTAAATCGTTTAGCTGATGGAAATGAACCTAACTCAGATAAAACAGTTTTTTATGGTTCTAATAGTCTTAAATTAAGTAACGGGTATGCAAGTTTGCCAAGTACAACCCAAATAGATGAAACATATAAAAGTGTTGGTGAATCTAATGATTATGTGTTTGATTTTATAATTGCTAATACACAAAGTCCAAATTCTGCTATCAATTTAGCAGATACTCGTGGTGATTGTTGTGCTTTCATAGGTATACCTAGAGGTATTAAACCAGAAGAATATATTAAACAACTACAAATTTCAAACAATGCTGTTGTTTACTATGGTTCTAAATTACAATTAAATCCATTTAATAATCAAAATATATATGTTAATTGTATAGGAGATATTGTTGGTTTAAGAACCAGATTAATTAATTCTCAAGAATTATCAGTATCTCACTGCAAAACAATTTATAGTTTCTTAAATACAATAGATTTGGATATATATCTAACGGAATCTCAAATAAAAGATTTATATGATTTAAATATTAATATTGTTAAAAAAGGATATTCCGGTATATACGCTTTAAGTGAAAATACCTTAAAAGGATCTAAATTAACAAATAGAATAATATATTTCAATTTAGTTCGAGAATGTGAAAACGTTGCATTATATTATGTATTTGAAAATAATAATGAATATACAAGAAATGATTTAGCTTCAAAAATAAAAGAAATTTGCAGAAGTTATGTTGCAGATAATAATATAGAAGATTTTAAAATAGTTTGTGATATTTCTAATAATCCTACTCAGGATAATAACATTTATGTAGATGTTTATTATAAACCTAAATATTTAATTGAAGAAGTTGTATTTAGAATTCAAGCAGCTAGTGAATTGCCTAGTTGAATTCTAAATTGATTTCTTAAAATTTTAATCCCATATTTTTAACTCTATCTAAAGTATCTGTATAATCTTTATCTTCTCTAAATCCATTAAATCTTGGATGCATTAAAGCATATATTTCAGAATCTTCAGATTTTGTCAATGCTGTTGCTTTAACTGTAAAAACTTTATTTAAATACTTAGAACTATTTTTAAATATTTCAACTCTTTCAGTATCACTAATCCCAGAAACTTTACCTTGAATTAATTCATCATCTGTTTTAAAAACAATAGCACCAAAAGTATCCTTAAACTTACCATTACCTTCTGTAAAATCAATGCAACGAACTTCAACTTCTATTTCTGGTTTTAATTTTATTTGTTCTGTACTAGTACCATTCTTAAATACAGCGTCACAATTTTTTAATATAGCACCTTCTTCACCTTCTTTTAACCAAGTATTTAAATACTCATTAGCAGCTTCTATATTATCAATAACTCTGGTTCTAACAACAGTTAATGTATTAGATTCTAAAGATTCAGTTAATCTCCAAACAAACTCAAATCTTTCTTTATATGGTGTTTTACTATTTCCATTTTCAAATTCTTCTAAAGTCAAATAATCCCACATATAAAAAGTTACATTTTCAGGTGGTGTTAAACTATTAAGTAAACCATTAGATTTATATCTGATTTCAGTTGAATTAGTACCTTCAACTTCATTACAAATTAATTCACCAATATAAGCACCATCTGGCAGATTCAATAATGCTGAATATACTTTAGGATGATCATAACTTTCACCAGATCTTGAAAATGCTTGAACACTATCACCTTTTTTAATAAAAGTTCTATAAGTCCCATCCGCTTTTATTTGAATCATTGCTGGAAATCTAATATTCTTAAATTTATCCATTAATGAACAACGCATATATGGAAATTCTGTTATAAGTTTTTTATGAACTTTGTTGATTTGTTTAGTTGAAATTCCAGAATGAATATCTCTATCTAAAATACAAGTAATAATCCTGGTTATTTCTGGTGTTTTATTATTAAGTAATGACTGAACAACACTAATTGCTTTATTCCCTGTAAAATCGCGGTTATGCAACGCTATGAACGTATTTTTAATTACATTGAAATCTATGGTTTCATTGTTATTTTGGAATTCTGGTACTTTTTTAATTCCGTAAGAATATTTGACTTTATCATAAACTAATGAAAGAAATTCTTTAATGATTTCATTATTATATTTTTTAAGAACTTCTAATTTATAATTAGAACTATTTGAAGCATTTAATTCATTTAAAAAATCTGTTATAATTTGCATTTTATCTCCTTTTGATAATTATAATATAATTGAACTTAAAAAATTATTAAATTATACATTTTCTTGTTTTAGAATCCCATAACAACCAAAACAATCATCACAATTGTTGCAATGATCGCAGTCTTCACATTCTCCACAGTTTTCACATATAACGCAATTATAACAATAATCGCAACTTTCACAATCTAAACATTTTACACAATTCTTGCATCCAACACAATCTTCACATTTAATACAGTTTTTGCAGTTTGAACAATTAATACAGTCTTCACAATCAAAGCAATTTTTACAGTTTGAACAATTAATACAATTTTTACAGTTCACCAAAGATTCTGAAACTTTTATAGCTTGCTCTTCTGTATACCTAGAAGCACTCCATTTATTGTTATTAGAATCTACATAATAACCATCTATTAATTTCATTTAAACTCCTTTAATATTATAATTTAAAACCTAAAATGATAGCCAGCCTTCATAAACTTCAAATGAATCTAAATTTATATAATCTTTCTTATTGAATATAAAAAGTTCACAACCAAGTACTTCCATACAACATCGATCTGATTCTGAATCCAACCCTCTAAAGAATAGACCAAAATCTTCACCGTGTTGATAAGAATCTACGTGATCTAAAAAATATTTTTTACCATTGAATGTAAATATTAATTTTTCATTTCTAACGCGATCTATTAAATCGTTCATAACATTGTGTGCATAGTTGTTAGGGTCTTTAGCTATTTTATTCATTATGGCTCCTTTATCTTTTAATGAAATAATTATAACATAAAATAGCTTAAAAGTTTCTGAAGTTCAAAAGTTTTAAATTAATGAGTCTTTTTTAATAGATAAACCTGTCTTATCATATTCTTCTTCTGTATCTGTATTATTAACATTGTTATTAGAATCGTCGTATTTAGGTTCATCACCAGAATCTGAGTCATAATCTGAATCTGAGCTAAATTCATCACCACTTTCAAAATCTCTATAAAATTGTTTGTATAATGGGTTCTTAGATTCTTTTTGAATAGCTTTAAGATTCTTTTTGATTTCAACATCATTAAATCTAAAAATTTCTTTATATAATGTATCTACAGGTAAAACTGTTCCTCCAAAATCTTTAGCTGTTGAGAATGCATCTACACGTTTCATAAACAATGTTAAATTCATTCTTTCGATAAATTGATTTTCTTCACTAAAGTATATATTAATAGAATCTTTAAGTTCTTGAAATTGTTTTTCAGTACAAACTTTAGTACAAATTAATTCTCTTTTTAGAATTTGCATAAAGAATTCAGTGTATACTTGGCGAATCCTAGTTATTTTTTGGAAGAATTTGATGTCTTCGTTTGTGATAGCATCTGCTTGCAAATCAAATAATGGTTGTTGTGATTGGTCATCTAAGTAGATTCTATTAACTGGTATTCCCATAGATCTATATAATAACTTGTAGAAGAACATAATATCACCAAGTTCTCCTAAGTTACCAGTTTCATCCAAGATATCTACCTGCATACCTTTAGCGCCAGCTTTATTACCAATCCAATAATCTTCTACCATAGTGACAATGTGTTGATTATTGGTTACCTCACCAGTTTCTGGATTGTATTGTTTTTTGTATTTGAACTTATTAGTCAAATCCCTCATATAAGCTTCTGCTTTAGAATTAGGTAATTCACTTAAATCTATATTAAATACACGCCTTGAAATTGATCTTGAAAATCTTAAAGGTATTAACAAATCTTCAAGTGTTTTTAATTGATTAGCTGTTTTAACAGAAGCTTCTAATTCACTTAAACAAATACCAGAATCTGAAAACAAACCAAAATTTTGATGAACTATTTCTTCTATATCGTATTCTAAAGCAGCTTGATCTATTCGAACTGGAGTTTTACCATTGATATTGATATACCTTTGATTTCCTAAGAAATTGTTTTTAAGAGCTACTGAAGAATTTATATCTATGTATTTGTATTTAGAATCCGTCAAATCATACCAAAGATATCTAGGATCTAAATAATATAATTCTTTTATACCTTTTTTCTTATCATCGTGATATTTAATTAATATATTCATTTGGCCATCTATATAAGATTGTCTGATAAAAGAATGTAGATATTTTTGGGTTCCAAATAATTTCATTATTTTTTCAAAAGCATTAGATATTGCTATGTCTATTTTCTTATTCGAAGTATCAACTTCTAATTTAATAGGATCTTTGAAATCTCTACAATATGCGACTTCGTCTACAATTTCTGTTAAACCACTCCAACATTCAGCAATCTTAGCAGTTTGTCTGTAGATATCAATTTTTTGAGCTTGTTCTGATGCTTTTTGTAGATTATCGACATAAGTTATGTCATTTACATTATCAAAAAAGGTTTGGAATCTTAAAGGTTCATCATCAGATAAAGTGTTTATTACTCTGCCGAATGGAACTGTAGTATCTATTTTATTAATAGGTTGTTCTAAGAATGGTCTATCTATTTTTTCACCTATAATACTATTTTTTATACTTTCTAATAACCCCATTATTAACCTTTTTTTAATATTTATGTTCTAAACTTTTAAACTTTAGTTTTAGGATCCAGGATATAAATCATAAGATATTAATAAATCTTTTGTTTTTTGGCTAAGATATTTTGTGTACTTAATTTTCTTTTTAATATAATTAATATCTTTTTTAGTTTCTAAATGAATTGTTTTAATCAGTTTATTATATAAAGACTTCGGAAAAATTTCTTTTAATTTTTTTGCTTCACTTGGATATACATACGGTGTCGTATCAGTTTCCAAATAATTTGCAGCATTTCTTAAAAAATCAGCCAAGTTTTGAATTCTATATCTTTTATAATTATTTTCCATTTTACCTAAGAAAATATTACAAGTACTACAAATAACATTTCTGACTAAGCCGGCGCCTTGAACACCTAAAATTTCTTGTTTTTTACTATGTTTGTGATCAAGTACGGGATTGAAAATTTTAGAACCACATAAAGGGCAAACTGGGTTTGATTCTACCATAGAATCTCTGAGTTCTTTTGCGGTTTTTGTGTTTAGAACTATGAGTTCTCCTATTTCATAAGTTTTTAGTTCTTGTGGTTTTAAATCTTGCATTTTTAGTCTTTATATTTTATGTTTTATATTAGTATCCGATGATTCGTTAACAACATCGCGAATTAATTTAATATCGTAATATATAGTTATTATACAAAATATTATAAACATTTTCCAAGATAATGTGCGATGCATATAAAAATCAATTAAAAAACAAATTATACCTACTGATACGGCTATAGCCATATTTAAGAAAGTTTTAATTAAATGGTTTGACAAGTGTTAAATCCTAGTTTAAACTTGATATTTCAATACCATTATTATAAAACAATTTTTTAGTTTTCTTAGAACTAATTAAAACATTTTCTGGTATTATTGAGTTATCTAATGCAGACGCTACCCAAGTTTTATTAGAACTATTATATGTCCATTTTTGATTTTTTGATATATCTATTATAGTATCATCATACACACCTGATTGTGAATCAAAATAAAATTTAATATTTTGAGACCAATTACCAAAACCCATTTGACAAGGTGAATTTAATAATTCTTTTAATACATTAAATTCATTATTCGATAAAACACTAGGTTTTGTAGTCGGTAATGTATAATCAATTAATGAGTTGTTATCTAGTGCTTTGTTTAGATCTGAAGTCCAACATTGTACTCTATTTTTAGTTCTGGTTACTTTTAATAAATGTCTACCTGCTCGCCAAGTTGTTTTAGGATAATTATTGGTGATATCACCTTTAGAAGCTAATAACCTATAAGTTGTATAAGGTTCTTCATTGTTACCACAATAATTAAAAAATAAACCCCACGAAGTACCACCTGGTAAAGCGTTTAATTGTAAAGATCTCAATGCACTTAATGTATATAATTTACCATTGATCATTTTAGCTGCTACAACAATACTTAAAACGTCATCATCACCGTCTTGGCCTACAGCTGATATTTGCACACTATAAGTATCTTTGACGTCATTACTTAAAAACATATTATAATAACTTGAATTTATATTACTTGCTATAGCATCTTCTGCTTCTATGTAAGACCATTTAGCAGCTTCTGCTTGACCAGCATCATCATCTAATTTAGGACCACTAGCAGAATTCATAATAGAATGTCTTACCCAATTATCAAAAACATTTTTTAATGTAACACTTGATTTTAACGTGGCTAAATCAGTCGCATTATCACATATGTTTAAAAATTGAACTGCAGGTGCGTTTTGAACTTGAGTTATAGTGTTATTTACGTTTTGTATTTGCTGAGTTATAGTGTTATTTACATTATTTTGAACTTTTTCTATTTCGGTTTTTAAGCTTTCTGCATCTATAATTTTATTAGCTTTGTTACCATCACCTAAATACACGGCATTTTTAGAAAATGTTAACATACCTCTTTGGGTAGATTTATAATCTCCCGCTTCTATGGTATCTTTAGAATCTACATTTAATCTTAACTCAGTCATTTTAAACCTTGCCCGTCATTTTTTGTTATTTATTTTCTGGTTCTTTAGACAAATCTGATACTAAACCTAAGCTTTTAAATCTTTTTAATATTTTATTATACATAGAATGTATTTCACTTGGTGTATTTCTTTTAAAGAAAATTTCTGAATTTAGATTCTCAATTACTGCAGTTGCAGAAATAGCGCCAGTATCTCTAGGCGTTTCGACAACTTGAATATCTGGGTTAGCTCTTAATTGGTTTACATAGTCATTATATCTATCACTACCACATAAAACAGCATTTATATTCATTTTAGATTTATTCATAATACTAATAATATTTCCTGTACTATGTTGTATAATTTCAATTTCAGGAAAACAAGATTTTAACATTTCTAATCTAAGATCTTCAAATTCTTTAGTATCTTTTGAAGTTACCAAACAGACTGCACCATTATCGTATTTTTTTAATCCATTTTTAATAATATTATAATGAGCTTTAGTTAAAATTCTAAACTTGCCTAAGAATAAAAAGTTATTATTTCCTTTAAGTCTTTTAATAACGATCATTTTGATATTACCTTGAATATCATCTTTTATTTGAAATTGTGTCTTTTTAGGATGTGTAAAATTCAACTTATATTTCTTAAGAGCTTCTCCATACCTTTGAAGTATTTCATTTAAAGAACCTTTAATATTACTAGCTCCAATAATATTTAAAGCTGCTAATCTAACGTTAGCCCAATAAGCATTTTCAGTATCAGGATCTCCTTGATATTGTGAACGGGTTTCTGCTCTTGCTTTAGGATCCACCTGATAAGGTTGTTGAATTTTTAATAAGAATCCAGGATAAGTTAAAACATAACCCTCAGGTTTACCACCATACTTAGATTCCATTTTAAGAAACATTTCAGATATTTGTTGTATATATAAATCTATGTTTTCTATTTTAAGAATATTTTTATAAGTTCTAAAAATATCATTGAGTTCTTGTGATTTGATACCACGTTCAAAATTAGCGAAATTACCTTCAAATATAGTTCTTGGGTAATCAAATCCTAATTTCTTAGCATAAGTTTCTCTTGAATCAGTATAAAAACCTTTTGGTTTTGTGAATAATCTCCCAAATTTGACTTCATAAGTACAAGGGCTATAAGCTAATAAAATTGCACCCATCTTCTTATACTTATGTTGTAATGTAGGTTTTTTCATTAGAAATTCTACAAAGAATTCATAATTTAAAGGTAAACTCTTTGAGTCACATTTTTTAAGAATATCGAAAATAAATGTAAATTGTGAATTATTAATGCTTTCAGGTCTTATTTTGGATTTGACTGCGTATTCAAACTCATCAGGATATATAATATTAGATTTATAAGAAACTATAAAATCTTGTTTATAATCACCAGTTTTATCTATATGAACTATGGTTACTTTAATACCGTCATATTTTTCTTCTACTTTAACTTTATCATAGATAAAAGCTTCTTTTCTTGCTTGGCTAGTCAAATATTTGTTTGCATTTAATATAGATATATCAATTTGATCTTTTTGCATTGTATTCACTTTTTGTTTTATTTATTACTAAATAAATATATCAAAAAATCATAAAGGCCTAATATGAATTTTAAAGAAGCTCAAAAAACACCCGCCAGAGGTTATTTTTGTATTGAAAGTTTAGATGCTAATGGTAATGTTATCGATAAATTCGAACAGAAAAATCTTATTACAAATGTGGCAAGAGCTGAATTTGCTAAATTGATTGCCGGTATCAATGAAAGTAATGCTATTAATAGATTTGTTATGGGCACCAAAGGACATCAAGGTTCTGATATTTTAACACCAAAGGATGAAACTACTGGATTTACTGCGTCTGTTACTAATATTTTCAGTGGGCAAGAACAAGGTGATATTAATAGAACTTGGAACCAAGTAATTTTTACACCAAGTGGTAATATGGTTAACACTGCTGCCACAAATGTTCAGGATGGTGCTAATAATAACTCTACAGTAGATATTACAGTTACTGGTATTGAGCAAGCAGAGCCCGTAGTAACTTATACTATTAATATCGCACAAGATGCTTTTAACTGTGCTAATGATGGTGTAGTTTATACCGAAGCTGGTTTGTATAGTGACACAAATTTGATTGCTATGAGAACCTTTAAAGGTAAAGTAAAAGAATCAACAGTCGCATTCAGAATTCAATGGAGTGTAATGTTTTAATTATTGGAGCTGACATAGCTCCTTTGATTAAGATCTATGTATAGAATCTAAAATACTTGCATATAATTTAGCTACTTCTTTATTTACCTTATATTTTAATTGTATTTCTTTGATAGATTCTGATTCAGCCAATGCTTTCGTAAATCTTATAAATTTTGGTTTATTTTTTGCGTATCTCACTAAATTATATTGTGCTTCATCTGGCAAGCTTTTATATAATATATTAATAACATTAGCTAATTGTAAAGTACTAGGGCTTGACCCTAAGAACCTACAAAACATAAAGCTATTAAAACCTAAACTCTCATTATAATCTTTGTCTTTAAGACAGTTTGTAAATTGTTCGAATATATTTGCCATAATTAATTATATCCTAATTTTGTTTAAATTTTGATTAAAGGCTTTTAAAAATAACACTCGAGTGTTAGATGCTAAAAGATATCAAGATCCAACTTCAAGCCTTCTATACAGATAATCTTTATATTCTTTAGTAGAGTTCTTAAAAACAAACATAGCCCATTTAAAAGAATATTTAAATAAATGACATACAGAATCTATTGGTTCTCTACCTTCGAATTTAGCTTCTCTCATTTCTTGATGTGTACACCCAACATTACAATACTCACGAATTTCACACTTCATACATTTCTTGAATTTTCTTGGGTCAGCGTATTTAGACATAAACTTGAGATTCTTTAGATTTAATCCAGATTCTGGACTATATAGAACCATTTTATTAGTTGATCTGTATCGCTCACAAGGCCAGAATTTGCCATCTACCGCATATAAACAACCGTTATTTCCTACGAAACAACCGTGGTCTCTTTTACCAAATCTAGCACCTGCTAAAATATCTAAAGCATATAAATCAAATAATCCTACACTTGCTGGTATTCCTTTATGTTGATATTCAAGTACTTTATGTGCTAATCTTTCAACTTCTATAGCAAATGTTTCTATTTGACTTTTAGTATAAATGTTATCACGAACTAAACAAAAATCGGGTCTTAAGAATTCATAATCGTTAACAAAAAACTCAAAATTTTCAGTCATTGTTGTGAAGTTCTTGGGTTGTATCATAACTTTACAGGTATCTGTAATGCTATGAATTAATGCTTTGTTTTGCTTAAAATAATCTAAAGTTCCTTCAAAAGTACCTTCAACCACTGGTCGATTAGTATTTTGCCATAGACCATCAAAACTCAGTGAAATTCCACAATTATGAGCCTTTAAGAACTGAACTTTTTTAGGGTCTAATAATGCACCATTAGTTATCACAACATAGCTGGTACATCTTGGATCTTCTTGGAATTTTGGTAAAGTTGCTTCAATCACTTCCCAGTTTAATAAAGGTTCCCCACCAAAGTATGAAATATGATAGCTATCTTTATCATAATAATCTAACATATAATTAATTCTATCAAAGAATTTCATAGCGGTGTCTATAGACATAGGGTTTGGTGGTGTATGTGCACTATAACAATATTTACAAGCTAAGTTACATTTAGTATCTAAGCTAAATTCTACTATTAGTTTACCTGCCATTTTAACCTTTGTTTTTAGTTTTGGTCTTAGGTAAGCAAGTTAAACAAGCTAAAAAGTTTAGTTCTTCTTGGCTTAAATCCGAATCTAAACTTGAGTTAGATTCAGAATTTAAATTAATCTTTTTAGCACAACGCAAAGCATATTTTATACCCACTCTGATGTCTTGCAAATCTTGTATTTTTAACTGAACTTCGGCTTGATTTTTATCTATTAAATCTTTTACCACTGTCTTTAATCCTTTGTAAAATTGGACCCAAATAAGCATCAACTTCACTAGCATCATATTTTACATCATTTATAAGACGTTTTTTAGTCTCAGCGAGCGTTTTAAGAACATTTTCTTGAGAAGTTTCTAAAATTAATAAAGAATCTACACTTAATTCTATAATAATATCTTTAAACATTTGCTTTAATTTGTTATATTCTGGTTTATCGGTAAACTTATATCCAAGTAATTGGAAAGCGCTCATAAAATCCATTATTATAATATAATCACTTAAAAGTTCTTTATAATTAACAGAGTTTATTTTAGCATCTAAACCTTCTTGATAAAATAATTCTTGTAATGCTTTAACAGCATCGAACCCATAATCATAATCACCAAGTTCTAAAGAATGTCTAATCTTAAGATAATTTTTATAACTTGGTCTATCTACTTTATCAATTGTTTGTCTAAATACAACCTTATCACCTAAATAAGTCAGACATTTATTGATATTATTAATATTATCATCAAAATCTTTACCATTGATAGAAACTCTGTACAATGCTGGTGTGTTGTAAACTACTGGGTTATTTACTTGAGCATAATCTAAATCATTTTTATCAAATGTTGCTATTAATTTGCTATATTCAATTAAATTGTTTTCATAACAATTCATAGCTAATTTACATTGGAGCATTTTGATATCTGGAAAAATATCAGTAGCTTCTAATTCACCCAATTGTTTTAAATAATCTAAAACTTTAGATTTATCACCAGTTGTGTATATTTTCGAAATTAAATACGCGGTTTTCGTTTCTATACCTTCTGGGTTATTTTCTATGATATATTCGTATTTTTCGAACATTTCTACAACTTGTGAAAGTAAATGTTCGTCAAACAATATAAAAATTATTTTTCTTAATTCTTGTTGAACCATTATATTCCTTTCGAATCCTTACAACCACAACTCTCGTGATCACATTTTAAATCTTTGACTTCAGTTTCTACCTTTGTTGTAGATTTAGACCCATTTAAAATCTCATCGAATAAAGAGTCTACTTCTGCTTGTTCTTTCTTATTAAGTTGAATCTTAGGTTCAGTTGTTTTAGTATATCCTAATTCATCTAAAAATGCTTGAGATAATCCAGCTTGGTCTAATAATTCAATAGCCATAGAATTAAACATTAAAGACATCATACCGTTAGTTTCTTGGATATATTCTGAAGCTTGACTTAGATGATAGGCTGTCATAAGAACTTGTTTTGTTTGATCTTCAGTAAAAGAAAATTTTGGATTTTGTACATTCATATTCATTTTACACCTTTAAATTTAATATATTTATGATTTTTTACAACAATATCTAAGTTGATTATTAGCTTCTAAAATATTTCTGAAGAAATCACCTGCTTGTTTAGATTGTTTATTAGACTCAAACATCAATGCTTGGATATCTTTAGGAAAACATTTGCCACCAAAACCTTTTTTACCATCTACACATAACTTAGCCATCAATCCTTGAGAATCAAAATCTTCGAACTCATTTAATAATAATTCTATTTTTCTAACATTGAACCCAGCTTCATTTAATTCGTGAAAGAATAATACCTTTAAAGCACCTAAAGCATTTCTAGCGTATTTAACTTCCATTGCTTCTCTAAGACTACAAAAATCATAAGGCGTATCTATTAATTCAGCAATTTCTTTAGCATACATAATATTATTAGCGCCTATTATATGATATTTTGCTCGTTTCAATGATTCAACTTCTGTTAGAAATTCTGGCCAGGCTACAAATTTTAAATTGTATTCAGATTCTATAAAATCTACATTGCTAGGTAACAATGTTGATCTAATAACAACTAAACCTCTAAAATCTTTTGATTCTATAGTATTTAAAATTTCGTATAATGTTTTTGTATCTTGACCTTCAGATACAACATCATTTAAAACATTAATGCATATAAAAATCTTGCTATAACAATTTAAACCAATTTCATTAAGATCTTTATCATTAAATCTTGGATCTATTATATTATATTCAATGCCTTTAGAATCAAAATAATTTCCTAAGCTTTGCCCGACTACACCAAAACCAATTATTAAGTTCATATTAACTCCTTAAATCTTAAATATAAATTCAATATTAGTTAAACCTATAGTATAGCCTAAACTTAAACAAGCAAACGCTATTAAGCCCAAAATAATAAAAATGAATAACTTATAAAACACTCCTGGTATTTTAAACACACTAACAATACCAAGAACTACTAAAAATAAAGCCGATACATAGAAGCCTAATTCAACTAATAATAACAAAAATTTAATAATAATTAAACCAGTTGTTTCTAATATATTATATTGTACACAATTACTTAACATTAAATACCCTCCTTAGTATCAAAAGCTAAAATATGAGCTCTTGGACTAAAACTAAATCCGTGTTCAGCACATTTTTCAAACACAAATGGTGTATTCTTAATTTGCAATTCACGAGTTTCACCCATAGGCATTAAATATACTTCAGTGTATATAGGTAAATCATAAAGTATTTCTTTTATTTCAGCATAGTCTGTATCCCAAGTTTCTGGATTGACTACAAATTTAAGATAAGATTTAGGGCAATTTTCAAGAATCTTACTGATTGTTTTTATATTAATTCTTTTCTTTTTAGGTTCTCCTGAACAACTTAATTTAACTGACATACTGAACATAATTTCTTTTTGATATTCTTTAAAGAACTCAATATCCAAACTTGCATTAGTTTCTATTGTTATTTGATGTTTTCTTGAAATGTAATAAGCTAAGAAATCTTGAATAACATTAGTATTCCAATATAATAAAGGTTCACCGCCAGTTAAAATGATGTCTTTGGTATGTTTAATTTCAGAGTTTTTAAATGCAACTAATGGATCAATAATTGATGTTAAGTCTTTGAAATTATCAAAGTATTTCCATTGTGATTTAAATTTTGGTGATACTGCCCGAATAGTATCACAACCTGTTACTGCCGAACCATCAGGAGCTACTGCAGAGCACCCAAAACCTTTGCAAGTATTATTACAACCAGCAACTCTAACAAATACTGCAGATTTTAATCTTGGTCCTTCACCTTGAATTGTATCGCCGAAAAATTCATAGAATGGAACTTTTTTAGTTCGTGTTTTGAAAATCATTTAATCTCCTTTTATAGTATTATATAATAAAATAACTTAAAGTTTTTTGAAATTGTTTTAGTTTTTATATTTAAATTAACACTTAGCGTTAAATATAGCTTGTTATTTAATAAATTCTTCAATATAAAATTTAGCTCTGTTTTCTAAATATTTTAGGGTTTCGGGGTCATCAAAGTTAGCACCAATAAATTCATTAGTTAAAAATCTTACTAATACCTGGTGTTCAAAAGTTGTTAACACCCAAGGATCTAAAAACTTACTGATATTAGCTTCAGCTTCTAAAACATCTTTCATATTTTGTTTATTCATTCATAACTCCTTTATAGTATTATATAATAAAATAACTTAAAGTTTTTTGAGTTTTAGAATTTAGCGTTTAGAAATTTTAGTATTTTAAAATCATAAAATAAGAAAGATCTAAAATAATTTAGATCTTTATTTTTAGCTATTAGCAGTTTGATTAGAAGCTTGATTTGAAGGCTGAGCTGAATTTTGGCGATTTTCATAATCTGCTTTAATTGTTGAAAACCATCCTTTATAATCCATAGTTACGAAATTCTTTTGAGCGTTCGTAAAATAATTTAAAGCTTCTTGTAAGATTTGATCTAAAGTTGCTTCATCATCTGTCATTTCCATTTCATCTAAACCATTTAAGAATTCTTGATACATTTTTTCATATTGATTTAGTTGATTTACAATCTTAAGATATTCTTCAAGACTAGCAATTAATTTATCATTATCAGTTTCAAGAATTTTAATATACATCTCTTCGCGATTATCGTCAGTTATAAAATAACCTTGCGAAGCAAATATATTATTAAGATACTGAAATCTAAAATAAGTATATTGTGGTATTCTTGTAAAAATCTGACCCATTGCAGAAGTTAATTGGAAAATATACGAATTCTTAACTAAGTTAGCACTCTCGTCAATTTCCAAGTTTTCTAAAGTTAATACATCAACATCTTTGTAGAATTTACAAGTTTTTTTATCTGCTAATGCTTCTAAAACTGCTGTAAATAATTTACTATCAAAAACTTCTAATGTGCTAGACCCCGGTAATAAAAAAGCATTGTCTCTTTGAGCAGAAACAATCATATTATAAGCGCCTTGATCTATATATGTTATATACATACTCATAATTTAATCCTTTCTTAACGTTTTAACCATTTTGGTGGCATAATATCTGGTATTTCATCGAAATTAAAAGTTGAATTAGCACCACAATGAGAACAAGTTACTGTGTGTTCCCTAGATTCAATTTTAAATATCATTTTTTCGAATGCTTCAGAAATCTTATCCATTGTATTAATATCTAACTCATCGAAGTAGTTTTTAATATCTTGGAAGCCTTTTGTATTATCACCATTAATAGATTTAATATGAAAAATTAAATCATCTGTGCTTGGCGAATCTGAAGTTCTTAATTTATTATTATAGAGTTCAACATTTTGAACATCTTGAAGTTCAATTTTGATATCACCAATATCAATATCTTGGATTTTACCTGATTTTGTTGTAAATAATTTACTTAATTTAATTTTAGAATCAGTAGTTTTTTCGCAACTTCTGCACCACCAATGATAATTTAAATCATCACCAAGATTTATAATTCTTAATAATAAAAACAAATATTCTAATTCATCATTATTTAAAGCAGTTGGTGTTTCTAAAATATTTGTAACAAAACATTCATATCTTGCTTTGAGTTCATCTTCTGCAGAACTGATATTTTTTAATTTACCTTTGTATAGCTCGCGGTCTTTGACTTTCCAATTACGAACTTTAATAGATCTACTACCTAATTTAATAGGGTTATATTCTAATACCATCGAATCTCCTTATTTGTTATTATATTATATAAATGCTTAAGTTTTGCTTAAGTTTTTGATTACGATACTCTGATGAATAAGCCTTTATTATCACTTAATTTACCAGTACATTTCCAAGTACCTTGCATATATGCATAAGTATCCGTGGACAAGCTAGAACCCGCATATAAATTATTAAAAACCAAAGTTGTTTTAGAATCTAATATAGCTATGCTGCCAATTTCATTAATACCAATATTAGTTAAGTGATTTGTAAATTGCGTTCTTGTTATATTAATATCAGCGTTTCCAGAACCTGTAATATCTATACCATTTATAGTTTTTACTGAATCTAATTTCCTAGATAAAGCCAAATCATTTGAAGTTTTGTAATTTGTTAAATCATTATTAACTTGGTTATACTTAGTTTCTAAGCTTTTGATATCATCAGAAATTGTTTGTATTTGTTCAGCAGCTTTTAAAAGTTTCTCCATATTTTCAGGATCTAATTGTTTTAGAACTGTTGATTGTTCGACTATTTTATCACTAACAGTTTTTAACCACGTAATAATATTAGCAAAGTTTCTATCTACTTCTTGGTGTGTTAAGACATCTAATTTAACATCTGTAGTTAAGTTGTCTTCTTTAGAATCTGTGAAACTTGGTAATTCTGGTACTTGCTGATTATTAATAATACGTAATCTTACGTTCACTGCTGAGCCTTTTTTGGATATTTATTTCCGATCTACAATACAATTTATAGCAAATATAAAGTATTATTAAGTATTAAATCTTTAAGATCTTTAACTTTAATACTTCTAAAATCTTTATTATATTCAATTATTTTATTATTTGAACTTAAGTTTTCCATAAACCAAGTAACGAAATCATCTTCATTAATATAATCTATTTTAGTTTCTAAAGAACCATCATAAGTTCCGTCTTTTAATGTCTTAAAAATACCTTTAACTTTATTAGGGCCATAAACTCTTGGAATTTTATAAATCAAATAATTATCATACATATTTGTTATATAATGCTCCGCGACATTTTTATAACGATTGTAATAACCTTGGGTTCCTGGTAAACCAGGATAATTAGAACCCACTGAACTTGCAAAAATAATTTTGTGTTTAAACTCTTTGGCTAAAACAATAGTATCTAATGTAGAAGCTAATTTCTTCGGGTCTGAATCTATATCTTTTATACTGCTAGGACACCCGAAAATAGCAACATAATCTATATGACTAGTATAATTACACAATAAATTAGCTAAATAACCATTTCCACCAGTTAAGAATATCATAATATACCTTTAAATTAAAATCGATTTAAACCTTGTTTTTGTGTGATTATGAAGGGATTTTAGATCTTGCTAAAATCCACATTCCAAGGTGTCATTTCTATAGGTTTACTCATTTCATTCCATAATTGACTAAACCATTGACTACAAGTAGTTATATTATAAAATGAAAAATACTTATTAAGATTTTCCATATTAAAATCTGTACTAGATTCTGTATATTTCTTTAAGATTTCTAATTCAATATCAATAGGTATTTCACTATCCATAACTAACTTATAATTACGATTATAATTAAGTCTATATATTTCGTTAGAATCTAAAAAGGCATCTAAAGACCCAAACTCTTTAATCTTTTTATTTAAAGCAGCTTCACCAAATCTTTGTTTTTTATAAACTTCAACATCAGGATAAACTTCATTAAAATTATTAATAATACCTAGTTTTAAGTTTTCATCTAACTTATAGAAATCTAATTCAGTTCCTTGATAATAAGCTTTAAACTCAGGTGTAAATTCCGAAAAATCCACAACGCGTGGTACATTATCGGCAGCATCACCCAAACAACAATGTATTCTTTCCCAACCTTCTGGATCGTCATTAACAACCCATTTATTGGTTATTGCTGAATATTGTTTTATATCACCTAATTTATGTAATTGTTTAAAGTCTTTATCGGGACTTAGAATTAAAATAGATTCTGCTTTGCAGAACTTCCTAGTTAATACACCAATGATATCATCAGCTTCAGCTCCTGGGACACCAATAGCTTTAAATGGTGTATAATCATTTAGAATTCTAATTAGTATATTAATATGTTTATAAACTTCTTTAAAATTAACTTCTGATTCTTCTCTTTGAGTTTTTCTCTGAGCTTTATAATCTGGGTATAAAGATTTTCGCCAATATGGTACACTATGATCGTCTATGCAAATAACCATAGTATTATATTTGACTCTATAAAGTCTATAATTTTCTAATAATTCTTCTATAATTCTAAAAATAGTTCCACTTATGAATTCTTCAGTAATATACTTACCGTCTTTTTTGTGTGGATTCATTTGCTTAATACTAGTATGTAAAGCTCTGTGAATCAACGAACTTAAATCATATAAAATCATATATAATCCTTATAATAATGGTGCTAATTCCATAATACAAGCAGCTAAATTTAAGTTTCTATCTCTTGAGAAAGCACTTTGGTATTGATATTTAGCTAGTATTATGATAGCTTGTGGTTTATTAGAGTTTTGAATATCTAATTTTTTAAATGCGTATTCATAAAAAGCATCTGGGTTTGTTAAGCCATAGATTACTTTCATTAAATTATCAAAATCACGTGATCTAATTAAGTTAATCAAACCCTCGAAATCTGAATCTTTTTGTATATCCAAAATTAATTTATTATTAAAATTACATTTTTGCAAGCAAGCAATCATGCCCCTTATACTTGGGTAATAGTTCTTAATAATATTGACAAGATCCTCATTTACATAAGAAACCTTTTCATTGTCTAAGATTTCTTTTAGTAAATTGAAAGCTTTTTGGGCAAGTTCTTGTTTATTAGAAGCGTGAACAACATCAAAATCAAATACTTCAAATCTGTTAACTATAGGAGGCATTATATTAGAAACATAATTACACGTTAATATGAATCTACAATTAGCAGCAACTTCTTCTATAAGTGCTCTTGCAGCTGCTTGACCATTTTGGCCAAAGTAGTCAAATTCATCTGCTAAAACAATTTTAGGTTTTCCATCAAAGCTTTCAGTACTAGCAAATTGTAATATTTTACTTCTCATAGTATCAATACCAGATTCTAACGAAGCGTTAATATATAAAGATTCAAAATTACCTTCTTTTATAATGGCTTGTGCTGTGCTTGTTTTTCCTGTTCCTGGGTTTACTGAACTTAATAAAATGTTTGACGGTTTTTCAATATATTTTCTAAATTTATCTAAATAAACATTTGGTAAAATTAAGTCATCAATTTTTTGAGGACGATATTTTTCTACCCAAATATCGTGTTTTAAATCTACTGTCATTGAACTCCTTTTAATATTTTCTTAATTATAGTATATTAGAACTTAATTTACAATTAAAATCATAACAAAGATTTTAAATGTAATAAAGCGTTAAAACCTTTCTTAAAAACAAGTTCTATTTTAATATTATTTTGAAGCATTTCATTAAAATCTTTTTGTGTTAAATCATTTGGATAACATATAAAATGACTATTTTGAATTGAATTATATTTTATCATTTTTTCAATTCCAACTTTGTCGTTATCTAAACAAAAGAAAGGATACTTTATTAAATCTAAAACATTCTTTGCTATTGTGGAGGTATTTAAAGCTATTATTTGATTAGTTCTGTATATTTGTCTAAAAGACAAAGCATCGAGAATAGCTTCAAATATAAAAACTGGTTTATTTAAATCAACATTAAATAGATTCCAAACTCCATAATTTTGATTCAATGTAAAATTAATAAATCTTTTTTCAGTTAAAGATCTTGCATAGAATCCATAATAATTAGAGTCTTTAGAAAATGGAATTACAAGATAGTCTTTGATTCCATAATAAACACCATTTAAATTAAAAGATTTAGTTCCATTATAGAAATCTAAAAAGTTAATAGTATCATCGTTAAACCCACGAGATTTTAAAAACTCTATTTGTTTACTTGTATTAGTGTCTAACACTGAAGTCAAGTTAATATATTTGAACCCATTGTTGGAGCTGTCAATGCTAGTAGAGCTAGCAATGCTTTCAATACTTGTATTGCTAGCACTAGAATCAAAACAAGACTTCATAGTCTCAATTTCATTATTACTTTCTATATTATTACTAGTATCAATTGAATTAATTTTAAGTTTAAAATTCTCTGATTTATATGGTAATAATAATTCAGGTTTATAAATCTTTAAGAAATTACTTAAACCCATTTGCGTATTTAACACACAATCACCATTAAAACAATGGACTAAAGTAACTCCTTGTTTTTCATATAGGTGTAGTCTTTTAACAGATTTTTTATATTTTGAGTCTCCACAAATTGGGCATTTAACAGCAATATCCAAAGAACTTTCTTTATAAGGCCCGGGAACTGCTAACTTAAAATACTTAATATCTACAAAGTCTAACACCTATATCTCCTATTAATAAACGTTTTCTAATCTTAATTCAAACTCTTGTATTAACCCATCACTACCCATTGTAGATAATTTTAAAATATCAGTTTTACCAGCTGGTATTAATTCACATTCATTAATAGATTTAATTTCATTTTCATTTAATAATGCTAGAACTTTATTATAGTTCTTATTAAATGTATGTTGATTAATATTTTGAGATTGAACTACATATTCCTTTTGTCTATGATAAAATTTTATTGTATTCATACTTAAATCCTTATTAAGAATTATTAAAATGTGTAAATCTTTTAAGATTTGCCGCTTGATCCAAATCCTTTAGAACCTCTTTCTTGCTTAGCTTCAAAATCCTTGAATTCAGCATCATTGAGTTCAACGAACTTAAAACTATATTTTCTATGAATTAAAACTTGTGCGTAACGAGATCCTTTTTCAATAACTATAGGTTCTTTACCAATATTATTAATTTTAACTCCAAAATCACCAGTATAACCAGCATCAATGATACCAATATGCGGAATTAGGTCTTTTTTGAAACCTAAAGAACTTCTTAAATGTACTGTCATATAAAAAGGATCTTTTTCATCGATTGAAATTCTTAGTCCGTTTGGAACTACTTTTGATTCTCCTGGTTTAATTTCAGTTGTTTCAGCACAAGTAATATCAAATGCTGCTGAAGTTCCATTATAAGCAATTTCTGGTATTACAGCATCTTCATTTGTTTTATGTATATAAAGATTCAAATCCATTATTTCTCCTATTAATTAGTTTTAGATTTTATAGCTTCGATTATTTTTAATATCCTAGAATCTGGATCTAATTTAGAATCTAAGTGAACGACGTTTTCTAAATCTACTTTCTTAAAAATATTGTTTATTTTAGATCTAAATTCAGGATCTATTGATCTAATACCATTTGATTCTAATGGTATATTTTCAGAATCTAAAACAAAAATAAAATCGAACTGTTTATAATATTTTATTAAAGAATCTGTGAATAATCTTAAATCGATGTCTTTGTTAATACCTGTATATACTATAACATCTAAAATGCACCTATCGTGTACAGTAGGTATGCTTATACTTTTTAAAGCACTTATACTATAATACAACATTTGTAACTGAGTCACCAAGTTTGTATTTTCTGAGTGTTTCTTGTTTGTTTTAGCTATTTTATTAGAAAATGATTCTATGAAATCAAAATTCTTAAAATAACTATGTTTCTTCATTAAATTAATTAATGTAGTTTTACCAGAACATTGAGCTCCTGAAATTGCTATTCTGATTGGTCTCATTACAATCCTTTTTGTAGATCTTCGAAATTATATTTAATATTATTAATTTCAATTGTATCATTTTCATTCATAATATAAGTTTTACCATCAATTTTAATCTCGTAAAACTTGCCGTCTTTTAAATCCTCAAATTCTGCGTTCTCGGAAAGTATTTGATATAATTCAGATAATTCGCGATTGGCTGCAAATTTTTGATTAGTGACATCCCAAGAATTTAATGGTTTACCTTTAAGAACATAGAAGCTCGTATGTTCATTTCCAAGAACTTGCGATATACCGCCATAAGCGGAAAAACCTTCACAAATACAAAGATATTTTTGACTTTTTGTTGCTCTAAAATATTTTTCAGATTTTAACTTCTTAGATTTTTCTACACTCTTAAGGGCTTTATCTGCATTTAAAGCTTCTTTAACTTTATATATGTCTATAATAGGATCTATAATAGATTTATTTTTAAGAATTTTATTGATAAAATTATAATCTATATTAGAAAAATCATTAAATTCTTTTACTGAGTTTGTAATTTTTTCTTTAGATTGTGAATTAAATTTAAGATTTGGCATTCCATTAATGAAACAAACAATCATTAATTTATTTTTAATATCGCCAGGTTTAATACTTTTATATTTTTTAACTAATTTGTCTCTTATACCTTGAACTACGTTACTCATAATAGTATCTATGTGGACACCACCGTCTGGTATTTTTAAACCATTAACAAAACTAAATTGTTTAAAGTCATCCAATTCATTTGGGATTATACCAATTTTAATATTTTGGTTTTCATATAGTTCAAAATCTGAACTAAACATATTTAAATAATTCTTAAAAGATTTAAAATCTATTTTCTTAGAATTAAATTTAAAATTAATTTCTGGGTAACAAATAGCTAAGTTTAATAATCTTTGATAGATTATATTCTTATGAGTTTCATCGATTTCTTTAAGATTAAATCTTTCTAAATCTGGTTTAAATTCTACTAAAGTTCCTGATTTTTTAGAAGCTTCTATATTTTCACTATAAGTTTCAGCATTGTTTTTAGATTTAAAAATATATCTATTTTTACCATCGTCTGTAATACCTTTAAAATTAATACTCCAAACATTTGTACAATAACTTCCAACTCCGTTGGTACCTATTGTTACACGATTAGCATCATCATCGAAGTTAGAACCTGCTTTAGCGTGATTCCAAGCTAGTTCTGGCATATAGTGATCGCCTGATTTTATTACTGGTATGCCAGTTCCATCATCTTCAATACTAACAGTATCATTAGATATTTTGACACTTATATTTAAGCCAGATTTAAACTTAGATCTAATCGCAGCATCTACTGAATTATCAATAATCTCATTGATTATTTTAATTAAGCCAGGTACGTAATTTAAAGTAGTATATTTAATTTTACCAGATTCTATGATAAAATCTTCAGTATTTGTAGAATCGATAGCACCTATATACATACTAGGTCTTTTTAGAATGTGTTCTCTATCGGTTAATTTTTTGATCATTATATCTCCTTTATGATAATTATATCGTAAAATATCTTAAAAGTATCTTAACGTTTTAGTATTCGAACTAACACAAAGCTTCAATACAAATATTTTATTTTGTTTAAACTGTCAGAATAGCCACCACAATATAGTCTGCGTTTAGTATTTAGACCTTCTATATAATATCCAGTGTTTAAATCCCATTTTAAATACCAAGTATCTTTTTCATTTTTATGTATTTTGAGTCCTTTGATTTGAGCTATTAAATTATAAAAAAATTCTTTCATTTTAAACTCCTTTATAATAATTATATTGTAAAATATCTTAAAAGTATCTTAATTCAAAAATTAAGATTTATAAGCTATTAAGCATAAAATCATAAATAATATTAAAAGAGGGTATATGAAGAATCTAAAATATTTTGTTGTAGCTTTGTCAGCTTTGTTTGTAATAGGGTGTGGGTCTGATTATTCCAGCGATAAAACAGGCAAAGAAGTTCGTGGAACTTCAGATTCCAGAATTAATCAAGTTTGTGTAGACGGTGTTTTATACTTATCGACAGGAAATTGTGTAACACCACAACAAGATCTTAATGGTAGTTTAATTGGTTGTTCTAAAAAACCAGAAGTTATTATTGATCAGCTCAAAGAAAAACAAAAAAATAAAGATTTAGCTAAACTTGTTGAAAATATTAAGAATGATATTAAGGATGATGTAAAATCTGAAATTAAGTCAGAAGTCAAGAATGACTTAAAATCTGAAATAACTGTTGAAATCAATGAAAGTATTAAGAGTAGATTAGACAAAAAAAACATATAAAATAACTTGCACTAAGCACTTAAAGACTAAGATTATTTTTTAAGTGCTTTATTTTGTTCTTCTACTTCATCATTTATTAAACTTATAAAGATTTCTCTTTCAAACGGATATAAATCATTTAAAATACCATCTATGGTAAACTTACCTAGAAATGATAACCTTGTTAAACTTTTGTAGAACTCACCTATAGGATTCTCTGAAAATATATTTTTATATATTTCTGGGTTTGTTAAATCAATTTCAAGGTCTTTCTTACAATTATAACATTTAACAACTTTAATAAAGTTAAATTTAGTAGTATTAGCTTCTAAATACGTATCTAATTCTGAATCACAATCCATAATATTAGATTCTAAGTAAGAATCACCGTATATATCGGCTAAATTTGGGCTATAAACGTCTTTCAAATCTGGATATATATTTGTATCAATACTATGTAGTTCTCCAATTTTACCCAAATCTATGTTAGATTTGAAAGTGCAGCCACAATCACACCTAGTATTTAAAGATAATTGGTCAGAAACTGAAGTTGCTCTTAATCTATAAAGTAAAAATAATTTTTCTTCTGGATATAAATCATAAATGTTTATATTAGAATCTATATAAGGTTCTAAGATTCTTAAGTAAATATCTAAATTTAAATCATTTAGATCTTTACTGTATGTAGTATCATCTGAACTTGCAGTTAATAGTAAGTCACGTTCGGTTTTAACTTTATATGCTGTTAAAATAAATTTTCTATCATTATATTTAATATATTCTTTCATTTAGAATCCAAAATTTTAATAATATTCCAAATTACTGAGATTCAAATCCTTATTATCAGTGTTAGAATCTGGCTCTGTACCTAAACCATCTGCAAAAGCTCCAAATGTTAGATACTCAAAACTTTTTCCTTCAGAACTTTTTAAAGAATCAACAATTTCTTTCATATCTTCAAAGTTCTTAACATTTGTAAAAATACCAAAACATAAACAACAAGACATTACTAAATCATCGTGATATCCTACAGCTGCTTGGTACTTACCATTATCATTTAATGTGAATACACCAAATTCTTTAATAGTTTCTTTATCTACTAATAATAATTTATTAGCTTGTGCTAAGGTTGCTACAGTTTGTAAAATGACGTCCCTAGATAATTTTGTAGTTCTAAACCCAGGATATTTTAATCTTTGTTTTTGTTTATTGACGTCATAATATAAGTTTTCGTATTCATAATCTCTTTTGAGAATATCAGCAACCACTTGACCAGAGCCTTCATTATTTTCTACAATTATTAAAGCTTGATTGAACCTTAAACCATACTCATTGAGTAACTCTGGTAATAACATATAATCTATTTTAAGTTTTGCTGATGCTACTTGTCTGAAATTTAAATCTGTAGTATCAAATATTTGAACCCCTGTAAAATCAGCACCTTCTTTAGCAGTGTCAACACCCATAACGTATTTATGTCCGGGTATTGGTTCTTCATATATTAGTATTTTAGAATCCTTAATATTATCAACTTCTATTGGTTCTTGTGGTTTATAAGTATCTAATATTTCACTAGGTATCAATGTCATTGCAGAACCTTCAAATTTACATTCATATGCAGAATTCCAAACAACTAAACCACCAGTTTTAATTTGTTGTTGTTTGAATTCTTCAGGGTCGTACTTAGTACCATCAGATTTGAACCTTGGGACTAATCTCCAATCTACTCTGTGTCTCACAAATCCATTAATAGAAGTTTCTAAAGTGTCGCCAGCACCTTGCCAAATATCGTAGAAATGATTCTTACCTTTAGGTGTAGATAAAATGACTAATTTTTTGAAAGCTAAACCAGCCTGTGATGGTAAAACACCGTCAGTGAAATCTATCCATCCGGCAGGATCTAAATATGCACATTCATCTACAACGATTATATTTGTGGACGTTCCACGGAATGCGTCCGAACTTGGTACGTCTGTTAAAATCTTTATATTATTTTCACATTCTATTGAACCTTTATTCCAAGTAACTGTTCCGGGCTGCATCCATATTGGTAAGCCTATCAACATTTTCTTTGTTTTATCTAAGAACTCTCGCGCCGAGTTACCACTGTAAGCAACTATGCCTATGTTGATATCTTTCTTAAAACAGTATAAATGCGCGAGTTTTACACTTGTTGTAGTTGATTTAGATGAATTATGACTTAAAACACCATTGGTGTAATAAAGGTGATGATGCTCTAAAGTTAAATCATAACAATGATCATATTTTATAAATGTTTTAGATATTATTTTAGAAGGTCCTGATTTTGTTTTAATTACCTTATTTAAACAATCTCTAACATATAATTCGTTATCATTTTCGTCTATTAATACGTGTAATTCAGATGCTTGTAACTTGAATCCATTTTCGGTTTCTATCTCAAAAATATTGTATTTAATAGTTTTATGGACTTCGAGAATTTTGACTTTACCTATAGGCGTTTCTACATATTTGTCTTTACATTCATAACTTTCGATAAACTTAGAACTATTAAAATATAATCTTTTATTAGATTCTTGGTTAATGAATAATCTCATAATAGTAGTTTCATTACCATTTACATTTATTTTAGTATTTGCTTCAATGCATTGGCGAGGCTGCATTGATATCACGTTTTCGATAGAATCATCGCTCAGCAATTGTATAAATTCATCCTGGTATGGCCTAGAATCTACGAAATCAAAACCTTTTGGTGTAGTCATTCGAACATAATTTCTTAAGAAATAAAGTGGATCATTCGCACATTTTTCAAGCTCGCTGATATGTATCGGACTTAAGTTTAATTTTGTGTAAGCTTTTTTAAGACCACGAGACCCATTATAACTAATTCTCGTATTATACGCATCTAAGTAATAGTTATCAGAGTCTTTAGGTAAATCTAAGATTTCTAAAGCTTGTGCTTTTCCTAGTTTTCCTTGAGCTCTAATTGTTTCTAAGAGTTCATCTGTTATTTCATTTTTATGTGTTTGAAAATATTTTATTTCTTCTTTGCTTAACATTATAAATCTTTTTATGATTTTGTTTTATTATATTATATATTAAAATTAACTGATTGTAGTTTGAAATTTAAAGCTAT